TTATATAAGCACATCTGCAATTCCGCTCATTATATAATCTACACATGGGAGCGCTACACTGTTTCCAAGTGCTTTATATCTAGCATTATCAGATTCTCCAGCAGTCCAGTTGTCAGGAAATCCTTGTAGTCGTTCACACTCTAAGGGAGTTAATCTTCTGACAATAGATTTACAATCTAATGGATCTAATATAAGAGATTCACTGCCTCCACCATAAAATCCACCTGATCTTGTTAGAGTAGCAAATGTACCATCTGGATCATTAAAATCTGCAAAACCAGATTGCGAAAGCACTTCTTGTTGATCTAGTACATATGGAGTATTTCCTTCACCAGTTCCCATCCTGCTAGTCACTGTTTGACAAACATTTGATAGCTCAACTCTTGAATCTCCAGAATGATTATTAATTAGAACAGCAATATTTTGTCGTGATGTAAGAGTAGATGACATATCTTCATCATATGGAAGTGTTGCCATTGCAGCTGCTTGCTGATATTTAAATGTTGCAACATATGGTTTTGCATCGTATACAACTGCTGGTCTATCTATGGTGTTTAACGTATAGCATTGATTTTTTCTCCATCCACATCCGTTGCATCCAGCAGTATCTGCACGATCAATTCCATTTCCTTGCAAGCAATATACAGAATCTAATTCTTCAGATCCATGTTTTGAGTTATCTGAATCTGATATTCCAATGCAGCTTTCAGCTTTTCTGGAAGTTGTTTCCCACGGTTTTTTGCTCTTCGAATAACTCCTTCGCAGGCTTTCTTGCTCAAATAATATTTTTCCGGCACATTGTCCTCTAAGATCTGCAATAAGGAAGATTCTGCGTCTACGCTGGGGGACTCCCCAATATTGTGCGTCAAAAGTTCTCCATGCGATGGAACCGGATTTACCCAAAATCTCTCCGGATTTTGTCCATCTCTCAGGTCTAAGCGTAGGAATTCTTTCCGATATAAGTCCACAGAATTCCTGTAGGACACATTGGAAGTCATCTCCGTTGTTGCTTGAAATTGCTGCGCTGACGTTTTCCCAAACAATGATTTTTGGATACTCATAATTAGTTGCCTCCAGCATTTCTTTGATAACTCGAATCTGTTCTATAAATAATCCGCTGCGAGTAAGCTCTAGATCAGTTTCACAGTCCGGACATGTTCGAATGCTAGAATTTGCACTAACTGATTTACCACAGTTTGGACACACCAGTTTGATTCCTGCCTGGGTTCCTGCAACCGATATATCGGTACATGGACTTCCGCCAGTTATAATATCAACTGGTTCAAGAGCATGTCCATCAAGCTTTGTAATATCTCCAACATGTTTCATGTTTGGAAAGTGTCGTTTTGTGATTCTTATTGGAGCAGCTTCGATTTCAGATGCCCATACAGGTTCAAAATTATACCAGCTTCCTGCAAGTTCAAATCCACCTATTCCACTAAATAAAGAACCTAATTTAATCTTGTCCATTGCATCACCTCAACATCAAGAAGCAATCGAATCACTTGAAATGTAATTCCACATCATTGACAATGCATGCTTTCGAATCAGTTCTTTGTCAATTTTGATCATATTGTGTGGCATAACAGGCATCCACTGTTTCAAAATCTCTTCTGCTGTATATCCTACATCATATCCAGCAGCAGGTCTTGTCTGCTTGGATTCTGTGTATTTCGGAAATGTTCCGCAATTTGAGATTTCCTTTGCAGAACCAAATACCTCCGGCAGGGCATCAGCATCATTCAAAATGTAATTTACACATGTCATTCTTTCCATAATTCAAGATCCTTTCGATATGTTTTGTTATTTGAGATTTCATTCTCTACTATCTATAACGAGTGTTCAAAAAAGTTTCTTTTGTCTGAGTTTTGTGCAATATGGTTTTATCATGGTTATTAATGATTCAAATTGAGATGCAAAATCTAGCATTTGACCATATTTGTGTTCGGATCTGGCAAGTAGATATTTATATAGAGTTTCAAATTCAGATTTTCCGCAATATGTATCTACTAGATCAAACAGCTTCTTAGCGTTACTTCGATTGCATGGAAAAAACATATCTAAATCTAATGTCATATATCCGCAGTCATATTGAATTGTAAACTGCATGCATATCATCCTCTAATATAGTTCATTTGGACAGTGCTCTGCACTGTCCTTTTTTATTCCTTTGTTTCAAGATATTTTGGCATCCAATGTGTTAAATCATATTTTTCAACGATGTCATTCCATATTTCCGGAATATCAGAATTCAGCTTTAAAATCAATGGAACCATAATTTCTTTGATCTGTGAATGTGCATTTGGTGCACATCTCAAATCAAATACATGTCGCCACTCACGAACATTTCCAGTTGCAATAATTTCCGTTTTTGTTGCAAGCGGTAACACATCTCTAGCTTCTTCTGGTCTTAAAGCTGGTGTTCCATCAAACTGAGATATCAAATAGTTATATGCATATTCATCACTTAACAAATTAGACACGTATATCCAAGTGTTATGATTTACATACTTGTTTTTCAATCCATTTGAATGACTAATATCAGTATTCAATAATAACTTACGATCTTCATTTGGAATCCAGTCTGAAATAACAAATGTCAAACCACGTTTTGCATAATTGACGTATCTTGTAGATTCCTGCGCAAAGGAAAGAATTCGATGCCGTACAAGTTCGTTTGCAATGGCTCTATTACAAACGAAATGTACAGATAGATTTGGAGCATGTTCAATCATCGCAGTATGATTTCGCTGAATCAAACTAGTTACCATTCGTTCTGCGGATCCTTCACAAATCCTATCTTCGGATTTATAACATAGTCTAGCAGCTAATTCTATTCGATTCAGTACGTTTTCACGTGTAAAATCTTCAGAAATAATCTTAAAACTTGGTTCTACAAAATACATAACAATAACACCTCACATCAAACATTTATCTAATCTTACTTATAAAGTTTAATCAGGAATAACGCAGTTCCCAATATGCAAAGCAAAAATCCAACGATACCGCAACACCATGATTTACTAGCAGATTGACAATCTACAGATTCCCATATACAAAGCACACCAATAATACAAAACATAAGTGAATATCCGAACATACAAACAGCTCCTAAACGTTTTATCACAGCATCTTTTGAACCCAATTATTTTCAAAATCATACATATTGTGATACGGAGTTACATCTGAAATTGTACTTATGGAATTATCATCTTCAATCTTAACATAAAGATCTGAAAGCATAATACGTTTTGAAAATCTGCAGAGCCATTGTACAAAAGATTGAAATACTGGTGTTTTATCAGCATTTCGATATAATCCATACAATCCAATTACAAATCCAGTTGGAGTTACAAACCATGTGCCACTTTTATATCCACGAGAATCTCTTCCAAGATTTGATCTATTGCCAAATTCATCTGTAGAACGAAATCCACCTGGATAATCAATTGCGTGCACATAGGTTTCAAATATCCGTTCACTTGTTACATAATTATCATGATCATAGACTTTTGGAAGATGTAAAAGCACTGTTTTTAATATGTACTCTGATTCTGCTGGATTGCGTCCAAGTGAAACTGTATTGATATATCCATGTATTCTTGTCCAATTACTCATTGATATCCTCCAAATTCAAACTGCTATCGTGTTGTTTATACTTTAAACTGTCTATTACGTCATGCAGTTTACAGGCACATGCAGAACACATATAACTTGCTGGTTCAATACACAGTTCAGATTCAAGAACCGTATCATACACATCAAATAAAATACGTGTTACATATTCTTGGTTGATTTTAGATCCACAAAAATCACATTCATATGATTTTACAATTTTAACCGGCATTATTATACCTCCATAGGTTTATTCCAGCAATCGTCACAGTCTTCATGACAACCAGCATCCTCACCATAAATATCCATTACACAGGCTGTAGGTAACTCATGATTATATCTTGAAATGCATTTTGGTGCATTTGGAAATTTTTCAAAGAAGTCCATACAATATGATTTTTCTGGATGTGTCTTCACCCATGCATCTACAAGTTCGTCTGCATCTCTTGTAAAATTGCAGAGTCTACAAGGGACTGCTAGTCTAAATGGACATTCTGTACAATCGATAGATGAACACATGCGTCTGAAATCTTTAATCGTAGCCATTATTTATAATCCTTTCTGCATTTTACACAAACCGCATTGAAGTCGTATCCTTTAGCTCATTATAAGACATACCAACAATTCCAGCAGAGTCTTTAGATGATGTTGCTTTAAAAAATGCATCTGATTTCTGAGGATACATAAATTCAAACATAAGATAGTTCATGGCATCTAGCAAGTATTCAGTATTTCCAGTTTCCTGATATTTTGCTACACAGAGATCATGACTCTTAATTGCATCCACTAGCTTATCGCCAAAATTAACTTTAGCTGATCCATATTTATAAAATGATGTTTCAACTCGGTTATGCCTAAGTTCATCTGCTTTCTTACTATACTCAACTTCTTCTACAAATCGATCCATATTAAACCTCCGTAAGTATTTGATAAATTGCTCCACCTGCATATCCAATCACAAAACTTAATAATGCAAGCATAGTGTAGATTCCTATATGTTTCACGATATCAACTCCAATTCATGACATCATCTACTATATATAACGAGAGTCCCGAAAAGTACAACCTTATATATCACCAGTAAATGCTATTGAGGTGATGCAGCATGAATCAATGCATGTGCATTCCAATTCCTAATGCAGAAATCTGTATTAAACCAAATGATATCATCAAACTAGGTCGATTTGATCTGGAAATGTGGAAAGTGCAATACGGATGGTACTCATGGGGCGGAAATCGTCCGGTTTGTGGATGGTATCTAGTGAGTACTCAATCTGATCAAAGAATCAAACCATTACAATTACCAGATATAGATGATATCTACATTATTGAATCAGGATGCTATAAGTGAGGTGATAAATAGTGGATTACATTACGATTCCAAATACTTGTAAGCATCTGTATCCAGGCAGTGTCGTTATGCTTGGTCGATTTCCAGGTACAAAATGGGTGTTGCAATTAGGGTGGTATATTCATGAGAATATGCAATTAAACGGATGGTATTTTTCTGCAATTCCATCTAGATCTACGATTCCGGTAGAAGAATCAGATTTGCAAGATTTAGTTCTAATTTCTGAGGGGACAAGCGGTTGTGATTGTGGCTGTCCATCACAAATTCCACCATATCCAAAGCCGCCAATGCCACCTGGTAGACCTCCAGTCAGACCAGTTGAAGTATACATTTCAGGTGTACAATACGTAAAAGGTCAGCTTATATGGTTAGAATCCGGAAAACTATATCAAGCATCAAAAGATTTTGTATCATCCAGAAGTGAATCTACTGTATTTGATAATTTAAAGACTGATATAACACTTGGAAATCTTGTACCTGTGTCAACCGATGACATTTCAGGTGGTGCATGGGTATTTGCAATTAAATTTCAAGAAACCTTTAATACTGATGTCTTAACAAAAGACAAAACTGATGCATTTTTACGTGCACATGATCCAGAAATTACTCCAATGGTAGGAATTATGTTTATCAATATTGATTCTGAATCTGAAAGCTATTTGGATAGTTATCAATATTGCATCACAAAGCATGAATCTGGTCTGGATCAGTTAGTTTTACTCAAAGTGTTTACTATTTCAGAATCCATACCGATTTCTGAATTAGATAAAATCCTAATTTAATTTTTAAGGAGTTGTTTTTATGAAGCAGTATGTAAATCTAGCCGGTATCAAACATGTATGGGACAAGATTGTTGCTACATTTGTTAAGCAGGAAGCTGGCAAGGGACTGTCTACCAACGACTATACCACTGCAGAAAAAACCAAGTTATCAGGAATTGAAACCGGTGCAAATAAGTATGTCCATCCGACTACTGCAGGCAATAAGCACATTCCAGCCGGTGGTTCTGCTGGTCAGATCCTGAAGTACAGCTCTGCTGGTACCGCAGCATGGGCAGATCCGGATACGGTTACTGTTGATGATGCACTGTCCGAAACTTCTACAAATCCAGTTCAGAATAAGGTGATTGCAGGTAAAGTTAAGACCATTGAAACTGATTTATCTGCAGCTACTAAAAAGCTATCCGGCATCGCTGAAGGTGCAAATAAGACTGTAGTAGATGCAGCTCTGAGTGCGACATCTACGAATCCTGTACAGAATAAAGCTGTACAAGCTAAAGTAACTGAAATCGAAACCGCTTTAGGCACTGCTACTACGAAATTAGATGGTATTGAAGAGGGTGCAAACAAAACTGTAGTGGATGCAGCTCTGAGTGCATCATCTGCAAACCCTGTCCAAAACAAAGCAGTTAACACTGCGCTTGGTAAGAAAATCGATACCGCTAAGATGGGTGTTGCAAATGGTGTTGCAACTCTAGATGCTTCTGGTCTTATTCCATCAGATCAGCTTCCAAGTTATGTAGATGATGTCATTGAAGGCTATTATGTTGAAGCAGATAATAAGTTCTATTCTGATTCAGCACACAAAACCGCAATTACTGGTGAGACTGGTAAAATCTATGTAGATTTGAATACAAACCTTTCATATCGTTATGGTGGTACTGCATATGTTCTGATTACTTCTACGGACATGACTCCATTATCTGATGAAGAAATCGATGCAGTTCTAGTGTAATAATCTAACTTAATTTACATTCTATAACTATTCAGCTCTAATCAAGTATAGAATTCTATGCTTTATCTCAACACTAGAGCTGGATAGTTATAATTTTATATCAGGAAGGTGATACCTGTCATGAAACGATACGTAGATTTAAATGGAGTTCATCATTTTTGGGAATCCATTGTAAAATCCTTTGTAGCAAAAGAATCTGGAAAAGGCTTGTCATCCAATGATTTTACAACAGCATATAAAACCAAATTGGATGGTATCGAGAAAAATGCAAATAAAACTGTGACTGATACTACGTTATCTTCCACAAGCACAAATCCAGTACAAAATAAAGTGATCTATTCTACATTAGGTGGCTATGTAAAAACAGATGGTACCAGTACTATGACTGGACCACTTATCAGTAAAAGTAAGAATGTTCTTATTGATACAGTAAATGGTTATACTGTATGGGCTAAAAATGATGGTAGTTCATTCTATTTTCTAGTATCAGACAAAGACAGTACAACTTGGACAACACAACGTCCATTTATTTTGGATTTAAAAACTGGAGTACTTAATATTAACGGATCTGCATCAAAATTAGCTACACCTCGAAAAATCAATAATGTATCATTTGATGGATCCAAAGATATTACAATTCCTGTAGTTATTCCAGATTCTGTAACTGTATATGTTAACTCATCAACTGGTAATGATACAAATGATGGATTAACAGCTAGTACACCAGTAAAATCTCTAAATAACGTACTTACAGACTCTAGATTTATGAATTATTCAAGGATCTCAATTCAGTTAGCTGGAACTGCTGTACATACCATTACTTCCAAATCTTTAACTAAGAAGTCTATTGTATTTAACAATAAAGAGTCTACAGAAGCTACAATTCGAATTGATAGTGGTAGTTTATCATTTGTAAATTGTGACATTCTATTTTTAGGTAATACTGGAACTATTACGTTTATCAATTACGGAACATCTCAAAATATAATATCTTCTAATAGTAAAATCAATTTGAATAACTGTACATTGCAAAACGCACATACAGACAAAACTGATTATTTGATATATGGTGCACGTGCAAGTGAATTTATACTTACATCAGTAAAATTTATAGGAGCAAAAACTAGCAGTGTTTATATCAAGGAAAACAGTAAAGCAACCTTGCTCAACTGCTACACGGAATCTGGAGTCTATAGTCCGGTCTATGTAAATAGTGGTTGCACATGTGATATATTCATGACAAGCTCTACATTAAATTGTGTTGGTGCTGAAGATATGAGTGGTAATAATTCTGCGATTATTCGATATAATGGATACCCATACACCAGAAAATATATAGCACTAACCGAAAAAACGATAAACTCTACAGATACGGCACTCATATATTCTAATGATTTAGGACATGCATTTAATGGCTATACAAGTAGTATTAATGGATATAACAGCATCTTTATAAAATTGTATATTCCAAAAATTAATTTAACATTGACACAAATGAAATCCTTAAAATCAAATATTACTTTAACAATAAAGGGATATGATTATACAAAAACTTTAAAAACAATAAAAATTCCGTTGGATGCAATTGCTCCAAGCGCAAGCGAAAATGAAGACAGCACATATGGAATGTTTGTATGTAAGCCTGATTCTACTACTCATGCATATCCAAATGGCTATCCATATGATACATCTGCAGAATTAGAAGTATCTATTGATAAAGGTTTCCTTAAAGTTCGATCCAGAGTGAAATTTAGATACTATGGTGCACCAGATACCGATATCTATTCAAATAGTACGAATAACTGTAGAGAAACTACATTATATCCAAATGCAGATTCTCCATATACAGCACTTCCAATGTTTCTGAAATCCATCAGTGCATATTCCTTAACACTTACTGGAACCGGAACAGGTCTTACAAAATATCCAAACGGTACCAAACTTGGAATCTATGTAGAACGCAAATACTAATGTGAGGTGAAAATTATGCAGATTAGCATCAATGATGAAGTACGTGATATGACACCAGAAGAAGAGGCTGAGTATAATCGAATTGCATTAGCATCAAAAGAATCTCGTGAATTGCAGGATAAAAAGAATGACAAAATTCGGTTAACCACATATCTCATAGATTCCGATACTGATATTATCCATTATATGGAACGATATATGATTGGATCACTGAAGTCTTCTGAATTTGCGGATATCACATATGCAAGATCGAAAGCTAGAAGTGAATTGGAATTGTTATCTTCTGAGGATCTTATGACCGATGAAACAAAACAGGAATTTCAATTAGAGCAAGCAAAAGAAAACAAAATCAATGAGATTTGTGCAAATTCACAAATCCTCATAACAAAGGGTGTATCTTACAATAATGCAAACTATAGCTTAAATACACATGATCAAATCAATCTTTTAAACCTGAGTTTTATTGCAAATCAAGGTGTAAATGTTCCGTATCATGCAGACGGTGAATTGTGTCGAATGTACACACCAGAGGAATTCAACGCAATTGTAAAACTTGCTACACAGCTTATCATGTATCATACAACTTATTGCAATCTATTAAAAAATCAAATTACAAAAATGACCTCAATTGAAGAAGTGAATTCTGTATCTTATGGAATGGATTTGGATGATGAACATAAATCAATTCTTGATTCAATTGTAAATTCAGATTCTAGTATGAGTGAAACATCATGATAAAACAAACTGCAAAGTATGCTTCTTTATTTTCAATTGGTGGTGTTTTATATTATTTCATTGAAATTATATGTCGTGGATTTTCACATTGGACGATGATCCTTGTAGGTGGAATCTGCTTTATTTTGATCGGTCTCATTAATGAAACCATTTTAACTCGAAATATGCCACTAATTGAACAAATGCTAATATCTTGTATGATGATTACGGGAGTTGAATTTATTGCTGGTGTAATTTTAAATCGAATATTAAATCTAAATATATGGGATTATTCAGACAGACCATTTAATATTCTAGGTCAAATCTGTTTGAAAAACTCAATATATTGGTTCTGGTTGAGTTTAGTCGGAATTGTATTAGATGATTATATTCGATATTTGTTTTTCCATGGTAGAAAACCAAATTATCATCTATTTATTACATGATTGGAGTGAGAATTGTGCCAAAACAAATCTATAATGAAGGTAGAGTTGTGGGGTATTCTGCATATGAAATGTATTTAAAACATGCACTAAGTACGGATCCAAATCATAAACCAGCCAGTGAAAAAGAATGGCTTGCATCTATGATGTCGATGGGATCCTCTATGCTTTTACATGTTGGTATTGATAAAACAAACAAAGAACACTACATTGATGTTCAGTTTCCATCTACTTCTAAACTTTGTGCAGCAAACACAATTATTGCATCTTTGTTTCTGGGTACAGGTCATACCTCTATCTCAGATACAGAAACTGGATGGGTTACAAAAGTGTCTGATTATGGTGTTTTAATCAATAACACAACAGCATCATCCCCAAATGGTGTAATATCTACAAATGGTTCAATTCCTCCAACAAACTCTAGTGAAGTATCACTATCAAAATATAAATCTGTCATATTGGAATATTTGAAAATTGCAGATGGTATTGTAATTCAACCTGGAACTTGGACAAAAAACACTGTATCACCTCCAGAAAAATCATTCACTCCAGATTTGACAAAACCACCTAGATTACGACTGGCAATATCTGAAGCAATTACACAGCCATTTTATCTGCTTCTAACTGGATTTACAAACCGAATGGTAGTAGATGGAGTATCAGGATTTTCTGATAGTACAAATTCAAAATCACCACAAGACGGAGATTTTTTAGGACCTTGGGAGTTCCCATGGTCAAATAAAATCATATTTACCATTCCATCTGCTTACATGCATTTATATGTATATCAAAAATATGCCAGATCATTTCCATTATCAAATCAATCAGTTGATGTGAAATCGGATCCTGTTATTGATATGAATTCCGGAGATCCAAGCACATTTTATGAATCCAACTATACATCTGCAAAATTACCTTTGAAAGTAACCAAGATTAATACAGTAGGTGATAGCGCATCTGTACTTGCTACATATCAGGTAAATAAAAATATTCCACCAGCATTATATGGTGCAGCAATTAGTTCTACAAGTGGTGTAGATGAATCTTGCATAAATGCAGATGGTACATTGTCAAATCTTATTGTACCACTAGATACAATTGTATATGAACAAGATGCAGGAGAATTTTCAGAACTAAATGTTGAATATAAAGAAAATCCATCCACTGGACAGCTATGGAAAACCGATGTGTATGGGGTATATAATGCAATTCTTGATAAATACGGCACAAATTCAATGGCTGCATATTTGGTTTACTTAAATTTTATGTCCTATGAGTTAGACGCAAAATTTAATCTGTTTGATTGGAGTAGTTTTCATCATGCAGGAGAATCCGGCTATACATCCGTGCAATCATGTATTGCACAATTTATACAAGATTATAATGCATACAAGGATTTGTGGAAAGCACCAAATAATCCGTTTTATAAATTAGACGGATCCAGTGCACCCGATGTCATAAAAGCCGATGTCATAGAAGTAAATGTAACAATACCAAAAGCATGGGCATCATCAAAACCGGCTACGGTATATGCATATACCAGCACTCAAATTCCATCCATCACGCATAATTATTATTGTCCAATTGACAGTGTTGCTCCTGGTAATATAAAATTGTACCATGGTAAGCTTGATTTAAGTGGAGTAAATCCATCAAAAAGTCAAGATTCTGCACAAGCTTTGGAATCCAATGCACCTGGAACAACTGGTCTAATGCGAGATTCCGATGATTATATCATATATCAAACCAATGAAGCAAATGCAATCGTACCAATTGCAAAAGTTGATAATATTAATCTGCTTGGGGTTATCTCTGTACAAGAACTCATTGGACCATATATGGTTGTAGAAGGAACATATCAACGTTCTGATGCTACAATTACAAAATTATCTGGATACTCAGAATCTAAATCAATCTGGGATCAGCCGGATAAATGGAAAGTCTCATATAATGGTGTAACCAATACTGGAACAGAGCTTGTAAAAGATCCAAAACTGAAACTTCAGTACAATGAACCATTTTTGGTGATCCCAAAACGTATTACAGGTAAATTATCTAAGAAAATACAAGACTTATGTGGTTATGAGTATGATCCAAAGACAAAGAAACTGATATCTGGTGGAAGATGGGATGGAGCAAATTTAAGTTTGATTGATCAGATTCCAGAATCAGAACGAAATGATTATTATTATTTAATGTTGGGACAACCGACTAGATCCTTAAATGATGTTGCATGGCCGATTAGAAAATCAGATCAAAATATTGATATCACTATGCGATATCGAATGCAAATCTATATTACAGATCCAAATACTAAAACTATGACAACATGGCATATTCCAAGTTTTTATAATGATGCCAGAAACACAAGATCTAGTAAGTATTTAGGAAGCTGGTGGGGGACTGGAGATCCGTCTATCTATAGTTCAGGATGGGCATATATCGGAATACCTGGGGTATCACACCCACGACTTTTAGACAAATTGAACACCGCTGGTTCTGGAACTGGATTTGTATACAATCGTGACGCTATGCTGCCATTGGATGACTTGTATCAGAATATCTCTGCAAAAGATATCTTTGGCGCAAGTATTATGACGAAGTCTGGAATCCTAAAAGAATATCAATCATTAAGTCTGGACGAATTTTTTAAAACTGCACTAGTTACAGATATGGGTACAGGAGAAACTCTAGATCCAAAGCGCTGCTATGAAAATATTTGTCAGCCACTTGTAATTTATACAAATGGTTCAAGATATGATGAAGATACGAAATCTTATGTATTTGATCAACCTGAAATTCCTGCATGTTCTTTGACTATCAATAATACAAAAGCAAATTTGGGAATGACTCAAATTATAAGTATTCCAGATAAATATAAATCTGATAATACAACAGATGCTCAGGGTGCATTGATTACAACTGGAAATCGCCAACAGCTTGTATTATCTATGGCAGATCAAAATAATAATCCATATCCGATACATGGTGTATCTAAAACCATTTCAATGCCGGTACCAGGCAGATTATCGTGGGAATACATTTTAAGGGCATTGTCTGAAGATGCATCATTGGATATCATAGGAACACAGCTTATGCAGTTAGCAGTTGCATTGCAATCTTGTAAATCTGGAACATTTCAAATTTCTAAAGATTCAAATGGTAATATTACATTGACATCATAAAATTGATTGAGGTGACACATATGAAAATATTATGTGGTACTAAAACTCCACAGGTACCTCCGGCAAGTCAACTTGTAAATCGATTTGGAAAATATCTATACAAGCATTTTATGGGAGCTTATAAATATAAAAAATCGGGAAACATGTATGATATCTATTGTACGTTACTATACGAGTTACTACCTGAACATGGGGGTACTCCAAATGATGTACAGGAAATAACAATTAATATCAATCTTACAACATATCAAAATAAAATACGTGTCAACACAATTGAAGTTTCGCCAGAAGAACGCACATTGGGATGCGATGTATTTAAACCAGAAGCGTTATTAAATCTGGAAAAAGCACGATTGAAAATAGAACAAACCGTCAGAACCAGAATTGAAACTGCTTACAAAGATTGCAAGGTTTTATATTAAGCAACAGCACTGAACTCAAAATTGGGTTCAGTGCTGTTATATAACCTTATATATTTGAAATGGTGGTGATTAGAAATGTGGTACAAGCAAAATAATTTTGGTATTTCAACCTGGAAATCAGACACGTGCCAAAATTATTCGATCATACAAATGCACTCTAAATTTTATGTTAGAGAAAAATCTATGCAAAATGACTGGAACTATGTAGCTTGTGCTAATGCATGTGATGGATTTCAATCTTTGATTGATGCAAAACAATGGATTTCAAAAAACAAATCCACATATCCAGAAATTTTATGCATGACATTCTCTAGCACTAAGAATCGTACACAAATATTAGCTGCAAATACAAAAGATTTAGCAGCAAATTTATCACGTGTTAGATCCTCAAATATCTGGTCCTATGGCTTTAATATGAAAGATCGACATGATAAAACAGGGGACATTGTAGTACAATTTAAGAATAAAAACGGTGGTCCAGGTGATGTGTATATTTATTATGATGTTCCGTTTGTTGTGTACAGACGATGGCAATCTGCTCCCAGCAAAGGTCATTATTTCTGGATTTATATCCGAAATATATTTAAATATAGCAAATTAACCGGAGATAAGCGTGGAAAACTAAAAAATGCAATATAAGGTGATGTACTATGAAAATTCGAAAAAACATAATGGCTGCAAGATATTCAGCACAAAGTGGAACTACTTTTTATGAAATTTCGTTAGATGATGCCATTTCAGTATTTCGTTCCAATAACAATAATGCTTGGATTTATAAATCATTATTAGAATATGGTTGGGACTGTATTGATTTTCAGCACAATCTATTTGGTTCTAAAGTCATTGATAATACATTATATTTATGTGTTACAGATGGTCAAGAAATTTTAGTACAGGATGATTTTGTAGATCCAGAAACTGCATTAAACTTATATGATTTATCAGAACTGGAAGATTATATTGAATCGGCAGATAGTGATATTATCACATACTATATTACAGAATATGAGATTGATGAACCTCAGTTTGATAAATGGGCTGAGTCACTTTTGAAATCTGGATATACGTTTACAAAACTTGTATCTGATTATGATTCATTCGATGTCTGATCATTCATTACATTCTGATTTTAGTCGCTTATATAGGATATCCATAGCTTTTGGCAATGCAGCTTTTAATTCAATGTATTCTATAGAATATAACTCAGCTAATTCCATTAATCGCTTATCTGATATTTTTGATTCCGTTTCTACCATCTCCTGAATTAAAAGTTCCTCAATAGAATCATATTCTGTAGTTTGATAATACTCAATCCCGTGCTTATATTCAGGTGCTTCTAAAAACAATTCATAATCAGATAAATCTGCTGGATATGGAACCCCAAGTATAGATTTTAATGCAATCATGTCGGCTGCTGGTAATGTTACTTTTTCTAAATCATCGTAACATACTGCACTCCATTTTTTACCCAATTGCTTTGCAGCTTTCATGCATAGTTCTCGTTTTACAGAATATCCAACTTGTCCTAATGATCTTCGGATTTCTTCCGAAATCCGTGGCTTGAAAAATACAGCGAATGAAAGATCTGCTCTATATTTTGGAGTCCATTTATATTTCCACCACATACCTAAAAAAGAACACAATGCAGTTTGAAGCTTGTCCTCATATGTTGTATTATCTACATATGTAGTGGTTGCGACATATCCAAAGAAAGAATAATTCAACTGAATAATTTCATCTCGAACAGACAAACACTTTATACGTTCTTCTTTATCATGTGGTAATGAATCATATAATTCATTTGTACGTTTTTTCACATATGCTTGGTTGTATCCCATAATTATTCCTCCAAGATAGTATTTTAGTCGAATTGACTAATAATTCATATATTATGTATATAAGGTTGCAGAATTTGCGATTACATTCCGCTATACTGCAACCTTATTTCATGTACTATCTTACTTATAGGATTACAAAAACATATGTTGATTAGTACAACTGTACATCCAATACCTTGTAGGATTTTGCATCATTCATTGCAACCACATAATCCTGGGTTGCTCCAAAAAACACTACATAAGGCTTACCGAAGTGGTCAATTGTTTCTCCATAATATACCGCCTTGTTACCATCCGACATTTCTACAACTGCCGAATCAACCTTGTCATCTACGTTCAGAACATCTTCAAATGTCAAAGAGTCATTATTTATATACAACTGACGGTATTTTTTCAGAAGCATCTGCATTCTTTGAATGATCTGACGCTTTTGCTTGGAATATCCAGACGGAATTCTTGACTTATTGATCAATGCATCTGCAACAACCTGAACATCATCACTTTGTTTCAAGAGTACATTCCAAAGTTCCCTTGCAAGACACACGTCCAATGTGTCAATTTCCGATTCATCAATTATGGTTTCAAAAATATCAGCAATCTGATTCTCGGTATCATCCATCTGGTATTGAGAAACTGAATTCTCGTACCAAAATTTTGTTTTTACATTTCTGCGTAAACACCCCAAACAATTATACGCAATCTTATAAATGTAAGAAGCCTTATACCGACTCTTAGAATTGCGGATCTTATCTACGTTTTTCTGCAAATACTGCATTACCGTAGACACCCCGTCTTCATCCGGTGTGAAATTTGCTTTTGCATGAAGCCATGCAAGCTTGATGTTCTGATAAAAATTCACATACAAAGCTGCTGCTTTCAGTTCATCCGGAATGTTCATCCAATCATCATATGTGATTTCTCTATCCAGAAGCACATATGACATAAGTGCTTCCATGAACATGATTTTTGTCTCTTCAAATGCGCTATTCATAATACTCTACTCCTTTTAAACATTGTTTTATAACATTTTATTAGTCTTTGTACTTAGCCAATTTTGCTTTCAGCAGATTGAACAAATGCTCTTTGCAAGATGCTGTTCCTTTAGGCATTCTGGTATTGCACAACAGATTCTCAATGAGATATCCAAATCTTTCATCTTCGGTTACAATTTGATCTAAGAGCCTCTCAATTTCATGATTCTGAATCAATTCCAACATATCTGAGTTATCTATCATAGCATCACGCAGTCTATAACTTAGATAAAATTCAGAACCCTCTGTGTCTACCGAAGATGCTTGAATTTCATCATACTCATAAAAGCTGTTTGTACGGTTATAGAAACAATTCGCACTTGATTTTACTAATCCCAAACTATAAATACATCTGTATACTACTTTGTAGATATAAGGTTTAGAAAACCGTTTCGGATGATCCAGAATTGTCATTACATTCTTCATGAGATACTGCATTACTGTAGATACAGCAAGTGATTCATCAATATATGGAAACATGCTGTAATTCTTTTTCCATGCAACCACGATTTCAGAATAGAATGTTACATACAATGCAGCTGCACGATATTCCTTATCCAACAAAACCCAGCCTACAAATGTATCATATGGATGTTTGGTTGCGGCATCTACAGCAGATTTAAATCTACTGTAGGTATCTTTAAATTCATACATATTAACTACCTCCATATGAATTTGAATGAATTTAAATATCAATTGTATTTTTATGGCATTCAAAAGCGCATAAAATAATGCACGAATGCAAATGTATTTTATTTTTGAATTTTTATGAATATTTAAGGCGGTGGTCTAATTTTGAGATTCATGCATCCGTAATGATGAATTATAAAGCTATATGCTATAAATTTCATATGGTTCACCACTTTCTTTTATTGGTATCAGTTTTCATAGTATACTTGTCTAGCATGTCCATTGGTTTCATACGAAGCTTCATAGTTTCTATGATTCTTATACATTCTGCATTACTTCATCTTCCAGATCTTCAACATCGTCCCAGCTGAATCCATAGTGATTGACAAGATATTCTGCCTGTTCATTAACAATCTCTGCAATTGCATTCGCATGCTTTTCAATATAAAGCCGAATTGCAATTTTATAAGATGCAATCGCACATTCTTTCAGAAATTCATCGATATCGTCCTTGTCATCCTTACTGGGAAGAGTCACATGGTTAGTGTAGTACTGTACCATTTTGTTTACCTCCGTAACATCATCCTCGACTTATAGAAGTCAGAGCGTTCTTGTAAAACCTTGATAACTATACGATTATGAAATCTACTATGATGTATTCAGATACATGGTGGAATCATCTCACTTTCTGAAACTGTAATTTGCTATCGATTATGTTTTGTTCACTATCGTGAACTGTATATAGTATACACGATAGTGAACAAAAATGCAATTGACAATATGACCAAAATTTGCGATATATTTTTGTACAGTATCGTGTACTATTTTGTATTGACTTTTATGTCACTATCGTGTATAATAAAATGTATTGGAGGCGATTTAAAATGTCAATTTTGTATGGAAAATTATTTGAAATCATGCAGCAAAAGGGCGTTAGAAAAACAGATCTACGAGCTAACGGGATACATCCAGCAGTAATTAAGAAGATTATGGACGGTGGAACCATTACAACCGAAACCATTGATAGACTTTGTGCATTGCTGGATTGTCAGCCTGGGGATATCATTGAATTTGAAAGATCAGAAGATTCTAAAGAACCTATTGTAAACCAATAACGGTGGTTATAAATGTCTATTGTATACGACAAATTTTTTGACTTATTAAAACAGAAAGGAAAGACTGAATATTATCTTCGTAAGAATGGAATTAGCTCTTCAATTTTGGATAAGATTAAACACGGTACTGGTGGTCTGGATTATAGAACAATCGATAAAATCTGTAAATTATTAGACTGCCAGCCAGGGGATATTATGGAGTATGTACCTGGCGAGGAAGCGTAGATAAAATGTCATTGCGGTATAAAATCGATGTATTAGTTGCATTAAAAGATGCAGGTTATAATACAACTAAACTTCGCAATGAGAAAATATTGTCCGAAGGCGTTTTGACTAGTCTCCACCATGAAGATCCTATCGAAGAACATTGAAGCTATTTGCGAACTGATTCATTGTCAGCCTGAGGATATATTGAAACGTGTTTAAGGTGATTGAAATGCCAATATCATATACAAAACTGCACGAACTGATGAAGTCTAAAAACATGAGCCTTTATAAGATAAAGGGAATCATAGGAAATGCGACTTTTGAGAAGATCAGAAAAAATGCAGGAGATGACATTAGTACAAAAACAATTTGTATCTTATGCGATTATCTAGAGTGCCAGCCAGAAGATTTAATTAGCTATATACCTGGTGGCGAATCTAAGTCCAAAGTACACAAAACTAAATGATCCTAATTTTATGAGGTTTTATATGGGATTAAGATATAAAATCAATATATTGGAAGCCTTGAAAACTGCTGGGTATACAACTACCAAACTACGAAAAGACAAGTTGCTTGCAGAAGGTGTACTAACTAGTCTTAGACGTGGAGAATCTATTTCTTGGAAGAATATTGAAGCAATCTGTAAATTGCTTGACTGTCAACCAGGGGATATTTTAGAGTACGTACCAGACGAAGAATAACAACAATCATTAAGTCAGGGTGGGTTGGAAGGCTGTTTTACAACAGAAACAATCGATTGATGTCGATTCAAAGCATCCTAATATTAAATAACGAGAGCGTTTCAAAATTGTTGCAATATGCACAAGCTTGCATGCTTTATTCAATAAATAATTATACAATCAGACTAAATTAGAATTGCTTTATAGGAGCGTGATTTTTATGAAACGATATATTAAAACCAATCACACATACGATGACATATTTTGTATGTCAAAACTCACTGCAAAGAAAGCGGACATTTCCGTCACTGGAAAAATCTACGGGTTCATCTACTTTTCAGAAGCACTGGCAGGGCATGGTCCGAGAATCAAATTTGCTGGAGGTACAGCGGAAACAAATACAACACATACGGCTCCAAGTTTATTGATATCACAAAATGGTGCAGAAGCAATTGAACTGCAATCCTGGATGAACAAGAAAAACTGCCCAAACGCATTTGACGATAAAGTTGTAACCGCAGTGTGGGATTTTGCAGATAAGTTTGTATCATTGTTGATGCTAACGTGGTTTAGAAAATTAGATGAGTCAGAAACACTAGATTATTTTTATGGTCGTGAATCATTCTCTGAACTATTGGAAAATATCGAAAATGTTTCAGATGATATCTACGAAGAAATTCAGAACTGTAAAACCTTAGATGAATTGCACCAATTTTGCAAAACACATCAATTGTATCAATTTTAGGACTTGTTTCATATCTAGGCGTATGCAGATTGTGTAGCCGAATTTTTGAGAGAAGAATAGAAATATGTAGGTTAGGAAAGTGATCATATGGAAAAAAACAAGATATTGTCACAGATGAAAATTGGTTGATTCGAAAAATTCGAGATGTTACAAAAAAAAGAACATATCACAACAGATCTGACAACGCTAGAAATCATGGGCTTGCTAGATGATGCATGCATCCAGTATTTCACATGGTTTTCATTAGAATTATCAAAATACGGAACAGTTGCAAATGATGATGTACATGCCGAAATTCAAAACATTCTACAGCAACTTTGCATACTGTAATTCGTATATTGAAGAATTTCAAAAACCGCTATTAATGCATTGGTATGGAGAAATAGATTTCAGTGACTTGACTAGAATCATTCCGCTAGTTGTTAAGAAACGATACTCATTAGATGATGCTATAGATATTATTTTGAACGAGAAATTATAACCGAGGTGACCTTAATGCAAATCTACAAAAATAATGAGAACGTTTCAAAATTGTTGCAATATGCACAATTCTGTATGCTTTATCCAACAAATAATTATGCAATCAAACTAAATGTAAATTGCTTTACAGGAGCGTTATTTTTATGAAACGATATATTAAAAATACAGCAAATAATAACACACTAGAAATTGTCATTGATTTTTACTATGATTTCGATGATAAAATCGAAGCAAGCTTTAATCCGATTATGAGCCAATCTGAAATAGATCAAGAAATTGATGCTATGATTGAAGATAACTACATGAGTTTTATGGATGATGTAGCTTGCAAACTAGTATCTTTAGGATTTGAAATCTTAGAAGGTCCGAATTTCAGCAATCGCCCTGGAAGTAAATCATGTTATTTTGTAGTTTGTAACAAACATGATTATGATGAACTTACAGTTAAACTTATTATGAATATTCGGATCTCAGATCATAGATTACACAAACGATTAGGGGAGAACCGAAACAAAAACAGATTTCAAGCACGAAACTCTTATTATAAGCGTGAATTAGAAAACTACCTAGAATTGAATGCAAATGATCCAGGTAGTATGGATTATGGGCTTATGGAAATCATTATCGGAAATAACACTTTCAAGACTCACATTGAAGCAATGAACTACATTGTTAATTGCATCAAAAAGAAGATGCCTATTTAAATCTCATATTGGTTTAAATGATTGTTAGTTGCATAACAATAAAAAGCCACTTGCACTAATCAGAACTGATAAGCGTAAGTGGCTTTTACAATATTTCAAAATGTAATCGATTTCATATACATGTAAGAAAATCAGTATTGACTTTTTACTATGGATTTTGTATAATGAATCTGATTTCAAATTTCAATTTCCCCTAAGACTATCAATTCTCTCCTAATTGATAGTGTACACTATATTCATATTATAATTCGTAAATTCGTATTTGTCAATTAAATTATACGTAAATATAAATTATTTGTTAGGATAACCAAATTGGAGGTATAGTACTTATGACAATTTCACAAAGGATTTTTTGTATTTTGACTCAAAAGCACAAAAAACAAAAGGAATTATCTAAATACACTGGAATATCAGAAGCTGCAATTTCAGATTGGAAAAAAAAGGGAACAAATCCATCGGCAGACAAACTGATTATTATTTCTGAATTCTTAGAAGTCTCTGTTGAATATCTACTTACTGGATCTGAAAATATTCGTAATTCTGAATTGTCTAAAAATGAAATTGAACTACTTAACTTATATCGAAAGCTTTCTGACAGAGATCAAATAAAAATTATTGGTCGTATTGAAGAAATACTTGATAATAGCACTCAGAATAACTCACAATCAATGCAACAATCATTGAATCAAACATTACCATATAGTTTAAACATGCAAACAGAATCAAACCCAGACGTGTCTAGAACAAGTCTGAATCAAGTTTTTAATGCAGTAGATTCTACAGATGACTATTAAACTAAAGATTTGGCAAACAACTATGCAGTTATCATTTCTATCTCTAAATGTATAATAGTTGGATATACTATCACTGAGGTGATATATAGTGTATTCAAATATTATGCAAGCATATCATATAAGCTTGATGTGCTTAATATCTAGTGGTATTAATTCATTACCAGTGACATTAGCACAAATATGTAAAAACAGTAATACCAAAATCATCAAAAACAGTTCTATGAGTGAAAAAGCACTAAAGCCAAAGGAATCTAGTAGACTAATCATGCACACAGATGAAAATTATATTATTGTAAATGATGCAATGCATATTGTGATGCAAAGATATGCGATTGCATGCAAGCTAGGTTATATCTATATCGGATTTAATATAACTGACTATGAATCAGATCATTTTGCAACAAATTTACTAGCACCTTTATGTATTTTACGAAACTTGAATATTCAGAATCCAAATAGAATTGCCGATGTTTGTAGTATCCCACAAACTGTTGCCAGATATCAATCAAGACAATTAAAAAAACATATATCACAAGAATCAAATCCTATAGAATCACTAGTATGTAAACAGTTTCACAAATTTATAAGTAATTATAATACCTAAACATGATATAATAGACAAATGAAACAGTATTGGTTTTGTGCATTATGTCAATTGTAGTAGATTCAATAATCTGGTATAATGATAATATACAATATAAGGAGGCTGTAGTTATGCGACAATCTAAGTTAATGTTATCTGAAAGTTTGAAAACATTGGAAGCTGCCATTACAAAAACCGAATCAGTACAAGCTACAAATATATCTATTACAGATATAACTGAAACTGATACAGGTGTTAGATTTATTCTTCCAAATAACACATTTTCTATAAAAACCCGTGATGAAGATGCTAGAAAATCTTTGATTGCTAAAAATCGTGTTGTTGCAGTCGTTATGTTACCAACAAGACTCTTAGATAATACTAAATTAGCACTAGTGATGCTGGTACTTGGAAATGCTTCTGGATCCGTGTATATGGTAGATGCCAGACGATGCTTCACAGTGTCAGCAGAGAATAAACAGAAATATACGCTATCAGAAGAAAACATTCAGGATATTGCAGTTGCATGCACAACCGAAACGAAAATCAGCAAACTAGTAAATGTAGAAACAATCGAATCATTGAATTACAATCTGTATCCATGCAATTATATTGATCTCACAATCCACACAGAGAACAGCGTCAATTTAAAGTCTGTAGCAAAACGAGTTATTTGTGGTATGGAATTATCTATCCCAGAAATGAAATCAATTGTTACAAATGAAATTACTGAATATCGATGCTTGAATACAGCAAACATTGGAAATGTAACCAGTGCAATGCAACTACCATATATCAAAATGCAAGATCACTATGCACCATACATCATTCCAAATCATAGTTTAATCATAACAAAACGTGGAGATCAATCAAGAATCATGGTATCACACTTTGACAATGTAAATGTTATTGCAACAGGTACAATGTATGTGTTAGAGCTTGATACAGACAAGATCAATCCAGAGTTTCTGAAGGTGTACCTGAATAGTGAAGCTGGTCAGTATCAATTAGACAAATGCAAATATGGTACTACATTAGCTATTTTGAACATTGATGCACTGTTGAATGTAAAGATACCAGATATCCTAATGTCCCAGCAAGAAATTATTGCAGATATGTTTTCAGTTACTTGTTAGAGGTGATCTTAATGAAACACAAGGTCTTATGTTGTGCATTGGCTTTGTCAATCGGATCGATATTAGTTGGATGCAACTCAAATGAATCATCAGAAATAAAATCAACTACAACAACTGCATCTAGTATAACAACTATATCTACTACCACTAAGATTATAACATCAACAACTATCAATACAACTAAAATCAGCACCAAACTGTCTACCACAAGCACAACTTCTGCAACACAATCAACTATAACTGTTGTAAATTATACAGAAAACAATACACCTGGTGCATTAACAGATGCACAATTACGTAATGCTGCAACAGAATTAGGTATTCCAGAAGGAATGTATGTATCAATTGAGCAATCCACGCCAGAATATTGGGATGGTGGGGGAATGTGGATTACCTATATAACTGTTTATTTTGAAGGTTCTCAAATTGCATCCTGTGGGGCTGATTCTTACACTGGTACACCACAAACCAGTATTCAGACTTATACACCATGTTATGATGCAGGTATATGGTTTGATGGAAAGGATCCAAAGGAAACTACAATACCAAATATTCAAGAATCTATTGTACAATGTCCTGATTGTGGATTTAGCTGGTCAACTATTGTCACATATGAGTCTTCAATCACATGCCCATCCTGTAATTACTGTTGGTTTCCATAATAATTAAAATCAAATTTCAGAAAGCCACTGTTACGTGCAAAATTTGTATGTAACAGTGGCTTTTCTTATTTATGATGCCGATGTCAAAGAAAAATCTCTTTTATATAATTCATAATCTTCAATGTTTCTAGTATCGGAATCAACTTCAGCTCTATAATAATCACAACAATCAATTGCAACTGAATCTCCTAGATTATAAAAATTATAAAATAGTTCATCGTAATAAGTATGGTTGATGCCCTTATAAGTTACAGTAGATTCAAATTTTAATTCATAGCTAAACATGTTGTGCCGAATGAGATTGACTGACTTATGTGAAATTATTCCAAAATCTTGATAATGAACTTCTTTGTACGAATATTCGATCCCAATATTACATCCACATAGTGCAACAATAACTGCAAGTGTAATTATTCCACTAAAAAAATACTTAAAGTACCTCAATTAATTCACCTACTTATGATGATTTTTGATTAAATCCGGTCAATTTGGTTCTAAGTTTATCATAATATAGTTATACATCAATTGAGTTCTTCTGATAATCTTTGAATCAGATGTTCCTGACCAGCCGGAGTAATATAAAGTTTGAGAACATTTGGATTTGAAGGTGTTCGTTTAAGTTCAAAATATTTAAGTTTTAAATACTTGTAAGTTGGTTTATTCCAGGAATCCGGTTTACTAGACACATAGTTATGATATCTAAGCCATGCAAATAGAGAAGTTCTACCTAAAAAAAATTCCAAACTTTTTTAGGTTTCTTGAAAATTCCAATACATCAACAGATCTACTAGAGCATGTACAATCATCAGAAATTAAGGACATTGTGTCATCTACAATAGAATCAACTTTTAAACATTCATGGATTCCTAGCTTACCACAAACTTGACTTAACATGTTCTGATACTGGTTAAATTTTACCTCTAAAGCGTTCAATGCACTTAAAACTGACTGAATATTATCTTGTGTAACACTTTCATTCAGTGTGTATGAACCAGTTTTACGAATAGATGGCAATACCTCAGAAGTTACCCATTGCTTAAATTTCTTTGCGCTTGGCATCTTGCTAGAAAGAATCAAACTGTACAATCCGGACTCATTAATGATGATCATACCTTGTGCACCTCCAGGGGTGTCACGTTTCGTTACTCCCTTATCATCGCTACTAACGTGATCAAGAACAGCTTTTCTAGGATTTGTATATCCAAGTGCACTAGCAATATCAGTTCCAATAAACCATGGTTCATCTCTAATTTCAATCATACGAATATCGAATCGTTCAAATTTCCATGTTGTCAGCTTACCCATTTTAAATTTTTCCTCTTCTTTCTTGATTTGAATTCTGTAATATAGATTTTGATATTTCAATTTTACTTCGTAGTTATGCGATATTTTATGATTTGAACTACATTTGATTCACCTCAAATCTTTGTTGTATTTGTTCCTACAGTATATATAACGAGAGTCCTGAAAAGTATTCTTTCCAATCTAATCCGTGATGAAAACCATTCTGCTAGTTTCAAAAATTCTATGCCTGATAGAATTATTAGACCATGTAGATTCCCAATATCTGTAAATTTTGAATTTGCATGAAACGTGCAAATTGATACTCTGAATTTGTAGAAAACGTGCAAATTCGAGGTTTCAGAGAGGCAAAATCTCAGTTCTGAATTTGTAGAAAACGTGCAAATTCAAACCGCTGAATTTGCATGAAACGTGCAAATTCGAGCTATATACTATTATAAGGAAATATAATGAAATAAGGAAATACAATAAAATCTTTCAAGGAAACAAGGAAATTTGAGAAGAGCGAATAGGGTGAATCAATTTACTGGTAAAAAAGCCCTAATTGTTAACTGATCGGATTCCACTCGTTGTGTATAGTGTAAGCACTAAAACAGCCTGTGGAGTGGAGTCAAATGCAGAGAATTGAAAATATCGAGACAAGCGCAAGGAGGATTTTACAATATGCAAAAGATCAGAAATCAAAAGACGGAATCATGTATGCTAAAACACGAACCAAATTGGAATCAATCATCCGAATGTGCAATGAATCTGCACAGCTGCTTTCAGAACTATTGGACACACAGGATATGGTTTCTACCAAAGTATCTGGTTCGCCCAAATCCTCAAAACCATCATTTGCAAAAATCAATTACATGTATGCGGATACATTGCACAAACTAACACAAAAAAATTGGAACGATATTCCGGCAATACAGAATTGCATTTCAGTTCTTGATACGTGGTTTCAACATCGTGTGATCAAGCGATATGCGAACTCTGTAAAGATTCATTGTCAGTATTATCGGAATTTGATTCCATCGCTTATCATCATGTATGGTTATTACTTGGAAACAAATCAGATTGATGTGTTTTATAAAGCTTTCAACCAGTTTATTCAAAATATCGGAACAGATCCAGTTACAACTCATGAGTATGTGTTGCCCTATGTTGGATTTCAAATTGCTAAGCATGGTGCAAAAAGCTATGCAAATTTGTCAGCACAAATCATATTTGATTATCTCTGGACAAACGGTCTTGATGTTTTATCATTTAGCAAGGAAGAATATGCAGATTTAAGGATAGGCGGATTACGGTCTGATGTAATTACTGAAAAACTGATAAATTCCGAACTAGATGTGCTAAATGGATATGATGGAGTTCCACTTCACTATCATGATTATTTAAATCAATTTACAATCTACGGAGGTGTAGTATGATTAAATTTTCGCAGCTTATTGATAAATTTCAATATCCGCCTAGAATTCGTGCAAAGCTCTCTACAATGCACGCTTCAGTCATTACTTATGCAATTGCGCATTTTCAAAATACGTTGAAATTTAAAACCACCATTGTGTATGTGCTGAATTTATCGACATACTACTGCATTTCTGGGGATACAATCCCAAAATCCTGGGATTTTAACAATCCTTTGGATAATGTTCCTGATGTAGATCCAGATATCATGTATAATCGCATTGGCAATAGATATTTGAGTTTACGTGATATTGATTGGGATGTTTCAGAGTGTGATGATAAGCATGTGATTTCGGTTCAAACCTCACGACCTACAAAAAATCTTATCGATCAGGCATCTGGATCAACCACAAATTTACCCACACCTAAAGAAGATTTGTACATTCGACCACCAGTAATTCCACAATTTGATGTGAAAAAGCCATGGCTTCATGAGTATGTAAACGGTCAAGAGTACATGATATACACATCACTGCCATTGATCCCAGAGAATCAAAGTCAAATTTCAGTTACTACTGATATATCCAGATTGAAACCGTCTGATTTTCTAAACCTATTTCCAAATCATTGTATTCATACAAGATCTCCCGCAATGTATGAACCCTATGGTGATTTGGAATATGATCCTGTACTAGGGGTAATATTCCCGATATCTGGATTTACTTTAGCAGATGTAAAAGATAACATTTTGAGATATCCACATATCTATAAATTGCTTAGACATCTAGATGACAAATATGTAAGTTTCTATCAATATATTGAACTTGATGGGGAAATTCATAAGGTTCTAGACGTTTGGAATGACATTCCTGATAGTAGATATATTCCAAAATCGTCTGAGTACGTCAAGGAATACGTTGTACGGCGTTTTCTGCTTGAACGTGACAAATTACACTTGAATCATAAAAGTCGCTTATACGGGACGCTAGAACCATTTCTGACACTATTTATGCCAGCATGTGATTATGTACAGTATGGATATTCTGATGCATTAGATCTTGCCACACAATGTGTTCAATCTAGAATATCTTACAAGCAGTCACGAAATCCTATTTTGCAAATGATTAAGGCGGTGAACCAAGCTATATGAAATCTTGTATTTTCAGCGCACACTGTACAGAGCCGATTTGTGATCTAGCTTGTCCGTCACTTGTAGAAACCACATATTTGCTAGAACGAAATGGATTAGATTTATCAAATTCTGTATTTAATTCATCCAGTAAGCAACGAACTGAAATTTGCAATTTACTTGATAAATTAGATGGAAAACTGACTGTGATAGAGTCTTCAGACACTATAAATTTAAGCAATTTAATTACATACTGTGCAATTTGTAAGCATTGGAAGGGTAATAGATTGCATTGTAATATTTATCATTTGAAATTTTCAAATCATTTGGATGCTATACAGCAAAGTTGGAATACAAAGGATATCCCAGAAACTTTGGAGTATGAGCAAATTTGGTCTAGTACAGCAAAAATCTTAGTGATTTCGAATATTGATTATGTACAATTCAAGGAATTTCAATCTCAGACTTTGCTAAATCTGATTCACAATCGATTGACCAATAATTTGAGTACCATTATTGTGTCACCAAAATTAAATACACTTATTGGAACCGGAATGTTTTTCAATAAGCTGCAGTCTATGCTTAGAGGGGCGGTGGTATCATTATGACTGGATCTATTGAATTACAAATGATTTCTAAGATTTTGACAAGTACATCTGAGTCAGAAATAGATGCCCTGTGTGATTTTGATGCGTCTTATTATTCAATTTTTAAAAAGCATATTCAATTTATTTTAAAGCATAGAGAAAAGTACGGAGATGTTCCAGATCTTTTTACGTTTCAAGCAGAATTTCCAGATATTGAACTTGTAAAAGTTACAGAACCAATAGAGTATTTAACGCAATCTATCAATAAGAATAAACAGCATATACTGCTTGTAGAGACCTTTAATAAGCTGAAAGAATTAGGTTCTGGGGATGTATCTGAAGCTTGGAAATACCTTGAAAAGCAATGTGAACGTGTTAGCATGCTGGATTCATCTCAACCATTAGACATTGTAAAAGATACAGACAAGCGTAGCGCTCAGGTATTAGAATTTAGTCAACAACAAAGAATTCCGACTGGATTTGATGAAATAGATAAGTGCATGTATGGTGGACTTTCTACTGTTGAAGAGCTTGTTATTTTAGTTGCACGAACTAATACGGGTAAATCATGGGTTGGTACAAGAATGATGGAATCTGCACAAAAAAATGGATTTCCAGTTTTGTATTACTCTCCTGAAATGCAAGCAAGTTTTCTTGGAACTAGATTTGATACATGGCGTGGTAATTTCCAAAATAATTTACTGTTTCAAGGACAATACACAGAGCAATATTATAATTATCTGAAAGATTTGTCGAAGCAGGATACTAGTGCATTTATTTTGGAAGATAAGGATGCTCCAGATGAAGTTGTAAATGTACCATTTTTGAAAAAGCTTGTAAAAAAACACGGTATAAAATTGCTTGTAATTGACGGATTATCTTATATGTCAGACACAGAAAAAACTGATAAGGATTATACAAAATACAAGAACCTGTGTGCGGATTTATTTCGATTGAGCAAACAGTGTGGATGTGCCGTAGTTGTTATGATGCAGGCAAATAGAGAATCTCGAAATAACAAGGATGACAAGGGAGAAGTGTTTCCAAACATTTACAATATCGAGGGTTCAGATCATCCGGCTAGAATTGCTACACAAGTGTTTGCAATGCGTCAGATATTTGATAAGCATGTTTTAGATATTCGACTAGAAAAAGCAAGAAATGCAAATAATCAAAAACCTGAATTTTCATATGCATGGGACATTAACACTGGTAATATGAAATACATTCCAGGAACCGATACTGTTGGATCTGCTGCGACAATTGCGCCTAAGATTGATTTAGGAAATACAATTAGTATTAACACCCCAGATGATAGTATTGTTTTGGAAGATTCTGAAGATGTTGAATTTTAAATGTGGAGGTATAAATGATTGATATTATATCAATTTTAGATAAACTTGAAAGTATGAATCTGATTCGAACTCATAGAAAAACGGGAAATTATATGCAAATATACTGCCCATTTCATTCAGATGGCAATGAGAAGAAACCATCTTGTGGTGTGCTGCTTAATGACGAATACCGAAATGGACAGCAGTATCCAGCTGGTTTTTGTCACTGTTTTGCTTGTCAATATGCAAAGCCATTGGATGCAATGATTACAGACCTTTTGAAAATTCACAACATCTCAAAATCAGGATTGGATTGGCTACGAGAAAACATTCCTGATTTTGATGAAAATCAAGTGAATTATGATTATTTGTTAGACCTAAATACGATTGCATCACTTGTAAATAAATATGCTCTGAACTATATAAAATCATACTCTGATAAACATCAAGATTATGTATCTGAGTCTGAACTTGCTAGTTATCGATATACAGTTCCATATATGTATGATCGAAAGCTTACAGATGAAATTATAGAGAAATTCGATGTTGGGTATGATGCGAATTGGATTGCACCTGGTAGAAAGAAACCAACTCCATGTATTACATTTCCTGTTCGAAATAAATCAGGACAAACCTTGTTTTTGTGCAGACGATCTATTGTTGGGAAATTCTTTAATTATCCAACAGGCGTTACAAAACCTGTATATGGGTTGTATGAACTTCCTGATAATTGTAAATCTGTTATTGTGTGTGAAAGTTGTTTCAATGCTTTAACATGTTGGGTTTATGGAAAGCCTGCAGTGGCTTTATTAGGTACTGGAAATGCATATCAACTACAACAATTGAAGGAATTAGGTGTGAATGAGTTTATTTTAGCATTTGATCCAGATGATGCTGGCAAGCGTGCTACCGAAAAATTAAAACGTGCACTTCATAGCGTTGCAATTGTATGGTCCTATGCTAATATTCCAGTTGGTAAGGATATAAATGATCTTACCAAAGAAGAGTTTGATTCTTTATATTTAATATGATTCGTATCTCTTGCAAATCACATAAATATACGGTATAATATTATTGAGTACTCGTTATATATAGTGTGATCATAATTTAAGGAGGTGAGATTATGGAATTAGATTATTTTACTAGAGATGGCAAAGGCAATGACTTTGTAAAAAAAGTTGCAATTAAGGAATTTCCGATTGAATCTGTAGACTTTGAATGTCCGGTGTGTCATAGACACTGTACCACTGGATCTTGCACAAAAAAATGCGTATCTTCAAATTTCACAGATTGGGAATTTGTTGGAAAGTATATTTGTGTTGATTGTTCTAAATTATTGAGCTTGTATTTTTATAATTATATTGTAGAAAATGGTAAGATCAGTTTGTTTAATGTTAGAGAAGTATATGATACTATTATGCGTGATCATGATACACCATTTAAATTAATTATCACAAAATCTCAGAAGAAACATCTGTTTTACAAGGCAATTGAAAATCTACAGGATACACAATTTGCTGTCCAATTGGAATCTGAAACAATATTTACAAATCGAGATCGAATGAAAATATTGTTTGATTTTGTAGAATGTATGCAGGTACTAGAGGTTTCAAAATCTATGATGTTAGATGGAAAACTACCGATGAATGTTATGTTTGAGTCTTTTGGTGTTCGAGCATATCAATTTTTAAAACATGAACTTACAAGTTCTCGTGAAATTCAAATCCCATTGTATTGTGGACAAAAGCGAAATATTTCTGAGGAGGAAGCAAAATGTTGTTTAATTTCAATACTGACAATGTAAAGCTTGCACGTGCGGCATTGATTCTTTATGCGATGTACAAGAGTAGAGATACCAATTCACCGATGAATGGTGTAGATACCTGGAATCGTGTCGAATCTTATTGCGTAGGTGCTTGCAAGAAATCTAGAACTACCAGTGAGTTTGTAACAAAATTTAAGGAACTTGGAAAGGTAGGTGCTATTAAACCTCGATATTTAGGTGAGCATTCATCAGGATCTTATTCAATTTCTGCTGAGTCCGTTGCTGAATTTCCAGATGCAGTAGATTATCATATTGACTTATTTGAAGATAATGATGTAAGAAAAACTATTGAAAATGATTATCCATTGGTTGTGCTGTTAGTGCGTGAACGTATTCAGCGTGAAAAGTATGCTATTGAGGAGAATGAAAATGAAGAAGATTAAGATCATTTATACAATGACAGCACCAGTATCTCATATCGGACAAACTGCAAGTGTTGGCGCATATTTTAATACACTTACAACTGCATATGGAGAGATTCCGGTTATTACTGGTAATGCAGTGCGTGGAACTTTGAGAGACTTTGGTGCAAAGAAAATTCTTGATACGTATAATAAACGTGTTGATAAGGAAACTTTTAATGTATTGTTTTCTGGTGGTAATATTTCTGGAGCAACTAAAAATGATGTTGCACGAGCAAAGCAAGTGCGTGCACATTTTCCGCTTGTTTCTCTAATGGGCGGTGGATTAGGATCTATGTTAATGGCTGGAACTATGCTTTCTGGATTCCTATACCCAGTGTGCACTGAAACTGTACCGTTGACGAAAATTGAATCTAAGGTGTCGTGGCATGAGCTTGTGGATGAAATTGAATTTACAAGAATGGATGATACTAAAGATGATGCAAAAGAACATTATCTTGAAGATGTGAATGAAGATCACAAGGCAAAAGCATCTACACAAATGAGATATTCTGTACAATACATTGCTGCTGGGACTCAATTTGTACAGGAAATCGTATTGTTAGATAGTGCTACGGAACTTGAAGAATCTGTTTTGTATTCAAGTTTATTTGAGTGGTTTAAGATACACACTATTGGCGGTATGCGTGCAAAAGGATTTGGATTCTTTGATGCACATTCAGACGAAATTCAGGTAGTCGATGGTCATGTTACTATGTCAGATCGTGTATCAACTTTGATAAAGTCTTATGATGAATTTCTTTCAAGTGAAGATATTGATACCACAATTCAACTGCTAACTACAGGAGGCAAGAAAAATGCTTAGTCCGAGTGCATTGAAAATTCGTGCACATTTGATTGATGCTAGAATTATATCTACTGATGGTATTATCATGTTTGATTCTATTTTGTATCATGCATGGTTTTATAAGTATGCACCTGAAGTGTTACGTGGCGAATATAAAAAATCACGCAGTAATCAACATTTTGGATTGCCTTTATCTCAGCTTCCAGAAAATCGATATCGTGCTAGCAAAGCCATTTATGAAGAATTGGACAGACATGTTGAACATTATAATAAAAGACCAGATTTTTTTGCATCTGATAAAATTCAATATCTTTCCATGGACAAAGGTCTGATTAGTGATTCTGTTGGTCTTTATCGTGCATACCGAAATCCTGTAATTGTTCGGGTTGTAAAAGATGGAATACTTACATTTTACTGTCGTGGAAACAAAAAGAAAATTATTGATCTTCTTAGTTATATTCCCGCTGTTGGTAAAAAAGTATCAATGGGATGGGGACTTGTCGATGAATGGATAGTTGATGAAATAGATGATGATTATTCTACATTTCATCCTGAATATGGTCTTATGAGACCAATTACAGTTGAAGATTCAAAAAACTATCCGGATTTTGATTTTACAAAGTATCCTGTAATGTCCTATGGAATTAGACCTCCATATTGGAAATCCTGCAATGCAAGATCTTGTTATGTTCCAGTTTTGATGTGATTATTAGGAGTATATATGGAACGAATAACTGAATCATATTGTAAATTATACGCAAATTTTGATACTTATAAGAAAAAACTTATAAGGACAAAACAATTAGTAACTGATATGCTATCAATTTGTAAGTCTCCATATGTTGCATTTAGTTGTGGTAAAGACAGCTCTGTTTTAGCAGATTTGATATTACAACAAAATTCTAATGTTCCACTTAGATTTTTATCATCTGGTGAAACTAGAATTTTGCATAATGTTGATACTGTCATTAATTACTTTAAAGAAAAATACCATGCTACTATTGAAGAAATTAATGTTGATAGGGTATTTTCAGATGAATGGAAATCAGCAACATTTGATGAACAGCGAAAAGCAGGAAGAAGAGATATTCAGTCTATGGACAACAGCCTATATTCCGGTGTATTTATGGGTCTTAGGATAGAGGAAAGTCGTGGAAGAGCTATATCGCTTCGTATGCATAAAACAAAAGACTTGCCAAAGTATATGTATAAATATGTGGATAAAGAGTATTATCGTATGTGTCCGCTTGCTGATTGGAGAACAGAAGATATTGGAGCATATATCGTAACTCATAATATTCCTACATTGAAATGGTATGAGGATTTTGGATTTGATTCAAGAACTACTGCAAGATTAACTGGAGATTCAGTCAGACAAAATACAATTTTGTGGGTAAAATACACGAATCCTGCTGGATATGCAAAATTGATTGATAGATTTCCAGAATTGAAAATCTATTCATAACTCAAATATTTTTCAGAGCACTCGTTATATATAGTAGAGGTGATTATAATGTGATATATTACAAGATTTGATATCAAAATAAACTCAATATTATTATAATCGGAGGAATTAAAATGGGTTTTAAGACTGCAAATCAATATGAAGAAGAAAAGTATAATGGAAAGTTTAGACTTGCAAATGACGGAGATACTGCAGATGTTATTATGCTTTATCGAGATAAAAATGATGTTTTGATTGCAGATGTTCATTACATCAAGAGTAATTCTTATAATGGTTACGTGCACTGTACAGGCTATGGTTGTCCTGCCTGTGCCAATAATATTCGAAAGCAGACAAAGTTGTTCATTCCAATGTATAACTTGGATTCTGCTGAAATTCAATTCTGGGATAGAACTCAGAAGTTTCTTCCGCAGATTTATTCTGATGTTTTTGCAAATGATAATTATCCAAATCCATCTAAATTTGTTTATTGTATTACACGACATGGTGCAGCTGGCGATATGGCTACAAGATACCAGATTAGTGCAATTGCAAAGAACACTACAATTAGCTTTGATGAAATTATGGCAAAGTTTAATGCAACATTTCCTGAATATTATAGTGCAATTTGCAAAGATGTCGATAATGCAACTATTGCATCATGGCTAAATTCAAGTGCATCTGGATCATCTAACACTTCTGATATGCCAGAGTATGTTCCAGTTCCTAGAGTTTCAACGCAGTCATTGCAATCTTCTAATACAAGTGCTACATCGGTTCTTTCAGATATGCCAGAGTCTTCATTTGATGCAGAAGAGTTAGATACAGATGATGCTGTTTTCTAATTTGAAATTATAAAATATTTCATTTGTATATTATCAACCCTAAGAGTTTTTCTTAGGGTTGTATTGTTAAGGAGCTATGTTTATGGGATTTGGACTTTTTAATACAGCACAAATGGAACAAATAAAGAAGGCTGCAACAAAAAGCAATCAAGCCTTGCAAGTACAGCCTAAACCTGTAATGTCTAAAAGCATTATATCTGAATTAGAAATCATTTCACAGAAAGTCTTAGCATATTTTAAGGATTCTAAAGCAATTTTGATTACGAGTAAACAGCAATTGCATGATTATGTAACTAAAGTAATTGAAAGTGGTTATGCTGGAATCGATACAGAAACAACCGGACTTGATCGATTAAATGATACAATTGTTGGTGCATCTTTGTATTTTCCAGATGGAACCGAGTGTTATATACCTAGTAAGCACATTGTGCCTATTTTTGATGAACCTTACAAAAATCAACTTTCTTATGAGGAAATTAGAGTAGAGTTTCAAAGAATTGCAGATAGTAATGTAAAATTGATATTTGCAAATGCAGATTTTGACCTTGCTATGATTTATAAGGATATCAAAGTAGACTTTATTAAGAATTTCTACTACGATGTTCAGATTGCTTGGAGATGTATAAAAGAAAATGAAAAAAGCAACGCACTGAAAGATCTATACTGCAAGTATGTGCTTAATGGTAAGGGAGATCCTATGAAATTTCGTGATTTCTTTTCTCCTAAGCTATTTCCGTATTGCAAGCCTGAAATTGCAAAACTTTATGCAGCAAATGATGCCAGAATCACATATGAACTATTTTTGTGGCAGTTACCATATCTTTTAAAAAATAATCCCAAATGCAAGTCACATGGGTTTGAAGCAATCGCAGACTTAGTATGGAATGTTGAATTCCCTATGGTTGCCGTTTGTCAAAATATGCATCGAAGAGGAATATACCTTGAAAAGTCGATGGCTAAAATGCTTTATAATAAGTATATCCCTGAATTGGATAGAGAAAAAGAAAAGTTAGCAAATATGGTTCAGGAATTATTAGATGATCCAAAATACCAGACATCATCACGTTGTCCTTTTCATTCCAGTAAAGATTTTAATCCGAATTCTGTACCACATGTAAAATGGCTGTGCTATGATCTTTTAAAGCTGGATGGAGGAAAAAGTGGTGGTACTGGAAAAGAGATTTTGAGCACATTTAATATTCCAGTTACCACACAAATTTTAAAATGTCGGAGTCTGGTTACTTTGATCGGAACATTTGTAGAAAAACTCCCAAATACTACATCTGATGATAGTAGAATACATTGTCAATTTAAGCAAATTGGAGCTGATACAGGACGCATGTCATCTTCAGATCCAAATATGCAGAACATTCCAAGTAAGCACAGCGATATTCGACATATGTTTCGAGCAACCCCAGGTTATATTCTTTTGTCGTCAGATTTTTCACAGCAAGAACCAAAATTGACAGCATTTATAAGTCAAGACGAAAACATGATTCGATCTTTCCAAGAGAACAAGGACATTTACAGTTTTATTGCGTCAATTGCGTTTAATATGAAATACGAAGATTGTCTTGAACTTAATCCAATTACAAAAGCAAATCAACCAGAAGGAAAAGCTAGACGGTCTGAAGCAAAAAGTATTGTACTTGGAATTTTATACGGACGATCTATCAATACAATTGCAGATCAGTTGTATAGTCATACAGACTGGTCTGATACAAAAAAACAAAAGCAAGCACAGCATGTTTATGATTCTGTTCTGAATGCATTTCCTGCTCTACGAAAACTTATGATAAATGCACAGAAATGTGCTACTGAGAAAGGATACGTAGAAACTATTCTAGGTCGCCGTAGACACATTCCTGATATGCAGTTACCTATGTTTGAATTTAAGCCATTAGAAGGGTATGTAAACCCAGATGTTGATCCACTTGATATTTCAACATTAGGTGTTAGTAATGATATTCCGGAAAGAATTAAGCAACAGCTTGATGCAGAACTTAAATCTTATAAATACTTTGGACAAGTAGCGAAACGCATTCGTGAACTTGCAGAAGTGGATCATATTCGAGTTATCAATAATAAGTTTAAGATTTCGGAAGCATCCAGACAATGTGTAAATTCAATCATTCAAGGAAGTGCAGCAGATCTTACAAAGCTTGCAATGCTAAAAGTAGAAAACAATCCAGAATGGAATGCAATTGGAGGACGAGTTTTGGTTCCAATTCATGATGAATTAATTGCTGAGGTTCCAATTGATAAGTGGAAAGAAGGCGGTGAAATTTTAAGTAAATCTATGTGTGAAGCTGCTAATTTTCTACCATTCTCGATTCATTGTGATGTTACAACAACATATCATTGGTATGGTTTAGAGTATCCTTGTAAATATACCAGACCAGATACTTTGCATCCTACAGAACCAGATCAGATTGCCTGGATTCAATATTATTTATTTGAAGTCGGATATGAATTGCCAGTATATAAGTCTGAAGATGGTAAAAAACTAGAGGGCGATAAAGCTCTTGGAGTCAATGGTATTTGGTCTGAAGAAATTGAATCTAAAATAAAAGATTATTGCACTCGTTATACTATAGTAGAAGATGATTTTTTAAATCACATCTATACAAAAGTGCATACTGGATATGCAATTGGAGAAAAACATATATAAATCGGAGGCTAATAATATGAAATTTACGGTTAGTGCAAAACCATTAATCAATGGTGTTAATCTTGCAATTGTTGACACAAATATTACTCGGTACTATCCAAAGAGCAGCGTGGTATATATTACTGCATCTGACAATTCATTGATTGTACATCATGATGGTGAGTGGGTATCAACTAGTATTGCATTTAAGGGTTCATGTGATGGTTCTAATGCTTCAATTTATGTGGATGCATCATTGTTTAAAAAACTTGTATCTACCCTAACAACTTCTAATCAATTTACTTTTGAATTTACAAGCGATTGTTTGATCTTGCATAGTGGTACATCAAAATACAAGCTTCAACAGGCAGCATCTACCACAGATTTTATTCCGAATGTTATTGAATCACTTAGTGCAGATGAACTTGACCATGGAACTTCTATTGATGCATCTGATTGGAAATTTATTAAATCCAATCAAATCTATATTAAACCTACTAATGCAGATAATGTATTGCACACACTTGTATATGTTTCTGATACTGGAGATGCCCTGGTGTGTGATCTTAGTAATAGTTTATTCTCTCATAGCTCCATTTCAGGAATTGGAGAAACTTGCATGTTACAGGACACAATTGTAAATGTGCTTGCTAGTGCAGATCATGCAACCTTAGTAAAACGTGATGATAAATTTATTGTAGCATCTATTACAGATGCATATGAATGTCTATCTAGTTTTACACCTGTATATGAATCTGATGATACTGGAAACTATCGTGCAGATTTGTTTATCAACCTAATTCAGGAAAACAATGATTCTGCATTTTTAGCTAAGGTTCCTGATTTGAAGAAAGCAATGAATCAGGCTACATTGTTGTCTGGATCTAGACCATATGCAATTACTTGCGATTTCTTAAATGATCATATTGATTTTCGTACTGATACCATGGAGTGTCAAATTCCAATTGTAAATGGTCCATCAAATTCTTATACACTGAATTTCAATCCGGATTTGTTAGGTAAAGTTGTTAATCATATCCCAGAAACAGATGTGAACATTAGACCTACATATAATGGAGATGAAATTGTAGGTCTTATCTTTGAATGTGGTTATCTTACTGTAGTTTTAGGAGCTTGTGAGTAATGGGATTTCAAGCTGTAAATATGGATTCTATTGCTAGGTTTAATTCTGCCAATAGTAGTGATTTTTTATCTGCATATACATCTTATATATCTGATAAAATTCGAACTAATTTGAATAGACCAAAATCTCGTATATTAGCACCATCTAGTCTTAGATGTGCTAGAAAATGCTGGTTTCGCTTACGTGGTTCAGAGCCTGATGTTATACAAGCACCAGATACCTGCTTACAATATACGGCTGATGTCGGTACATCCAGACATCAAGCAATCCAGACAAACTTATCAAATATGCTTGGAGACCAATGGCTGAGTGTAGATGATTATCTATCTATGTTGGACGATTATCCATATGATTACTCTATTAGAAAATACGGAATGGAGTATCAGATTTCTATTGAATATCCTCCAATTCGATTTGCATGCGATGGTATTATTGTATGGAATGACAAGATATTTTTGCTTGAAATAAAAACAACAGATTATAGTAGTTGGAATTCTTTGACTGAACCAAAGTCTGTGCATATGGATCAGATTAAATGCTATTGTACATTGCTGAAAATACATGATGCTCTAGTATTATATGAAGATAGACAATATGGTGAATATAAATGCTATGAATTACACTTTACACAAAACGACTTTTCTTATATCAAAGACAGAATTGATTACATTATGGAAATGACAGATCATAATCTTGCACCAGAAAAATTACCACAATCCGATTATATGTGTAAAAACTGTGAGTATCAAAAGAAATGCTTAGAATGGGGATAATATAGTATGTCACTTGCAAATAAATATCGTCCTAAGAATTGGGATGACGTTGTGGCACAGCCATTAGTGGTTGATATGCTTCAAAACATGTGTAAATCTGAGTTATCTAATCGAAATTTTCTTTTGATTGGACCAGCTGGAACTGGAAAAACAACAATTGCACGTATTATAGGATCTACATTAAATGATGGTATTTGTAATCCAATTGAATTAGATGCAGCATCTAATAATGGTGTTGATGTCATTCGAGATTTGATACAGCAAGCAAAGATGTATCCAATTGGGTGCAAATACAAAGTGTTTATTATAGACGAATGCCATAGCTTGTCCTCTCAAAGTTGGCAGGCACTGCTTAAAACTATTGAAGAGTCTCCAGCTAGAAGTGTATTTATTTTTTGTACAACAAATCCAGAAAAGATTCCTGATACGATTTTGTCCAGAGTTCAGACGTTTCAGCTTTCTAAACTAAACGTTCAAGATATTACAAATCGATTAGCATATGTATTGGATCAAGAAAAGTTGGTATATTCGGACATAACATATGATTTATCAAGTATTGAATATATTGCAAAACTTGCAAATGGTGGTATGCGTGATGCACTTACATTATTGGATAAAGCATTGATGTATAATCATGTGATTACTTCTGAGTCGTTGATATCCGCTCTTGGATTACCTAGTTATTCTGATTATTTTGATCTATTAGCTTCCTATGCAAGTCATGATAATGCTAAGATTATTAAGCTTGTGGATTCTATATATAACAGTGGTCAGAATTTCGTAAAGTGGTTTGAGTCATTTCACTCATTTATCATTCAAGTTGTAAAGTATATATTTACACAAGATATTACGATGACTTTAATTCCAGTTCACTATGCAAATAAGTTATCAAAGTATACAACTGCTCATGCAAATGTGTGTTTACGATTTTCAAACATTCTACTAAAAATGATACGGGAATTAAGATCCACACCATATCAACAGGATGTTGCTTTATCATATCTTTGTTCAATTGTTAAAAAGTAGGTGGTTATAATGATTGATTTAAATTCAATTGTTTCAGAGAATTTTGAAGATACAAATGCAGTTGTATCCTGGTGCAGTGAAATTTATGATGAAAAGTTTGCGGAATTCTTTTTAGATGCACGTGTGTTATTTGAAAAACTGCAGTCTAAATCACATCCGATTACAGATGATGATCTTAGTCAAATACTAATGGATATTCCAATGAAATTATTTGATGTTTCTGAGGTTTTGAATCAATTTAGATTGAACTATGAGGTTGTAAAACTGAAGAATAAACAAAAAGAATCAAATCTTATAAAATCATCTTCTGAATCAACTGCTTCTAAGCGTAAAATCGATGCTGAATTAAAAATGATTTCAGATAAAATTCTTGTACTTGCATTTGATTCTGTGATTACACGTGTTGAAAATGAAATTTCATTTTGTCGTGAATTGATTATGAGTGCTAAAAAGCTTTGGGATGCTAGAAGAAAATCTGAACAATCTAATCCTGTAAGTGAAGTAACTGAATTACCTGATTATCATGCTACATCTTATATCAAGGGGTGAGTTTCGTGACGTTTGATGACATTATCAACAAAAAGAAAAAAGAGTGGAATTGTAGTGACTTGATGAATACTGCTAACATTACACATGGTGAAAAATTACCGTTTTCATCACCATTAATGAACTGGTGTACATATGGTGGTATTCCTCGTGATAAAATTACTGAGTTTTTTGGTGAATTTAGTGGTGGAAAAACTACCACTGCTGTTGATATTTGCAAAAATGCAATTGAGATATTCAAACAAGAATATATGGAGCATATTGAGCTATTAAGTTCTAGAATTACATCTGGAGATAAGTCTGCTCGCTCTGAATTGGAAGATTTTGAATGTGTTGGACCTAAAAAAGTGACATATATTGATTTAGAGCATACGTTTGATCTTGATTGGTCTGAAAAATTAGGTATTGCACATACTGATATCAAACTTATGCAACCACCTGATGTTCCGGCAGAGGATATACTTCAAACTATAGAGGATTTGATTTGTACTGGTGAAATTGGACTTCTTGTACTGGATTCTATTCCATCTTTGGTTACAGGAAAAGAACTTGAAAAGAAATATGGAGAGCGAACTGTAGCTCCTTTGGCCGGATTACTAACCATATTCTTTAGAAAAATTGTTCCTAAACTATCAAGATATCACTGTACACTACTTATAATTAATCAAATTCGAGATAATCTTGATAATCAATATGTCGTAAATACTCCTGGTGGTAAAGCTTTGAAGTTTTATGCTGGATTACGAATTCAATTTCGTATTGGATCCCCAGTTGATTTCCTTGGAAACGAACTTCCCGCAAAAACTGAAAATCCAGCTGGTTACATTATTAATGCAAAAATTGTAAAACAAAAAACGGCTCCATATGACAGAAAACAGGGAAGCTACTTTTTAATGTGTCAGTCTGGTATTCGACCAGATTTTGATTATGCATCACTTGCAATCAAACGCTATGGTATTATTCACAAAGCAGGTGCATGGTTTACAATTTGTGATCCATACACAGATGAAATCCTAGAATCCGATGACGGAAAACCAATTAAATTAAATGGTCTATCTAAAGTATATGATTATTTAGCAGAAAACAGTATGTATTATGAGCGACTAAAAAAATTTATTACAGATGATATCAATGGAATTTCTGCAGATGAAGAAGTAGGGACTATAGATGAATCAGAATGCAACTAAATTTTATAGCAGTAAACAAGAGCATGCAATCGCAAATTACTTAGACTGGAAAGTAGTTCCTGGTAGTGGGGCACGAGATTTTCACCCAGGAGATATTGTATCTGATGTATACTTAGGAGAATGTAAGACACATACAGCTGTAACTAACTCAATTAAATTCTATACTTCTGTATGGACTAAAATTCAGAATGAATCGGAATCTCAAATGAAATGTCCAGTTTTATTTGTAGATAATGGAACCCAAACGATTGAGAATACATGGTGCATGATGCCAAAACGAAATTTGAATATACTACCATTGGAATGTGTGTTTGAACCTATCATTAAATACAATAAATCAGGTATTTGCATTCAACACGATTATTTAAAATCCGTTCTGCATTACTCATTTATTATTGTACTAGCTGATTTTCCAAATGTTCCATATTCATTGGTATTGATGTCAGTGCCTACTTTAAAAGGAATTTTAGATGGTGAATTATCATGACAATTCAGGATGCTGGAAAACAAATATTATCTGGAAATCCACAAAGTTTCTATGTGTTTTGTGGATCTGACTATGGCGTAAAGCAAAAGTATCTTAGACTAATATATCAAAAGTATGGGGAATACGTAGAATGCGATACAGTGGATGCTATTTTAAATCGATTTAAGGCAAAAGCTTTATTTCCTGAAAAGGATCGATTGTATATTGTACGATATGACACATCATTTTTATCTACTGTTTCGGATACTACACAGCAATTTATAGCGAACTTAGATATACATGGAACGATTGTTTGTATATATCAAGATTCAAATGCAACTAGTACCTGTATGAAATTCCTAGATTCTTATGCAGTAGAATTTAATCCTGTGCATTCTTTATTAATTCAAAAATATTTAAATTCGGATTTTCCGAATTTAGATGATTCTATCATTAAGAATGTTACAGAATCCGCATCTGGATATAGTAATGCATATATTATATGTCAGTGTATAGGTCAATGCTCAAAACAGGATGCTTTTGATAGTTCAACCATTAAGCAAGTATTTGGTTGCAAATCAACATCTGATGATCATAATATACGAATTGGTTTGGCATCTAAAAATTTTGCATTTACAATGCAAAATATCGATTCTTATGATGGTGATTTACATTCAATTTTATATACCATTTTGAGCACAATGCTAGAATTAGATAGGGTTCTATGTAATCGATTTTATAAATCAGAGTATCGTAAGTTTGCAAATAACTGGACAAAATATGATATATATAATATGTTTTCTCAGACATATCAAAAGATTCTAGATTCTAGAGATTATAATCTGAACATATATGATACACTTGTATATTTGATTTCAATGATTCAATTTCAAGCTATTCCAAACGTAAAATATTTCGAATGTGAGGTATAATGACATGAATAAACGTGATTTAAGAGAGCTACGTAAACATTTTTCTGTTGACGATGATAGATTTGTAATTAACTATGTAACTACGGCTTTAATCGACAATCAGCAAGATGTCCATTGTGTTGAAACTAGAAATTTTATAGAAATTGAAAACGAAGAGATTCCATATATTATTGATACCGTAAAGCACGTGCTTTCTGGGAAACTTGGAAAGTATCTTTATGAGTGCAATTTTACTGATTTTTCAGCTGGAACCGCTGCTACATTATTAAGAAATGTTGTAAATGTGAGAATCTCGGACTCAAATTTAATTTCTAATTTGATTTCCCATATTGCAAATACATCAATCTTAGAAACCGCATATGCAATCATTGCTACTCATTGTACGTATACGGTGTTTCATAAAACAAAGGACAATGTGGATAATGAATTTGATTCTACTGATTTTAATTTTATTGTAGTTGCATATTGTCCAATTGATATTCAGGATATTGGATTGATTTACAATGATAAAGAAAACCGGATTGTGAAGAAACTGAATCATGATATTTTAATCTCTCAGAAGCCTTCTGATGGTTTTATGTATCCAGTATTTACAGACCGAAATCCAGATGTCAATCATGTTTTATACTCTACAAAAAACCAAATGGAGCTGAACACATCAATTGTTGAAGATACATTGCAATGTGACGTTGAGATTTCTAGTGAAAAACAAAAATCATTATTTTTTACAATGCTTAGTGTATTGTTTAATGATGAAATGTCGTATACAACATTGATTGATATCAATCAGTCCCTACAAAATATTGTAGAAGATCATATGTATGATTCTGAACCATGTGTACTTGATGTATCTATGATAAAATCCATTTTTCATAAGATTGGTGTGGATGATTCTGTTATACAGAATGTAAGTTCTGTATTTCATGAAGTTGTTGGAAATTTGAAACTTACAGTTTCGAACTTGGTAGATTCTAAAATGCTTGTTAAATTTAATGATTTTCAAATATCTACAAAGTTTGATTTAGCAGATTCAATTCATACATGCGTTCGAGATGGAAGAACTTATATCTTAATCAATACGGATTCACATACTGTAAACGTGAATGGATGTACTGTTTTAATGTGAGGTGATATCATTGAATTTTGACTGTCAAGCTGATGCACTGTTATCGCTACGAAATCTAGCCGATTCAGATGCACATAGTATCATATTATGTGGTATGCTTAGTTGTGGTAAAACTCATTTAGCTTGGCGATATTCTGATCTTGTTCATACTGACAATTTTATATCTGTCCCATCTAAAATGACCGATATAAAATCTATAGTTGATGATTGTAGCAGTTTAAATACATCGGTTACTATATGTTTCGAAAATATCGATACTGGTGTGCTTGGCGTATCTAATGCACTATTAAAGTTACTAGAAGAACCTCCTAAGAATGTATATATTGTTATTACATGCAAAAACATATCCAATGTATTAAGTACTGTTGTTAGCAGATGTATTGTTGTTTCTGTAATGAATCCTACCCAAAAAGATTTGCTGACTTATGCTAGTAAAATACACTTTAGTATGAATACAGATTCTGACATGTGGAATAGTCTATATGATTTTTCGGATATAGATATAATTTCAAAACTTACACAAGATCAGATATTGTATTTCGAATCTTGCCTAAAAACTGTGTATTCTAAAGATCCTATTATAGTAAAGCTTTGGAAAATTCAAAAATTTCCAGACGGTAATCCAGTTCCAACAAAACTTCTGATTCAATACATTATGCATATGTCGAAATCCTCAGTGGTTTCAAACTGTGGAAGATCCTGTATACATGATATTATGTCCGGAAAAATTGCGAGTCATGCTGCACTAGCTAAATTTCTACTAGATTGTTCAATGATTTAATTGAATGCTTAATCAAAGATCTCAGTCTGCATTTAGACTGAGATCTTTGTTTTTATAACCTTATATATAATGGATAATTGTAATGGAGGTGTATTGAATGATTGCGTCTAAAGATTTAAGTACTTTGATACCCGCATCAGAGTTATTACAACACGCAAAATCATCAAAATTAGAACATCTAGAATCTGCTGTAGCTCGACAACTAAATTATGCTGCAAATACTAGCGATAATGGATATGTAAAGATTGATTGGGATCAGCCCTTACCAAAAGAACTTATTAATAAACTGAGTTCTTTTGGATACACGGTAGAACCTAAAAAAGACTTGTATGGTTCGGATGTTAAAAACTATTATATCATTACAGCAAAAGGATGATAGATTTGAATCCAGGTATCAACTTTGATTTATACTCATATTATGACGCATTGTCTAATTCTATTGTTTTAAATAAATCGAATTTAGAATCATACATTTGGTTTAAAATACCGGACAATATTCAAAAGAGACCAATGTCATTATATCAAATTACTGATTTTAATGCTGAAAATGGTCCGGCTGATATTGGATTTACTACTGAAACTGTGATGCGAGAACATCTTAGACCATGGATTCGAGTTAATAGTGATATACTCAATTTAAAAGTAGGTTTTCATGTATTACGATTCCATTTTGTTGATATAAGTTGGGATGATTCTGCATCTTTGTATTTTTCTTACACCATACAAGATGACAATCCTCAAAAATCCTATGTATACATGTCCAGAAACGAGGCGAATTAATACTGTGAAATCTATTTATGCATCAAAATTATTTCGAAGTAGCAGACGACAAAATAAAATTTTAGCTGCTATGGAAAATCCTATAAATACTGAGCTGATTAAACAATTAGAAGATTATTTAGATGATGAATATAAGCAATTGGATGAATCTTTATTAAACTCTGATGCAAATTCCGATTCGAGTTTAGAATCTGATGATTCAAATTTTATCACAGAGAATAATCCTAAACCTAATTTTTCTGGTGTTCCGGTTTCAACCCCACAGGATACTATATCAGACAAATATGATGATGATCTAGATGAAGAAACTGAGGAACCTGGAGAATCAGATACTGCCAATGAAACTTCTAATGTCTCACAACAAACGAATGCATCTATACATGTGTCAAAAACAAGTGTTGCTGGTAGTGTAACATTGCAAAATCCATTAGTTGTAACTCAGAACATGTACAGCAGTTTAGTTGGAGAAATTAAAGGAACCTTAAATGCAAGAAATACGACATGTGGTGTTTCACGTGTACATATCAAAAATGATGAACTATGGATTTATTACAATGATGATATCAATCTAAATACTGTCATGCAGAATACGATTGAGTTATTAAATGCAGCTAGCTATCATTATCTAGTATTTAATCGCCTTGCACGAACTGATAATGCGATTGTATTTGATATTACAGATACTGATACTTCTAATGTATTAGGGGATGGTTCTACTGAAAACTAAATTACCAATTTCAGAAGAATTGGATTTTCACTATTTACTTAGTCTTATGCCCCCATTACATGCTGTTCCAGAATTTTCCGCATTACCAGAATTGTTTTCAATTATAGGTGTAGATGCGCTTATTCTATTGTGTAAATATGCTGGTGGAGAAACACTAAAGATTCCAACCATAGAACAATTAGATTTAAGCATTATGAGCTTACAATATTTTTATGATTGTGATATCAAAAAATCAATACAAAACAGAAGCATCCCAAAAGCATATAGACCACTTGTGCAGAAGATACGGAGTATTTATGCGACTCAGTAATATTCAAAACTTGATATCATCTATAAAATATGATTCGTTTCCAGAGTACTTTATGCATTACATTATGCAAGTGCAAGATAAAAATATTGATTTGGAATTAAAACGTTTGATATCAAGGAATCAACTTAATGTAAATTCTATGATTCAATTAGTAAATTACACAGTATCTGGAGGTGACAAATTATGATTTCTGCAAATCAGATTCAATTAAATTACAATAAGCTTTATGCATGCATGCGAAATTATATTTGGGATTTTCGAACAGTTGAGGTGCTAGCTAATTTAGAAGTTGATACTTATAAACGATTTCCTAATATAGACGATATTGCAAAAGATACAAATCAATTGAAACGACTTATTTCAACCACGGATGTGTTTCAGGACGATTTGGAACTTCAAAAATCCTTTAATCGGTTTGAAGATCTTTTATCTGACATTGATACTGTGTATGCTGATTTACAAACATTTAGAAAGGTAGTTGTTGTATGAGTATAAAGGTAAAAAAGACAAAACGTCAAATCCAATCTTCTAGCGTTACAGCGTCTCGTAAATCATCTAATTATGTTGACGCAAAAGAATCTATTACAGCTGCAATTCATTCACTTGGAGATGCTGCAAAATCTGGAGATTCTCTTGCACGTGAATCTATTGCAAATTTAAGTGTAGTTTTATTCGATTTACAGTAATTTTTGGTGGTGATACCTGTGGACATCAAAACTGTTGATGGAACTCCAGCACTAAATCCAATATATTGTAGACAAAAAGAGGATGTGGCAAAAATGCGCACGTCCTTATTGGCATGCAATGAAGATACTGGTGTTTCAACTAGACATGCAATTCAAAATATTACAACCATGCGTGTATATCATCAATTAATGAGAATTATTCGATATACAGAACTTATGGATAAACTAGAGGATAAATTATATTCTTGCATTGATCATGCAATCGATTCTGCTAGTACTGCTGATCCTACAACTTGGATGTCACTTTTAACTATTCAAGAACGGTTACAGAAAAGTATGATAGAATCCCATAAATTATTGCAACCATATTTGGATGTAAAGGAATTTACAGTTGTGGAACTGGCATCAGATGATGTTTCTACAAAACAATCTCCGACAGCTTTAACTCCAGAAGTTCGGGATAGCGTTCGATCTAAGGCACAATCTTTAATACTAGAGTTAGAGAATTCTGAAAATTTAGGTGAACTACATGGTTGATACATCTTATAATGATCTTGTTGATCGTATTCGAGGTATTTATTCTAGTTCTACAGATGTTGAAAAATCTTATTTGAAAAAAATTTTATATGAATTGTCGGAATTTGGAACTTCTGAAACCTATGAAAAAATATGGTTAGATGATTTTAAGGAAATTCCTGTTACTATTGATAAATTCATTGAATCTGAAACTTATCTAGGAAAAACAAACCGATGTGGTGCTGCAGTATATCCATTTTGGAGACAAGAACTTCGTAAGATGTTTAATGCTGGAAATAAATATCACGAATGGATTTTAACTGGTGCAACACGTATTGGTAAGTCTTCAACAGCAATTACAGCTACTGCTTACATGCTATATCGATTGATGTGTCTTAAAAATCCACAACAATTTTTTGGAAAGAAAGATATATCTAAGTTTTCAATTTTATTTTTTAATGTTACAAAAGATCTTGCAAAAGGTGTTGCATTTCGAGAGTTTAATGATACTCTTAAAGCCAGTCCATGGTTTAATGCTCATGGTACATTTTCTAAGAGTGATAGAGATTTCTATTATATCCCAGAAGGCGGAAACATTATTATAGATTATGGTTCTGATGCATCTCATGGCTTAGGTCAACAGGTTTTTGTTGGCTTTATGGATGAATGTAATTTTAGTAAGGCTGGAATTAAGGATGTAAATAAGGCAAAAACCCATATGAAAGAAACTTACAATACAATTTCAGCACGTGTAAAAGGTACATTTAAACATGGGGGCGAGGTTTTCGGAAAACTATTCGCTGTTAGTTCTAAGCGAAGTGATAGTGATTTTATGGAGGCATATGTTCATGAGCAATTGGATGCTGGAGCCGGTGAACATATGCTAATCACAGATGCACCTCAATGGGAGGTTCTTCCACCGGATACTTTTGCAAAAGAAAAATTTTATATTGCAGTTGGTGATCGACATCATAGAGGTTTTGTGATTTCTGATAATCAATGTTTTCCAGAAGCTTTAGAAGAACTTAGACAACAAGGCTATAAGATTTTAACACCACCTGTAGATATGAAATCCGATTTTTTAGCAGATTTTGAAATTGCACTTAGAGATCTAGCTGGTATTGCAAATATCGGTGCTTTATCATTCATTACACAGGAATCTTTGACAAATTGTATTGATATAAATCGTAGAAATCCATTTTATACTGATGTTCTACAGATTGGTGTTCATGATGCATATTCTATCGAAGAATTTTTTCATGATGAAGTTATTCCATTAGAATTGAAACAGGTTCAAATTTATATTCATTTGGATCTATCCTTGTCTGGTGATAGAACTGGTATATCTGGTTGTGGGATTACTGGTAGAAAAGATGTAGACAGTAAAGATGGTAATACAGTATCGTTACCATGCATTACACACATGTTTTCTGTTGCAATTCAAGCACCAAGAGGGGACAAGATATCATATAGTAAGATTTTAGCATTTATTTGTTGGCTTAGAAATAAGGGCTACGATATTGAAGTTGTATCACGAGACCAGTATCAAAGTGAATATATTGGACAACAGCTGGAGCAGGAGGGATTTAGTTCTCCGAAGATTTCATTGGATAGAACTCCAGATGGATATATTGCACTTAGAGATATCTTACAGGACAATAGAATTTCAATGTTGGATAATCGTTTATTACAGGATGAATTAGTACATTTGCAGAGAGATAGTGTTACTGGAAAAGTAGATCATCCAGTTGGTGGAAGCAAAGATATTGCGGATAGTTTTGCAGGATGTGTTTGGGATGCGATACTTAGCAATCCTGGAATACATGTACCTGTTAAATCACTTGGAACAATTATATCATCCGTAAACACTGGTAGATCTATATGTAATACAAATTCTGTTTCTAGCGCACTACTTAATCTATATAATAGAAAGGCTTGATTTATATGTATAAGAGAAACCTTCTCAATCCTGGGGATTATGTGCTTGCAGTTCCTGTAGGCGTTCACTTAACGCTTGAATATAATACATCTGGGAATCTTGCAAGAGTTTATACAGGATTTGAATTTAATCGAGTTGATGAAACTAAAAAGTTGATGATTCCACTTATTCAAAACGACACAGTTCCATCTAAGATTCATGTTGTAAATGGAAAAACATGGATTACAGGCGTTTTATATACTGGAAAAGTGCTATCAAATCCAGGAACTCTTCCTGATTCAGTAATTGATGATTATGTCAAATTATATTTATCAAATCCAGAGCATTTTAATTTCTTTGCAGGTACAATTGAAAGTACTGCAGTTCCGTATAAAGGCGCAAATCAGATGACACAGGCTTTGACCATTGATAAATTTCATTTATTACCTGGTCGAATCGTTCCAGCAAACATTTCAGAGACGGTATTTAATGAATGGCTCTCTAGTGATCGATTTCCATTTGTAAATTCAGTTATTTCAGATTGCATTATATTTCGAAAAGACTCTATTTTGTATGAGTCGCTCGAACTATCTCAATTTGTTGTAGATCATGTAGAACGATTTGTAGATGATAATGGATTTATTAAGGGTAGAGTTTACAACACTTATAATAATACACCTATTATATATGATTATTCTGATATTGTACGCATGCGTATATGTTCGAATACATTATTGATTTTAGATGCAAATAATCAGCCCGTACATGCAAAATATATTGGTTCTAAAAAACATAATTCACTTTCAAATCAGTTGACTTGTAGATTCTGTGGTAAGTCATTCGTGATTCCCAATACAGGTCTTGTACAATGCCCAAATTTGCACTGTACATCTAGATTGTTTTCAAAAGTCATTCAGTTTTTAAGTGCCTTAAATTTAGAAATTCCAGATAAATCGGTTATTTTAAAATGGATTTCGTCTAAAGCTATTATATGTATTCCTGATATACTAGTTCTAGAGGATTACAAACGAATTAAAATCAATACGACTATTGCGGATATACTTAGATCTTTAGTTTCTGTAAAGCTGATCCCTAATCCTGAAATTTTTACACTATTTGCGAATGCTTGTAATAATGCTGTGGATTCCGTTCGATATTATGCTCAGAATCCAGATGGAATTAGTATTGATTTGAATTTGCATCATCCTGACACAAATAAATTACGTACATGGTTAAGTGATGCTTGTAATGTATCAGACTTGATTACAGTATTGGATAGTCCACAACTTGTTTTGCATAAATCTAATCGAAAATTTAATGGTGCTCCAATTTTTAGAGATAAATTGATATGCATTACAGGTGATTTTATTCATGGATCCATGTCTGATATACTTGCAATTCTTTCAAGTTATTCTGCCAATGTAACAACTGTATATCAATCTACAGTAGATTGTGTATTAGTTGGCGGAAAACAAGAAAATGTAAATGGAAAATTTATTGCTTCTGCTCATGCTGAAAATATTCCGGTTATGGATGAATCCGAATTTTTTGCTGCTTATGATATAGATACTGATTTGAAGAATAATTTTCTTCTATCATAAGATTTGAGGTGATGTTTAGGTATGAGTACACGACTTGTTGATAAATTAAAATCTAGCGTAAAACCTAAGAAATCAGAATCATGGCTTAGGTCTTGGATTTCAGGATCTATATTTAGAACAACAGATACACGTGGCAATACGGATTTAAATGATATAAAATCTAAAATTGATACTATGCGTGGTTTAGCAAGAGATTCTCAGATTGCAACTGCATTATCTTATTACGCTACAGATGCAACAACTACAAATACCGCTGGTCAAATTATATGGGGAACTTCAGATGTAAAAGACCTAGCTGATATTATCAATGGTTTATTCAAACGCTGGAATGTAAATGCATACGCACGAGATCATATTTTAGAACTTGCTACAATTGGAAATTTATATATCCCGACTACAGATATGTATCGAGATATCACATATCATACAAAAGAATCTGGAATCATGCTGGATAATAATACGATTCCAAATTCAGACTATGATATTATTCCATCTTCTAAGCTGTTACCAGAAGATGTGCTACATGTTTGGTATCATGGTTCTCCATGTGGTTATATCTATCAACAACAATCAGATTCAGATGATTGTATACGTTGTCCGGAATCTGCAATTATTCATTTTTCATTAGGTGGTTTATTGGGAGAATATACCATTGATACATCACAGCCAGATGGTTCTACAAAGACTTGGGATATTTTATTTGCAGAACCTCTTATGAGTAATGCGGTATCTCCTACACAAACATTGAATTTATTAGAAGATGCCGTATTACTTTCATCTTTGACTAGAGTTGTAAAGTTTGTAAATGTTGATTGCGGAAAATGTAATGATGAAGATGTAATTCGTAGTTATTTACACCAAATGAAAGACATGATAGAACAAAATATGTCGATTAACACTAGTAGTGGAGATACTCAAAGTTTTGTAAATCCGCAGTCCCCAAGTAACTTGATTTTCTTGCCTAAGATCAATGGTACTAATGCAGTCGATATTACAGACTTGAATATGGCTGATTTTACTGAAGCTGATAATAACTTATTAGATTACTATCAGAACAAAAAACTTTCTGTTCTTGGTGTACCAAAAGAAGCTATGAACTTTTCTTCCAATGAAGGTCTTGGTGGTGCTGGTGCAGTAATGTCACAACGATCCGCATTGTATGCAAATATATTAAATAGAATTGAAACTGCATATAAGGCCGGATGGACAGACGCATTGAATAAATATTTTCTAGCTAGAAATATGAGTAACTACGTAGACAAGTTCGAATTACACATGAATCCAATTATTACAACTCAATCCACGGTACAATTCGAAAAACGTGATTCTGCGTTGTCACAAGCAACAACTTTGTCACAGCTTATGAAAGAACTTGGAATTAATGATACTAAGGCTTATAAATCTGCCTTGTCAGAAATTCTTACTGAAGCTTTCCCACAGATAGGTTCTGATGCTACTTCTTGGGATATTGATTTAGATGACGGGGAGGCAAGTCCAGATGAATATTGATGTTAGTAAGGTATCATATTTATTTTTTCACGATTTAAAATCTTACAATAATACGAATTTTAGGACTCTATATAAATCTGATTTGTCAAATGTGACTCCAGATGTGATAAAGGCATTTAGTAGTGTTATCACTCGATATTTTATTTTTTGCGAAAAACATCCTGAATTATCTGATCTGGAACTTAGAATGCTATATTTTCAATTAAAGCTCGATATGATTGGAAGATATTTTTCAAATTATCCAAATACAAACAATGATGATTTAATAGCATTTCAAACCGAACTAAAGTACTATATATCAGATACAAAGGAAGATTTAAATGAATGAGCCATTACGATATAATATCTCTGATTGGCACCAACTTACATCTTGTCAATCTAATACTTGTCGGGATTTGAGAATTTTAATTTCAGACTTTATTCAAGATGATAGATTATCTGGTGTTAGAATTCAAATCTATCATGATAATTATGGAGTTATATTTTCTTACATTACAAATGCATCCGGAACTATGTTATCATGTCATCCAGATTGTAATATGCATTCTGAATTTTCAACTTCTTTGATCTTATCAGAGCTTGCAAAGTACGGATTCTTTGTTACATTTAATCCTAAACCTTATTTATCTGGAGATCTACTTCAGTATTTGATGTCTATTAAATCATTTGGATTTGATAAACTTCGTATATTGTCAGTATATACAATAGAAAATCATATACAAAAATACAAATATTATGTAGTAGCATTTAATGTGGATTTAAATCCAAAGTGGCTAGATACAATGTATTGTGCATCTAATGATGAATTTTTAAAGTCTATAGCAAATGCATCTGCATTAAATATATCTGCTTTATCTCAGACCAGAAAATGGAATTGGTCGTGGTTAGATTACATTGCAGATATTAATGATATTTTGGAGGATAATGCATAATGGATAGTAGAGCAATTGCACTTGTAACTGAGTATGTAAAATCACATTTAGATGCAACGGATATCAATCCCGAATTTGAAGTGTATACTGTTTGGAAAGTTAAAGTGCTTCAAAATTGGAAGTATCTTGTTTCTACTACATTGTTTGACGGTATGTATTATGAGCTAACATACAATGGTGACAAACATGAATGGTATCTTGACGCTTACAAGAAGTTTGAGAACAAAGTGATTTCAGAGTGATAAGGAGTTAATTATGAAAAAATTATTCATTTCCCAGCCTATGAAAGATAAGACAGATGAACAGATTATATCTGAAAGACGGATTGCACTACAAACTGCAATGCAATATTTGAATGAAGAAGTAGAAGTTATCGATAGTGTTTTTCGTGATATTCCAAAGGATGTAAATCCACTTTGGTGTCTAGGACAGGCTTTAAAATTGATGTCCACTGCCGATGTAGTATATTTCGCTGACGGATGGCAAAATTATAGAGGTTGTAAAATTGAACACGATTGTGCAGAAGCTTATGGGCTTCGAATTTTATAATTAGGTACTACGGTTATGCTTAATAATCTTATTGGATCAGATATACAATTAATGCGAAATCGATATGATGAAGCGTTAACACTACAGGGGATTCCATGTAAATATCAATATCCACTATTTGCAGATTCCAACGCACAAGGGGAACCTGTAATTGATAGTTATTCCGATATGATAGAAACTCAAATATTCTTTGATGGAAATCCAAAGGTAAAAACTTATAAGCGGTTTGGTTGGGTTGTTGAAAATGATAAAGACCTTCCATTTTTAGTACATTGCAGTTTTAATTTACAACATCTACAGAAAGATTGTTTGTTTCATTTATCTGGTCAATATACTGGAATGCAAGACCGAATATTTCGAATTACCGAACTGACATGTGATTTGCAAGCACCTGATCATATGATTGCACAAGTTGTTCCTGTATATGATAAAAACCCTGTAGGATCAACACCAAAAGAAACATCTCATAAATTTACGAAATCTAATTATTTTCTTCAAGATCAGGTGGATTATCGTGGAATGCCAAGAACTGAACTTCCAGGAGATGCATAATAGGTGATATATGTATGCTATACTGTTATGATAATGCAATTGTAGATGACTTAATTCAAAGTTTCAACCCAAATTCTGTACAGAATCCAGTAGTTAAGGTGATTTCTCCAGATAAAATACTTGGACTTGCTGCACAAATTCAGGGTGATAAAATATCATTTCCAATTGTAGCATTAAATCGAGATGAATCTACTAGCATTGATTTAGATCGAATGAATTTTACACGAATGCACTTTGGTATTCAGTCTGTTTTAGACACTGAAACAAATGAATTATATTATGAGAAATCAATCCCGATAAAATTATCCTATGATTTAACAGTTCTTACTACAAATACCGCTGATAGAGATGAACTTCTAAAAGAACTTCTGTTCAAATATGGAAATATGTATTTTTTAACGATTCAACTTCCGTATTACTGTAAGCGTAAAATACGATTTGGAATTACATTGAATACTGAGTCCGAAATACGTCATTCCTCTGGAAATTTTGAGTATTTGGAAAATGGACAGTTATATCAAACAATTATTCCATTACGATGTGAAGGATGTGTATTGGTCAGCTATACACCAGCAAAATTAAAGCGAACAGTATATGAAATTGAATCTGATTTGAAATAACCTTGTATATTATAAATTACTTAGGTGGTGATTTATGTGACGTACAAAAATCTATCGAATACCACAAAGACTTTTTATGGTGTAACATTTAAGCCTGGGGAATCTCATGATGTTCCAGGATTTATTACAAATTTAGATTTTATTATCGTTGATACAACAGAATCCGAATTAAAGTCAACAGAAAAGAAATCTACAACACGATTAGCAAAGGTGGGATCTACAGATGGCGGAGATAATAATTAATGAAATATCTCAAAATTATACCTACAATATAGGTACAACAACTTATGCGACTGTTGCGATGCCGATTACCGCAATGTGGGGACCTGCATATATGGATCCAACTAGTTTACTTGGTGATGACGCTACTGTCGATGACGTATTAGAACAAACTGAGTTTAAGCATTTTCCAGCAACTCAGACCGGATTAGAATCATTTGTTTCTACATATCGTGGACCTGAGTCGAACTATCGAAGAGCTGAGGATTATTCGTATCAAATGGCAGTTACGCTTTTAACTGCTGGTTATGATGTCTTAGTATGCAGAGTTTGCCCAGGTGCAAAGGCATATGGAAATCTTAAAACATATGAGATTGGAAAAGAAGATCACAGTATTACATTTACTGCAAAATATCCAGGATCATTCGGAAATAATATTCAGATTGCTTTGACAAAGCATCATTCTGGTGCATCTACCAGTGCTGCAAAGTATTGGAATTTAATTATCTATGTAATTGATTCCTCTGGAACTAAATCTGCAGTTGAAAATCATATTTTTGTATTTGATCGAGACAAGTCTACAGATTCTATTCCACACATTAGTGAATTAGAATCAAACTTTATCACGATATCTACGACAATCGCTTTAGATACTTACATCTTTGATCCTAAGAGTGACACTGCATATTGTACTTTGACAAAGGGTTCTGATACCTATCAGTCAAAAAAATCATCTGCATCTGACAAGTGGACAGAAGCATGTGAAATTGCAAAATCTAGATATACATTGGCTGGATATGCATCTGTAGATGCTTGTAAATACATTTCAGCTTTTACATCTGCTAGTAATTCTGTAGATTCTATTATTGCAGATGTTCAATTGCATAAAGAATGGGTTTATACCGCAGCTTATCATGTATACGACCTGCTCCAAGACAAGCTTAATTATAATCCACAGCGTATCATTAGTCCAGGATGGGATGATCAGGATATTTGTTCTGTTACGAACTCTTCTGATTTAGTTGAGATTACAGATATTTCTCCATTACACAAAAAGATTATGGAAACTGCTTATAAAAGTCGATGTGCTACTGGATTTATTGATATTCCTGTATCCGAAAAACGTAGTGATGTTTATAATGAAACTAGTGAAAATGGTGGTTATGCACAAAAGCTTGCAAGATCATCATCCATTGGTGGGTTAGACTCTAGTGCATCTCTGTTTTCTACACATTCAGCATTGTTTGGACCATGGGGAACTTATAAGTATGTTGGTACCAGCAAGCAGTATTTAGCATCACCATCATTCTTAGCACTAATGCTACAACGTTCTATGATTTTGAATCAATCATTACAGTATGAATGGGCACTACCAACAAACCGTAAACATACATTGCGAATTGGCAAAATGCAATATAAAGTTCCTAAAAAAATTTTGGATAATTGGCAAAAACTTGAAGGTGTTGGAGTCAATGTAATCACTGAGATTCCGGAACTAGGTTTGAATGTATGGGGAAACTCTACATTATTTGAAGTTCCTCCAGCAACATATCAGGCTTTGGCAAACCTTTCAACTAGATTCCTTGTAAATGCTGTAAAAGATATCGTGTATAAATGCGGGATTTCTATTACGTTCCAGTATAACAACGAACAAGCATATAATAAATTTTATGCCGGTGTAACACCAACTTTGGATACTATGAAAAATGTTGGTGCTATTTCAGATTATTATGTAGTGATGTCCGCAGATATCAATGGATTAGATCAAGTAAATGCTAATACGGTAATCGGTAAGGTATATCTTGTAATTAATGGTGTTGTGAATGATATCAAAGTAGATCTAATTGCATTACCACCTGGGACAGATCTTACACAATATAGATCATAAATAGGAGGATATTATTATGTTTACACCTCTATATATGGGTACAAATCATATGCTTGGACTTGACAATTTTGTCCCCCTTACATCAAATAATTTCGAAGTGCGAATCTATAATATGGATGGTTCAACTCCAACGGAAAATGCTGATCTTTTAACATTGTCTACAGATGAAGTAGGTTCTATTCAAGAAGAACAAGATAGTATTGTTGTTCATTATGGTAACGGATTGATTAAGTTTCCGAGTAAAGTTACATTCTCAGATGTAGATTGGACATTAAACTGTTATTGTGAACCAAATGTTCTAGAAGCTTTGAGAAGCTGGAGAAGACAAGTATATGATCCTGACACTGAAAAAATGGGTTTACCATCTGAGTATATGAAACAAGTTTTCTTCATTAAATATGATGGACAAGGAAACGCACGTGATGTAATCCGTTGTCCAGGTACATGGATTGGTGCACTCGATAATGGTGCTATGAATCAGACAGGTGGAGATATTGTAAAGGTTAAAGTTCCATTTGTTATATCTCGTGCTATTTATATGAAACCTAGTGACTTTAGATAATCGAAATAAACCTTAAACTTTAAGGAGCGTTGTTTATGCTGTCAGAAAAAATTGAATTGCTTGGTAAGAATCTATATACAGATATTCCGAAAGTACTTACATTACACAGTATTCCAACTGCATCTGAACTTGAATATGTTGGTAGTGAGGATTTTAATGCTGTAATGCTTGATAAGATACTACCAGATGCAATCGAAGAAAAGATTGATTTTCGAAATCTTTTGGAAATTGATTATTACTGGATTTGTAGATGCTTACGAATTTTGAATTTTGGACCATACTATACAACTAACACAGTGTATTGTACTTCATGTGGTAAAACTTCTTATGGAGATTATCGTGTAAACTTGAATACTATTAACTGTGTTCCAATTCCAGATGAATTTGTAAACGATGTAGTAGTTTCTAAGGATGAATTCCTAGATTTTAAGGATGATGTGCATTTGCACCTTCCAACAATTCAGCAGATTTTAAATAGTCAAAAGGACAAAGCATTTCAACAGTCTGATGGTAGTTCCAATTCTGAATTAGCACGAATCTGTTATATGGTATCATCTATTGGCAATCGAAAGAATCTAAATCCATTTGAAATTAAAATGATTATTCAAAATGAAATCAGTTCTGCAGATTATATCATTTTAAAGAATCTTGTATATGATATGTGTGATTTTGGATTGAGAATTGCAGGTACTACGCAATGCCCAAAATGTCATAGTATGGATGCACAGTTTGTAGCATTTACAAATGATAAATTTTTTCGTCCGACCTTGGGAGATCTCAGGGAATGGAAACACAATAGAAGTGCAGGGAAAACAACGGACATATCAGGAACTTCGTCAACAACTGTATGAAAATATTATTGATGAAGCATTATTTATTGCAAGAGCTTCGGAAGGTGCAGTATCTGCTGAATGGATTATGGAACAGCCGATTTTTGTTCGAAAAAAGTATGTAAAGCAATTTACCGCTGAACTGCAAGAACGTGAAAGACGTTTACAAACCAATAAGAAGAAATGATTTGTTGGAGGGTGGAATGAATTTTCATCCTCCAATTTTTATAGGATGGTGATAATATGCCTACAAATTCTAGTGATATATTTTCTGAGCTGTCAAATGATACAAATAATCAAAATTCTAGTGATCCTATAGAGCTTCAACTTTTGCGTTCTATTGATAATACAGTAAAAGATATTTTGAAATTAGGATCTTCTGTATCGCAGGCGAATGCATCTAGTTTTATGGCTGGTTCTACAGGAAATCCTACATTTGGTTCAAAGCCTGCTAGTTTTCGTGGATCTGTGAAAAGTACAATATCTAATTTTTCTGATGAATTTAAGCGTGAATTTAAAAAATCTATTTTTGATGCTTTAGTTGGATCTGATTTCAAAAACCAGATGCAAAGTATTTTTACTGATCTTGCGGATGCAATTGGTGTATCACTAAGTGATTTACCAGGAGCTTTAGGATCTCAACTTGGTAAGGGATTAATAGATCTATTTAAAAATTCAAGTGCTGGAAAAACCGCATCAACTTATATGGATGCAGCAAAAAAGAAATTATTTGGATCTATCCAATCTGCATATACAAATACACGTGGTGCATATATCCAATATCAAGATAAAAAGACTGGAGGTGCATACAGTCGTACTGTTGCATCTGATTTAAGTCATAGATCTGCTGCATCTACTAAATCTGGAACATCTACTACAAAATCTATTTTTACCTCAAAGCAAAGCACTGCACCTGATTTATCTCACTATGGAATGAGTAGTTTAATAATTAACGCACAGCATGTTATGCTAAATACGTCTGAAAAATCAATACCATTAGGTGGTGGATCGGATTTAGGACAAGTAAAAAGTATGCTTTCAGAGAAATTTGGATCTGAAATCGTAGATAATGTTGAAGATGAAGCGATGTCTAAGATTTTATCAGCAGCAAAATCATCAAACAAATCAGAATTAACCAAATTGCTAGGGGATACATTCGGAACTTTTGCAAAATCTAAAGGGGTTGATATTGGAAATCTTGCTGAATCTATATTCAGTACATTTGGAAGCACAGGTGCTGCAAGTGCCGCAGGAACAACCGCTGCTGCAAGTGCTGGAACTGCAACCGCTGCTACAACAACATCTGCAACTGCTGCTACTGGTGCAGCAGTTGCTGGGGTAGATGCTGCCGGAGCTGCATCAATTGCTGGATTAGTAGGTGCACTAGGTACTGTAATTCTGCCAATTCTAGCAGTCAGTATGGCTATGTGGGCATTATCCCCAGCAATTGAAGCAGTTACAAAGGCTGCAAAAGATGCAAAGAAAGCAGCTGATCGATATAATAATAGCCGTGAAAAATCTATTGAATATTATAAAGATCGATTGTCTGCAGATATTCAAACTATGGTAGAAGAGCCATTTAATATCTTGAAATCCGCAGCAAATGAACTTTATGATGCTTGGGATAATCAAATTCGAAAGATTAATGGAACTCAGGGCTATAGTAAAGATGATTTACAAACATTAATTGGAAATTTTGCGGAACGCCTTAGAGAAGAAGGACTTACTAAAGTTGTAAGTGCTAGTTCTATTACCGAAAATCTAGCAAAAGTTTTAGATTCTGGATTAAGTGGAAAAGTTGCTGAAGAATTTGCATACTTAGCTACAAAATTAAATGCGGCAATCCCAACTCAGGATTTCTTTTCCTATGCTAGTACGTATTCTTCTATTGCCGCTAATGCAATTCGACAGGGCAAATCTCAATCAGATGCAATTACAGAAGCAAATGAACAATTAGAAGGATTTGCAAATAACATTTTGTATGCAAGTAGAGAAGTTGCAGGTGGATTTACAACTGGATTGAAAGATGCTGAAAATCTATTTACTCAGTCTGTACAAATTGCACAGGCAAGCAAAAGTGGAAATGCTACTGAAATTTCAGCAGTTATGACAGCAGTATCTGCTGTTACTGGCGCAATAGCTCCAGACTTAGCACAATCTATGACAGATGCCATATATAAGGCTGCCACTGGTGGTAATAGCTCTGAGATTGTTGCTTTACGATCTTTAGCAGGCATCAATGCATCTAATACAGAATTCTTGAAACAATTGGCAAATGATCCAAAATCCGTATTTGCAAATTTATTTTCAGAGCTTGCAAAACGTCAAAATATGTCACAAGATGCATATATGGAAGTAGCAGAAGGTCTATCATCTATTTTTGGTGTATCTGCGGATGCATTTGCCAGAGTTGATTTTAATTATTTAGCGAATGCAATATCATCTATGGACTCTAATAGTGATGCATTACTAGATAATATGAATCTACTTGCATCTGGTCAAACAACAACTACTGCTGAACAACTCAAAATGCAGCAAATTAATGAATACATGCTAGATGAAGGTCTATCTTATGTATTAGATAATGCTGCCGCTAGATCTATACAAGAAAATATGTGGGCAGAACAACGTGCACAAAAGCTTATGGAAGCAACTTATGCAGTAGAACTAAAAGGATCTGCACTGGAATTCTTAGAAGGAATTCGAAAGACTATTGATAACATTCAAATGTTTGTAAATCCAGTTGGAATCGTGTCAAAGGTTGCATCTGGTATTAATAACTTAATTAGTACTGCAAAAGAAACTCATGCGCAAAATGTAGATACGAAACGATTACTTGAACTTGGAAAAGTCGGAAATGGTAATTCCACATCTTTATATCAACTGACAACACGTGGAGTAGATTTAAATATTACGGATGACATTGTTACCTTAATGGGTGGAACTTCTGCATTTCAATCAGAAGAATCAAAGCGTAAGGGAAATTTAACTGCTTATGCACCATGGAATGCTGCCTACGATGCTATAACTTCTGGATTTAGTAGATTATCAAATCGAATTTATGCAGCATTTACAACTTTTGGATCATCTGATAAATCTATATCATCTGCATACAGTTGGGGAACTATTGGAAAAAGTGCTGCTGCATATAATTCTACTGAATCTGGTAATGAAGTTGCTGGTATATCCCTTCTGAAAGCAAGTCAATCAGAACAGGCAAATGCAAAAGCATCTATCAAAGCTGAAAATAATAATGTTCAAAAGTTTCTTGGTACCATGGAATCATTTTTATCAGAAACAAATGGGGAAGGAAGCTATGAAGATTGGATTAAAACTGCAACTCGATTCCAGATCTCCGATTTTAATGCTGCACTAGAAGATGTAGGCTTAACTAACGAATCTGTAAAAGGTCAGTTTGAATCATATCAAACAGAACAAGGGGTTAAACTCAAACAGGAAAGAGAACAAAGAGAAGACCAGTTTTGGATTGATAATATTACACAGTTAACCACTGCAAATACATGGCTAGAAACAATATATAATAAGCAGTGTGAGTTCTTTGATGATTTTATATTATATCATGCTGATTTTCTTGCTTATGGCGGTGAATCTGGTAGCTTCACTGCATATCAAAAAGCATTTGATGCGTATTGTGCAAATTGGTCAGATTATTATATAAAACATACTGCTTATAAATCAGCTGTAGGCTATAATAGTTCTAGCTGGGATAAGGTTAAGAATGCAGAAAATTCAAAGTCTAGAGATGCTGTATATGCATTGGCTGCTGCGCTTACAAAAAATAGTGTTGATCTATTAGATCCAACTGTACAAACTAATGTTTTACTGTCTGAAATACTTCAGATTGTAAATGCTATTTTACAGCAGGGGATCAATTCTTCTGATGGACAATCATTAGTTAATTCATTATCTGCAATGGCAATAGGTGTAAATCATCTAAAGTAAATACAACCTTGTATAATTATAATGCATTTGTACGTAATGGAGGATTAGATATATGGATTTTATTACATTTCCAGTTGCAGCTACGAATATATTTCCGTGTGCAAACACAACAAATGGAGGTCAGCTTGTAACTGAATTCAATTTGAGGTCTAGAGAAAGTATTTCCACTTCTCAATCTGTTTCATATATGATTGGACCATCCTATGTTCATAGTGAACGAGATTTTTATGTAAGTATTGGTTCTTCAAGTTCAGATATATTTTCAGATGAATCTGATTTATCAAATCCTGCAACAATTAGAATTAGTGAAGGATCAGGTGTTATTAATGGTCATTTTGTTCAAACTTTAGTTCCAATGATTGTTGATATTGCACCTTATGCAAGTCAATTATCTGGGCATCTTAGCATCGGTTTTCGAATTATGTATAGTACTGAGATGACAATGGCAGGCGCAATTTTAGCAGAGAATCAAGATAATTATTATGAAGGTGTTCAGGTAGTTATATTGCCAACGTCTGATTTCAAACTGCCTGAAGATGTACCGGATGATCAATCCTTAGTTACAGCTCATATTCTACTTGCTACATTTGATTATTATAATGGTTCTATAACCAATATGAAACAGAATTATCCTAATAAATGTGTAATTCTTGATGCAGATCGAATTGCTAATGTAGATAAGCTTTTAACTGATGACTATCTGCATAAATCCGGTTTGAATTATAAAAAATTCTATACGTTTGCTGGAAAAGGTAAAGATCCAAAAACTCAGTTAGACACTTGGTGCGATACAACAGATGCTCTTATGATTTGGGATACTAAACCAGAGCCTCTAACACCAACTGAATTTATTGAGAACGCAAAGGATCAAGGACTGTCAATTCAAACTAATGTATCTGCATATACATCTATGAGAAATCTTCTTGCAAGATATCCAGAAGCACTGTTTGATTCACTTCCTACAGATGAAGTTGCACTTGTTGTACCACATAAAGAATTAGATTACCCAATTCACACATCTAATGGAACACAACAAATGTATCCTATTAAGGTATATAAGTTACCAGTAGCAGATTTCATTAGTAATACGTCTGGAACTGTAGATAGAGCTTATACGATGCATGTGAAGGACATCACTCAAAAAATCAATGATTTATATCATTTGACATCTGGCAAACAACGTTGCTATATTCCTATTTTAAATAGTCGAGATGATCTACCAGACGTAAATCAGCAGTGGAATACTGGAGATTATATATTAGTCGGACAAGATAATACAATTGATATTACAGATACGGATTATACACAAGCACCTGCTTCTATTTATGTTGTAATCCCTGGAATCGTAAAAGCTATTAAATATCGTGGATGTGGCGAAAATTTAACATCTGAAACGGTTAACCTTCCATCTGGTGGTGGTACATTACCTCCAGACGGTGTACTGATTCAATCTATTAAGCAATCAGAGGTTCCGGATATACAAGATCCAGCAATTTATAATCCTTATTTTCATCTTACTGAAAATGAATATCGTGGAACTATAAATACAGATTATTTTGCAATTGATGTTCCTGTTATTGATTCATCTACCCAAGAACAAAAGTTAGATCCAATTAGTAAGTTGCCATTGTTTGATCGATATTTTTATACCGTATCAGATTCTGGTAAAAAAACATATACAGATCCTCCGATTTGGCTTACAGATGAAATCCCATTAGCACAAACAGATCGAATTGGTGGATTTTTAAATGTTGAAGATACCGCAACTGATGCAGGATATATTATACGTGATGATGAAGGTCATCTTAGACTTATTGATTATGCATTATTGCGCTCTGGTACTTTAGCATATCAATTAGGAGAAGATTTTGAAACTTCATCTGGATTATCTATCTCTGAAATTCAAGCACAATTAGATGAATATGTCAATGAAAGAGTTGCGTTTCCGAATTCTCGGCAGATGAATAAAGCAATCACAAATAGTGATACTTATATTCCGGATGAAATCAATATTATAATTCATTTGTCTGCAGCTACTGAAGATGAAATTTCTGCAAAGTCTACAACTTTGACAATACATTCTATCGATTCTAGATTTAATACCCATATCAATTTGAAAATTCAAGGGACTGCAGATTCTAATACAATTATCAATATTGTTGACTGTGAAAAAGTTCGAATTGATAGCATTTCAGGGACTCCAACTGTAAATATCTACAGATCTTGCTTGTATTATGATTATAATATTCTAAATTATTTGGCACTTGGAACAATTTCAGATCTTAGACTTTGGTATGTAAAACGGTTAGAAACAGATCCAGAGTTACTTGTGGATTATATGACAGTACGAGAATTTGATACACCAATCAATGCTACATCAACGGATTTTTATGCAGACTCAATTCCAAACGATAATCATTTTCTATATGGGTTACAAAGTCTTACATTTTCTAGTGATGGAACAATTGTTGGATGTTCAATTTTAGTACGAAATGATTCTACATCGAACATTAAAGAGGGAAAATTTATCATTGGTGGTGATTTTTCTATTCCACAAGGTGGATCTTTAATGTATCCAACTAAGCTGTTGCGAAAACAACTGAAAATTACAGGACAATTTGTATCCGCATATCATTTAACAACTCCGGATACTTGGATGGTTCAGAATACAAGTTTTACAGCATTAAGTCAAGTAGATAATTATTCTGCTACTGGTCAGCATAATACTATTTCTGGTTCAATTACATTTTTAGTAGATGCATTTTATGTAGATAATGCTCAAATTCTAATTGGTACTGGATCATCTAGTGTAGATAGTATTGATGGCTGGGATCCGTCTAAGTATCATATATTCTACGGTGGAACATTATCGTGAAGTAGGTGTGATGCATTTTGTTTGTACATGACGTTATAAAGATAAAATATGTATCTAGCGGTTATTTACAAAATTATCCGTATCATTTAATTTCTGATAAAGAAATGATGCATGCTTTTTTAGATACATCTACTGCATCTGGATATTTTTATGATCAATATCCGTGTATCAATTTAAAATACAAATCGAAGTATGATACCCTGGTAAATGCAATTCAATATCATACTAATATGTATTTGTCATCCCATTCTTATACAATTCCAGATTGGGTGTATTCCTATATGCTTGGAACTACAGTTGGTATCCATAGTGATAGTATGGATATTCATGATTTGCTGGTATTATTAGATGCTGATAATATTGATGATGAATTTTCAAGTAGTGCATTTGAATTGTGTTATAAAGAAAGCAACCGATGGATTACAAGACAATCTGGATTATCTGCATCTGATAGGTATGTGATAATTGACAATGATAAAATAGATACACGTCCACCAACATTTTTTGGCGAACCACATGTTATAAAAAGTCTAAGATTGAAATCAGCTTCTCCGTTTACTTAATCTTTGAAAGGATGGTATAAATGCAGTTTTTAATAATCAATGTTCCATCCACAGACGGATCAACTAGTACTACATTGTCAGATATTTCAGATCAAGTAGGTTCTAGAAATGTAGACGCTGTTTTGGCATTAAATAATATCAGTAGAACAAAGGATATTGGTTTAGAACTATCTAAGCTATATGCATCCTTAAACTTGTCTGAAGTATCAGAAGTCGATTATTCTAAGAAGCTAGCTATCTTAAATACCTATACAGAAGATTCTGATGTATTTGAATATGCAGCTTTGCAGTCTGAATATGATTGGAAAGTACTTGCTTTAACAGGCAGTTTTCGGAATACCTTGAAGATACCTGAAACTTTTACAATTCCATCTGCTTCTAATGTTATTGGTAATGGTGACCCGATTAGTCAAGAGATATATAATAAATCTGTTACAATGTTACAGTCTGATGCATATAATCATTCAATTGATCCGATTCTGTTTAATTCTTATGATTGCAGAAATGTATCTCAAATTGGTGGATACTCTATATCAAATGTAAATCCAATACAATGGTTTAAGCTTCCATGGGGACAAATATCTTTATATTCTTCAATTGGAAATGAATCTATAGATTTCCCAGTATATCCAGAAGAATTAAAGGATTCTAGACAAGCAAATTATGAGACCATGCCAGATTTAATTTATCAGTATGAACCATTTCAAGTATACAAGAGTTCTGGTCCAAGAACCAATACATTTACATTTAAAATGCATCGTGATATGTGGACTGGAAATCATTTGGATGGTAATTGCAATAAACTGATTCGATTCTGTGAAGCAAACTGTTTTCCTGAATATAATGGAGCTTCGGTTCAGATTTCTACAGTTTCACTTTATATTGCAGGTTATAAATACATCTCTGGAATTTTGACAAATGTAGATAAATCATGGGATGGTCCGATTGGTCAAGATGGATTTTATTTGAATTGTCAGTTAGAACTTACAATCATAGAAGTATCAGAATCTGCATTAAATTATACCTCTGTAAAAAATAAAGGATTGATCTCATGAACACTTATGAAAAACCAATTTATTATGATACTGTAATTCCATATAAAACTTTAGATAACGGTGGTATACAGTATACAGTATGCAGAGAATTTAATCATATCAGTCGATATCGATGTTTAAGACAAATTATACATTGTCCAAATGAAGATTCTAGATATATCTCATTAGAAAATATAGGTACAATTTTGTCAGATGCAGATTTTCAGTATTATGATGTTCCACTTACTGAAGAAAATCGATTAGATTTAATTGCATATCGTTTTTTTGGTTCTGCACAATATAGCTGGATTCTTAGTTATTTCAATAATATTGAAGATGGATACACGGTACATGCAGGACAAAAATTACGTATTTTAAAGAATTTGACTTCACTATTCAACAATAGAGAACTATTAGCACCTGTTTCCGCAATGCAATTAAATCTTGGTACAGAGTAAACAAAACCGACAGTGTTGATTTCATTCCAAAACGCTGTCGGTTTTTCTACCAAATATTTTGTGACTATAGTTCTGTGCTTACATTACTTAATCATTGGATTCGTCTTCAGTATGTTTGGAATCAAATGTGTTTAGGGTTGCATATGCAATAAGCATTATTATATATTCTGCAGGTTCACGTGATCCATTGTTCCATTTTTGTGCTGTTGTGTACGGAATGGTCATCCAGTTACACATCTGCTTCATGGTTTTATATTGCTGTACTAGAGCAGGAAATCCTTTTTTTCCTATAGCATAGATTTTTCGCAGTATATCAACTGCACTGTCCGTGTCATCCATCCATTCTTGCCAACCTCTTTCCATGATGTATCGTTCTTCATTATCATATTCTTTTGCTTCCCCATACAATGTGCGAAATGTTTCAAAGTCCAACATGTTATAACCTCCTGATTTTAAAACGGTCTAAAACGATATTTGCTGTCGTCAAAATACCGATCTTCAACGGCTTCCATTGTCTCTTCGAGAGTTTTGAATTTTTCAACAACTTCGTATTTTCCTGCTGCAATAGATTCATCAACAGACATTTCATCTTCCAGTGCTTCTGTTGTTGGTGTAAGTATTGTCCACATATAGATCATCTCCTTTTTGTTTAGAGCCACACCAGCGAGTGGCTTTTTGACTTTTTATTTAGGCTGGTGTCTTTATATACTCTACACGATACGTATAGCCATACTGCTTGCAGTATTCGATACACATTTTTTCCTCAGATGCTGTAAAACATCCGCCTGTTTCATTTATAACGTAAATTTTGACTCTCATTTTTTGATCCTCCGTTTTTATTTAACGGATATGCCGGATGGGGATTTTCCTCGTTTCGTTGCAATTTTCAGCGACACTTTTTTGATTTGTCAATGACTCCAATAATAATCCTCTTCCGACTGACGCATAAGAACCTTTTCTGCATGATCTGGAGTAAAATTGCATACACGAGGATAATCACAGAAGTCATGATCTTCCCAGAATTTTTTTGCTTCGTCCAGAATTTCAAAATAACGCTGGATGGGGAAATCTGTTCCAAATGTGGCGTATGTGCAACGGTACAATGTTTTAAGCTGTCTTTTCATAAGTCATTTTCCTTTCTTTGTTGTGAGCTTTATTTTGCTCTGTTTTTTATTTCTATACTAAGTATACACCCAATGGGTGCAGATGTCAATATGTTTTAGTGCTTTGTGCACATTTTCTCTGTATTGCACAAATTAAGTGACATCGACTTGTGCATTTTGTATTTATAAAAAATCTATCATGATTTAGGAATTAAATACGTTTAAAACCTTAAATACTAATGATAACTTTTTAGAAGTTGTCATTATTTTTATATTGGGGAGGGTGAATCTATTGAAAAAACAACCATTTTGTAATTTTACATTAGCTGGTGTAAGTATTACAGATTTTGGACTAAAGGTACCATCCCCATTTGCATCATTAGAATTAAGTAATAGTGAAATACAATCCATGACATCTTGGACTTTAAATTGTACAGTAACTGGTGATGCATCAAAGAGTATAAATATTGCTGCATTTGAAGCTTTGTTATATAGTTCTGCACAGGCTGCATCTCAGTATTCTAATTCTAGTGGTATTCCGGTATCATTTGTATTTGGATGGCTTGATGATTTTGGAAATGTATCAGAATGTCTTTCTTATCAAGGATTTACAATCAAATTTAGTGTATCTACAACTGGATTATATATGAATTATAAGATTACTGGATATGCATCCCTAGCGATTCAAACAAGCATGCCAGTTTTACGTATTCCGGCAATTAGTGGCTTTGTACAACCATCTGCAGTGTTAGAAGCACTTGCAAATGCTATAAAAGCAACATCATATTATCAACTTGATATTGACCATAATGATGCTCCTACATTAGTAAGTCATGGTCCACTTACAACTAGTTTCAATCAATATGTACGTGGGGAATTTTCCGGTGTTGATGACTATTCTACATTTCCTGGTTTGCTACCATTATCCAAATCCTATAATAGTTCCCGTGAAGCTGGTGGTCTTGTTCGTGATGTACGAAAACTTAGTCAAGTTATGAATGCTGTCGATGCATCTAATGTATCAAATTATTTAAAAATCAGCAATACCGATACTACTCCACAATGTTCCTCATTTTCATATTGGGTGGACGAACCGACAATGACACATCCTGGAACAATTCACTATAAAAGCAACGCTGGTATGATGACATCTCATAGTAATGATGTATTGGAATATGGAACTAGTAATGGAAATGTTATATCTATCAATGGTTCCTATGATGGTGTTGCTTATAATATGACTGATATGAATTTTACCCAAATTGGATTCTCTGTAGATGGTAGTGGTAACACGATTGTTCAAGATGCACAAGTAGTAAATAGCTGGAGTAGTTCATTAGCAGATGCATTTCAAACTGTAAATATTGTAAATGATATAAATGCATTAGCATCTCAGTTCAGTGGTGATTTTACAATACAGATACCTGGAACTGTAAACACTTATAATGTTGCTCAACCAGTTACTTTAATTGTTATGTCAGGAAATACACTTTCACCTATTACAGGAATATATAACGTGGTATCTGTATCGCATACAATCAGTAATACATTTATCACAACCTTAAAAATACAACGACTTGTAATTAGTAATGCTAATAAGGTTGCAGCATCTCAGGGAATTTATATATCTGGAAGCAATAATTACGCTAATAATTCCTATGAAACTACAAGTAATGTAATTTCTCCATATAAAGTAGAATTAGGGGATCTATATCCTAATTTTGAACATATGTATACGGTGTGATTAAACATGAGTTATAAGACTTATCAAACGTGTTATATTACAAAGTCAACTGGAAACATACTTGTTCCCTGGATTTCTTCTGAAAAATCTGAATGGTATCAAATACATCATGGATTTCATACAGGATTAGACATTGAAGCCAATGAAATCTATAGCTGGGAATCTGGAGTTGTAACACAGATTGGACAATCTGAAAATAATCTATATAGCGTAACAGTTCAGTATTCTGGACAAATTTCATTGAGATATATGCATCTAAAGTCAGTCTACGTTAATACTAGTGATGTTTTATTTGCAGGATCATTTATTGGAATTGCTGATAAACACGTGCATTTTGAACTGCTTATAAATGATCCGAATTCATCAAATTGGCCTGTCAGGATTGGTACCATTACATACTATAAACATGATCCGGAAGATTTGTTTACTGGTAAAATATTACTGAATGCAAATGATAACGCTCAGTGCTATTCTGCAAATTACCAAGAATCCTCATTGTTTCAATTTGACAAATTTACTGGTTCTGAATTTTCAAATAATCGTGGGTGATCCTCATGTCGAATTCTAGATTAGTATCATATTCAGATACTCGTACACAAAACTATAATGATCGAAAAGGTCCAATCTCAAAAATTACAATTCATCATGCAGCTGGAAAACTCACGTTGTCACAATTTTCAGACATTTTAAATTCCGGAAGAGAAGTTAGTTGGAACTATGCAATCTCGTATGATGGTGAAATTGGATTGTATGTTCCAGAACAATATCGGGCATGGACATCTTCTAGTGAAGCTAATGATACAATTGCGGTTACAATTGAAGTTTCCAATTCAAGTGTAGGAGGAAATTGGCCTGTTTCTGATAAATCCTATGCAGCTTTAATAAATCTCTGTGAGGATATATGCAGAAGAAATGGAATTAAATCATTAAATTATACTGGAAACGCTTCTGGAAATCTGACAATGCATAAATTTTTTTCTAGCACAGATTGTCCAGGACCTTATTTAAGTAGTAAGTTTCCGGATATCGTAAGTAAAGTGAATACTAGACTTGGATCTCCTAGCAAACTAACATACATTACAAATTCAAACACTTCTGAATCTACTTCTGCTGGATATGCTATGACTGGATCTACAGATTCAGCGGATTTGTTTATTGATTACACATCATTTACGCCATATTTGGCTACGATCCCAAGAAGCTTGAAATCCGTGAATTTTAATCAATTGAAATCTTCTAGTGTAATTGGTGTATTACTAGAATCTGGAGTATACTATGATACGATACATATGCCAAAATCTGTTTATCGTAATCCAAATTTAGATACTCAGATCTCCGGTGCAATTAAGTCTGGATTATCATTTGGATTTTATACACCAGTTCGGTCTCGTAGCACAAATGACGCAATTCTTGAATTAGATGCATTACAGCTATGCATACAAAAATATAATCCTACATTGGGAGTTTGGTTACAATTACAATTTACGAATTCAATTAGTCAGAATGATGCCATTTTAGACATCTATAAAAAACGACTTACAATATTAGGACTAAAAGGAAAAATTGGGCTATATTGTTCTCGATCCCAGTTAAAACGAATTAGCTGGAAATCAAAATGTAATGATTGGCTTTTATGGCTAGATGATCATGTATCAAACATTAATGAAATTGAGTGTGTTTTGACACCTGAATTTTTTATGCTAGATTCATAAGGGGTGAGACTGTTGTCAATTTCAAAAATTGAATATGCTGTTCAATGGGCAATATCGATTGCAAATGATGATAGTCATGGATATGATCAAGGAAATAGATGGGGACCAGATTACGACTGTTCATCTTTAATTATAACCGCTTATGAGAAAGCTGGTGTTCCAGTAAAATCTAATGGCGCTACCTACACTGGAAATATGAGATCTGTATTTAAAAAATGCGGATTTGTAGAAGTATCATCCTGGGACAAGCGTACCACATCTGTATTGCAACGTGGTGACGTAATTTTAAATGAAGCAAACCATGTAGAAATGTATATTGGAAACGGTCAAATGGTAAAGGCTTCAGAGAATGAGTTCCATGGTGCACATGGTGGTAAAACTGGAGATCAGACTGGTCAAGAAATAAAAGTTGGTGGATTCTATATCTATCCTAGTGGATGGGATTGTGCACTTCGTTATACTGGTGGTGGAACTACAAATGCATCAATCAGTTCAAGTGATAGTAAAATTTCCAAATTTATTCAAACCGCAAAATCTCATGTAGGGGATAATGGTCAATGGACTTGGACAACATTGGGGTGGAAAGGTGAGTGGTGTTGTGCATTTATCATGGCTTGTGCAAGTACAGTAGGTGGATTGCTGGATATTATTATTCCAAAAACTTATTCATGTACGAATTTAGCTCAATGCGGAGGCAAAAATAAATTTGGAAGTAAATTTATTTCAGGTCCAAAGCATAATGCTTACGTAAAGCCATCTCCTGGAGATCTTGTATTGTTTAATACAGGTTCTGCTTCGGATCTTTATACTAGTACACATGTTGGGATTGTATATGATGTATCAGGAGATGTCATCTATACAATTGAAGGAAATACAGGTTCTACGGATATGAATGCTAGTAGAGTATCCACAAAAGAGTGGAATTATCGGAATTCATCAATTAATGGATATTTTAGACCAAATTGGAATGCAGTTGGATCATCTGTTTCAGATTTATCTATTTCAATGATAAATGGTTCTTTGTTTTCTACTCAAAATACAAAGTATGATGCATCTATTCGAGAAGTTGGATATATTTCTAATGGAAAACCAACTACAAAATCTTCTGAAATTAAACTATCTGTTGTGAACTATACAACTGTTCTTAGTAGTATGTTTTCAGGTTATTCTATCGGTAGTGACTCTTGTGATGTCATTGTAGATGGAATTGAAGACGGCAATGCAAGAACCATAATATCATATTTATTGACAAAGAATTTAAATGCTGCATGTGCCTGCGGAATATGTGGAAATATTTATCGTGAAAGTGGATATAGACCAGACGCTGTAAATCCAATTAGTGGAGCATCTGGAATTTGTCAATGGTACCAATCTCGAAAAACTTCTATGATTAAATTTGTTGGATCTGATTGGAAAAGTAATATGACTGGACAATTAGATTATTTATGGAGTGAATTGAATGGCTCTTACTATTCTAATATATTAGAATACTTTAAAACTGTTTCAAATACAGAATCCGGTGCAAAATCTTCTGCAGATTATTTTTTAAGACATTTTGAATCTCCAGAAGGTATGGATGCGGAGTCTAAAATACGACAAGCAAAAGCATCTGAATTATATGGAAAATTAGTAATTCAACAAAAATCATCAAATTTAGCTTTTTCCTCTGGAACTATGACATCTCAAACAGGAGTTCCAGTTGCAGGTGGTACAGAAATTGTGATACCGTCTTATGTAAAGCAAGCTGGAATTTCTGATATTTATACGAATTATTCATATTTTTATCCAAAATGGGCACGTAGCAGTAATCAATATCAAATTGCTCAAATTTGGGGAAAACTCGGAAAAAAGAGTAATCGAAATATTGCTACAATAAACAATTATTACTTAATAGCGGTAAAGCCCATATTTGGAAAAGTTGGTGATGTTTTAACTGTAGTATTAAATGATGGAACTTCATTTAATGCAATCATGGCAGATGCAAAAGGAACTGAAAATGGAACAAGTGGATATGCATTATATGGTCATGGATCTAATGGAAATGTAAATATTATTGAATGGGAAGCTGTTGGATCTGAGACATCCGTATATACAGGAAATACACATCAAAGGGATTTATCTGGATGGTCTGGTAAAACTGTATCTAAAATTATAAATAGGGGAACGTGGTTGAAGTGATTACTTATGGATACGTAAAACAATACAAGTATACCGGAGATGGAATTTTACAAATTCAAGTAAGAATCCCATCTGTTCATGGTCCATATAGACTTCGTGATTATCAAGGAAAATCCATTCGAAATTATACACAAGATAAAGATTTACCATGGTATGATTCTTTATTGTTACCACATTTGCCACAAGAAGGAGAAGTAGCAGCTGTTGCATCTTTAGATACTGGAAATAATACATTTATTGTAATTGGATTAACTGGTGGATCATATCAATCTGGCATTACAAACCTAGGAGGCTAAATAACATGACAAATTCAGTTTCATTCCCAGTTATGTTTGATATTGCACGAAATAGAGTAGGTGTACTATCAAATCAAATATCGATTGCAAATCGATGCAGACTTTTATTTTTATCAAACCCGACAGAATTATATAATTATCCTGATTTTGGGGTTGGTTTGAAAAAGTATTTATGGCAATACAATAGTGAGAATACAAAAGCTATCATTCGAGATAGAATAATTGCCCAATTAAGAACATTTGAACCAGATTGTGATGCAGATAAAACATCTTTTGCTGATGGGCTTTTAATTTCAGATAATGATGCAAACTTATCAGAGCAGGAGTATAATACATTAAAAATGACCGTTGGGATTTGGACAGTATTAGAAACAAATGTGGAGGTAACAGTAGAATGAGTATTACAAAGGTTCCAAATGGTATCGTAAAATATACATCCAGAGATTTTAATTCGATTATGCAAGATTTTTGGGATATGGTTCCAAAATTATCAGAGTTATGGGATCCAAAAGTATATGATCAAGACGGTAATTGGAAACCAGAATCTATCGCAGATCCAGGTGTTGTTTTAGGCATATTTTTAGCAAGTGTAGCTGATATGCTTGGTGTAAATACAGATTTACTTGCAAATGAATTGTTTGCATCATCTGTATCTCAAAGAAAGAATGCAGAAAAATTATTTGGACTTATGGGCTATACGTTAGGATGGTATACTGCAGCAAGAACAGAAGTTACATTTACAAATAATACAGATAGAAATATCTCTTTAGATTTTGGATTTAATGGTTCAAATTTTTGTACTGTAAATGCATATACCGATATTACACAACAGCCAAGAGTCATCACATATAACATATTGCCTAGAACAAGCACATATGGAGCACAAGAAACTAGAAGCAATCGACAAATCACAACAGAAGATTCCGATGTTTTTGTTACATCTGATGTTGTACAGTTAGCTCCTATGGAATCCTGTACAAGAGTTGCAATTGAAGGATCTCTTAGATATATTACCAAATCAGTATCAGAAATCAAACAGAATAAATATATTGTAAAATTGCCATCTCAGCATATAGATACTACAGCAGTTTGGGTACGTGCAAAATCCGGATTACATTCAGATGCATATTTGACAACCCAATGGCATCAAGTTAGCTCTTCCGCAGAATTTGTAACACCAGAACCAAGATTTGCGGTAACTTATGATAATTATGGAAATGCTCAACTGCAAGTGTCTGATTATTTAAATCAGCTGGAAAATTACGATAATAACTATTTGATTATCTATTGGATTGATTGTTCTGGTGTTATTGGCTCTGTTAATAAAGATGTATTGCAAAATTTTCTTCCAGCCAAACCAAATGCTGAAAATAACAGTACTGTTACTTCTGAATCTGGAGATCTTGGAATTTCTAATTTAGCAAATACTGATGAAGCTCCACATACTAATACAATTACTGGAAAAAGCCCCGAAACTGCAAAAGATGCATATCGAAATAGCCGTAATTATATCAATACATGGGATAGTCTTATTACACTCCCAGACTTTACAAGATTTTTAAATCGTGAACCTGGAATTGATTGTGGTACAGTTGTAGATTGTCAAAAAGCATTAGAAATCAATTTAGCGATTTACAATAATACTGAACTAACAGATGCTCAAAAAAGTAAGATGTATATCACATATCATGATTTTCCAGAAGCTACGGATGCCTATAAGAAATTTAACTGGGAAAACATTTTGAATATTGGATTTGATCCAACGGATCCAACAAAGTTTTTATTTGCAGCGAATTTTAAAACCTACACTGCAATGTGTTTTGCAGTGTACAATGATTTTAATACTGCGGAATATCCAGATACAACTTATACTCCGGTGAAATTCAATGATAATATCACTAAAAAATATGCTGGATCATCTGGTTACGATTATGCATTTATTGGTTATAAACCACCACAGAATATCATCTCTAATGTGATTGCAGATTATAAGCCACTTCAAGCAATGTCTGTAGAACTGCAATTTGGATTTGTTCGTGTATTTCCATGGTATGTAGTTGGTGAAATATATCCTAAAACACCTGTTACAAAAGACAATGCAGCAAATATTGTTTCAAAAGTAAAAGAAAAACTTGCATTGTATTTTTCACCTGCAAATCGAACACTTGGTCAAAAACCAACTATTATGGAAATTGTAGATGTGATTGAAAGTGCAGATTCAAATATTCGATACTTTGATTCTGGAAGCTTAAAACATCCAGTAATCAATTGGGGAGAACTAAGCATTACTGGAACAAGCGAACATATTGATACCTATGACATTGAATATTTCAATCCGATCTCATTTGCAAAATATCAGGATTTAGGCGCAAATTTAGGTGTGTCAAGAAATAATATTAGAGTTGCTCCAGAATGGGTGCATGATTGATGGTGATTAGATGAATATAAAGAATATTTCAATTCCTGAAATCTATAGAGAAAGCTCAGATTTTCGATTTTTTATTGATTGGTTTGCAACTGCATTATCTAAGATACAATTCGATATTGAAAACATATATGATTTATATGATCCATTGAAGTGCAAGGAAGAATTGCTTTGGATGCTGGCAGACACGATCGGATTTAAGTATGATGATAGAGTTCCTACTGCAATGAATCGACTTATTTTAATATATTTTATGAGTATGATTTATAATCGTGGTTGTAGAGATGGTGTAACATTAGCTGCTGAAATTAACTTAGCACAGTTTCGAATATCAGAATCTGGAAAGTCAGATGATATTTTATACAATCGATTAGAAGACACTTCGATCCCAGTAAATTCTGCATATGTTACACCACATACAGAAGATGGATATATTGATGTAGTGTATTTTTCTACGAAGATTCCAATCGATGCATGTATTGAATATGTTAGACCTGTTGGTATGTTTTTATTTCAACATGCTGGTGTTCGATATGATGCTAGAACTAAGATTCACATCGATGCTAGACTGACAAATACAGAAGACATTGGAATGTCTTTTGGACCTACATTTGTTGGTCATTACAGACGTGAAGATTATACTAGACTGCAAAAAACAATAAATTCTAAATCAGATGAATCACACACTCGACAAAATGTATGGAGTCGGAACAGCACTTATGAAGATATAAAAAATGGAGATGGTACATATGGAAGTGGTACACAAGATTCAAATGTAATAAATCCAGGATATCGTGCATTATCCTCTTTACAACTTTCCAATAATGAAGAAATCGTTAAATCCTTGATTGATCCGATATTTAGTATTGGGTATGGACCACAAGATGTATCCGTATCATATCCAGATGATTATATTACAAATCTTCGAGATATACCAGAATTGAATTTACGTTATGATCGAGATTTAGACGAACATCATACATTGAGAATTGATAGCACTCACTTTGGAATCATGACATTGGATCCAGAACGAACTACTGATATTATGCATCCAAATCCGGCTGTAAATCCAGTTATGTCTCAGCTTGGAGATTCGATATCATTGAACCCTGAAAATACTAAGTATACAAACAATTAAATACTTTAAGGTAAGCCATGTTAATTTCATTTAGCATGGCTTACAACCTTATATAGAGGTTGATAGGTGGTGATTTCATTGACAGATTTTATAAAATTAGGTCAAGGACCATCAAAATTAGCAGATGCTGAAGATATTATTCGAGACAACAATGGGTATACAAATCCAAATTTGCACAGGAGAATTTATACAAATATACCTATTCTTGAAAATACAAAATATAGTTTTGGAATCTACGGTGTTGATTCTTATCGCACAGTAGAAACTGTAACACATAATGAAGAATCTACAACTTCAGAGATTCCATAAGTAGGTGAGTGATTTTTGTTTGGTGCAAAAAAAGATTTTGGTATTCAGCACAATGTAATGTTCCGTGTCATTGATTTATCTACAAATCAAGTTGTATCTCAGCATGTCGGACACAATCAAGCAACTAATACAATTCTACTTGGAGTTGGACATTATTTAAAAGGTGATGGTGTCTTAAATCAAGGTGGATCTATACTAAGTAGCTATATTCCAAGATACATATCTTTGGGAACAATGGGATTGATTAATCAAAAAGCAGATGCAAATGGATTGCCATTGGGCATTGGTGTAGTAGATGGTGTTGAAGAGAAACGATTTAAAGATTACATGGATCAAACACCTGGATATGGTGCAGATGGATATGATAAGAATTTAAATCATAATCGTGCATACTTGGGATTAGGTCCAAAGTTTTCAGATCGAGATACAAAAAATGATGAAAATCCAAAAACCGTTCGATGTGAATTGATATCAGATTCTTTTCCAAGAGCTGATATTACATATCGAGAATTGATACCTGAAAACCGATCTGAACTTTCAGAAACAATTGATATTGTATATAGCGCAATGATATCAACCGGTGCATTAGCACAGTTTCGAGAACCTGGAAATCCCTATGTATTTATTACAGAAGCCGGACTCTGGTCGAAAAAATATGCAGATATCATGGATCCAAATCATAAATCTGGATATAGTCACAATAATGGACTATTAGCTGGATATCGAATTGTACCTCCAAATATTTCAAACTGGGATATGGTTCCCACATCGACAACATCTATTGAACAAGCAAAAGCAAATAGAGAACTTCTTCGATCAGAAATTTTAAGAGTTGGCGTAAATCAAGTTGTACAAGTTATTTGGAAAATACAAATTGGATCTATGGATCAGCTTACTAGTACAATTCCATCCCAAGAAATAGAAAGCATTACAAATACAGAAATTGATGAATGCTTTAGAGAGTATATGTATGGAGAACCTTGTCATCATAAATTTTAATCTGAGGTACACATATGGATGAACTTGTTTTTACACCTGTTGCTGTATTAGATTTTCTATCACAAATTACAGAATTACAGGATTATGATATCACATTAACCGAATCAAATAATGGTTTACTGCAAATTACAATTGGATCTTCTGTATATACGATTGATACATCCCATGCGGATTCCGTTTTCATAAATTCGGATGTTTTATCAGATGTGAAGACCGCAAATCATTTTGACGAACCATATATTGATAACAATGCCGAATATCCTATGGACTCTGTACAATCTGGTATGATCCGTGAGATAGCAAAAACATTATTTGTTGGAGGATTGGTTCGCTTGACCAATAAAATTTTAAAGAAGAAATGAGTGATACAATATGAAATCCAAAAAGCAAAGAGTATCAGCAAGTTCTATTGGATCTACTAGTGTACTTGGTACATACTCTGGAGAAGTGCTTGATTCTAACATCACAAATAAAAATGGCTTAGATATTACTGCTGAAGTCATGCAGAATGTATTAGAATCAGAAGATTATAAAGATGGAATTAAATATGGATGGTTTATTGGATTTTTAGGGCATCCTGAAGATCCAAATTGTATGGACTTTAAAGACGGATGTATTGTTATGACTGGAATGTCTATCGATGATAACGGAAAAGTCCATGGTGAATTTAATTTGATCGATACACCTGTTGGAAGAATTGTAAAAGCATTTCAAGATGCTGGTGTGACATTTGGAATTTCCATTCGTGGAGCAGGCGATATTATAGGAAATTCTGTAGATCCAGATACATTTGTATTTAGAGGATATGATCTAGTATCATTTCCAGCCTATCCAGAATCCATTCCGACATTTACAGATATTGCAGCATCTACAAATTTATCGGATCAGAAAAAATATAAGATTGTATGTGATACGGTAAGACGGAATCTGTCTGACATTAACTCTTGTACTACAATCGATACGATCCAATCCCAGTTTGCAAAGCAATCTGAACCATATAAGCTTTTGCAAGAACACAAAACTGAAATTACGTCTACTACTGAAATCGATTTAGAATCTGAAAAGATTGAAGCTATGACAGATTTGTATTTAAATCTGTTATCACAATCTAAGAACCTTGCATTACAAGTAGAACATCTTAAACGACAAAATGCATCTGATGTGGTTAGTTCTACAAAGAAAATTAAGTCTATGCGTAGAATTATGGGAAGTCAAATGTCTGATGTTATGTCACAGCTTAGATCTGAACAAAGCAGCTATTCTAGATTAAAATCTGCATGTGATCATCTTAAAGACCAAGTATCTGATTTAAGACAAAAAAACCTTATATATAAGCAGAAGATAGAATCAAGCACTGATATTTTGGCAGAGAAAGATTCGGTTATTACAGATTTGAGAGCTAGACTTCGTAAAACCATTACAGCAAGTTCAAGCTTACAAGAATCTCAGTCAAACCTTGACGAAGAAACCCGTAAACTTAAATCTGATCTTCGTGCTTGTCAGCAAACTTTGCGATCTTATCAAAATGCATACGCTGAATTGTATGCATCCGCTCTCGGTGTAAATCCAGATAATTTATCTATTACTGCAACTACAACTGTACAAGAATTAAAAGATATGATTCATAGTGCAACAAATACAGCTGGTATGGTATCATCTGATATGATTGATCCATATTGCATTGTAGATGACACAGATTCTGAATTTGATTCCGATATTGTAACATTATAATTCCAAATAGGAGTGAGATAAATCATGAAACGTACACATCGTACTATTCCTTCTGCCGGTCGTAGAATTACCGCTGGTACAAGCATTACTGCAAATGCAAGAAATCGTCAAACTACCAGTATTTCTAGAGCATATGCATCTTTGAATCCACAGCAGAGAGCATTTGCAAATCAAATTAAGGCTAACTGTGCAAGAATGGGAAGACAGTCCATTATGGGTGCAACTAATACTGCGAATATTGCAGCAAGACCTGACTTTATGGAACTGCTTCCGATGTTTGTACAGCAGCTGCTGATCCTTGATGTATTTGGTTCAGTCGCAATGAAATCACGTCAACAGCTTATCCCTTATTTTAAGTTTGTAGCAGAGTCTACTAAGGGTGAAACTACACGTGGTACAATTTTATCATCTCCGTTTGTTAACAATCAGGGTATTGACTATAACTTTACTGGTCGTGTTGTAAAGAATGAGATTGTAGAGTCTGCAACTGGATCCTTTACAACTGGTCATTTGGCATATCTTCCTGCTCTGCCTAACTCTGTTACAGTTGCAACTAATCTTGCTGGTGTAACCACTGAGTATACTGATGATGGTGCAGGAACTATTCTGGATAATACTGGTGCATCTGTAGGTACAATTGATTACAGTACTGGTGTTGTTAAATTCACCACTCCGGTTACTCTAGCAGAGGGAGATACAGTTAAGGCAACTTATCAGTATGACAATGAAACTGTTGGTCCGAATGCAAATAATGAATATGGTGCACAAATGGCTAAAGGCTATTTAGACCTAGATGAAATCAATCTTGTGGCAGAAGCTCATGAGTTAGCTTGCTACTGGTCAATCTATTCTGCATTTGCAGCACAACAGGAATATGGTGCATCTGTAGCTGATATGGCAAAGGATGCAGCATTTGCTGAACTGACTGCTGAAATCAATACTGCTGGTTTCAGAAAACTGAAGAATGCAGCTACATTTAATCCTGCATATAACTGGGACGCATCTCCTGTTATGTCTGGTGCAGTGGTTCCGTCTGATTACATCAATATGTTTAAGATGAAACTAGAGCAGGCATCTAATGGTGTATATCAGGCTACACACCTTGCACGTCCAAACCGAATGATTATGGGTACTAATGTAGCTACTTATATTAAGATGGTAAATGGATTCTCTGCTGCATCTTACGATGAATCTGTAGGTCCATACAAACTTGGTAAGCTAGACCAGTTTGAAATCTATGTAGATCCGACATTTGATCCGAATGAGTGGATAATGTGCTGCAAGTCCAATGACATTCGCAGAAACTCTGCGTTGTTTGGTGAGTACATGCCATTTACAAACACTGATCCGATTGGTCTTGCAAATGCTTCTGTACAGCAGGGATACGCTACAATGTACGCTATGGAAGTTGTAAATCCGGCAACTGTTGTATCTGGTAAGATTGTAGGTACATTCTAATCATAAGAAAAGAACAGGAGTTGAAACATTATGGCATATACAATTACAATTACGTACACTGGTCCTGCTAATCCAGAGAACATTTCATTTGTATCTCCAATTTGTCCGATCTTTGTACCATCAAACTCATATATTGACACACCTGCATATAAGGGTACAGTATATGATACTCATACAAAGGGCTATGGCTCTATCAATCTGATGGAACCATATGCTTCTACTTCATTCCCATTTCCTGTACCGCTTACACAGTTTAAGCTTGCAATTGTCGGTGAAGATGATGGTAATGGTGGAAAGAAAGTTACTTTTGATGTAGATTCTTATCAGGAAGCATTCTGGTATACCGAAGCAGGGGTTGCTCTTGCAGGTCAGGGATTTACAGTAGAGGTAAAAACCAAAGCGTAATTCTTTTCTAGGAGGTGTTTCTAAATGACCATGCAGGAAATTGTTTCTCAGGTGTCATTTATGTTAGGACTTCCTTCTAACAAAAACGTAGAGGAATTACAAGTAGAACAAGCTGTACAAATTGCATTTCGTGAGTTACAGCGATATATGAAAACATCCGTTGAAAAAACAGTCCCATATACTCCTAGAATTGATCTAGTGAAAGTAGGAATTGAAACCGTTCGTGTTTTAAATGTACAGGCAGCATTTCCTAGATTAGGACTTAATCTAACATCTATCGAAAGCGGCAACGTGTTTCAGGTAGGTGCTGCTGTCAATGTATATAATCCTGTTGGTCAAGGTAATATCATTAACATTGATCCAATTATGAGAGAAGCAGGATTAGCACAAGTGCGCAATTGTCTTGCCACTGATTTTCAATGGCATTATGATTTACACAATCAAGTTGTATACTGCACTCACAAAGATCCGGTGCCGAGTGCAGTTACAATTCGATATGTTCCGGTTTTACATGATGTATCTGAAATTAAAAGCCAAACATGGATTGATTACTTAATTCGATTAAGTGAGGCAAACATGAAAAAGGCATTAGGTCGAACAAGATCTAAATATAGAATTGAAGGTTCTAATGTTACACTGGATGGTGAAACCCTGCTCAATGAAGCAAACACAGAATTGGAAATGATCCGAAATGAACTTAGAGAAATCAGCAGTAATTTGGTGATTGTAAATTAAATATTTGGAGGATTAAATATGCAGATTACAGGAAAAAGCAGATATAATCGTACACGTGGTCGTAGAGTTATGGCAGATACCGATGTAGCACCGGAAGCCACAGAACTGCTGTTTGAAGCAGAGGACGTAGCAGATCTGGTTGCAGAGGTAACTGGTGAGGATGTAGATGTAACTGCTGATGATACCACAGTTACGTTTGACATTGGTGATGAATCTTATACTGTAGAAGCAGATGGTGACGAAGAGGCTGTTGAGTCTTCTGTACGGATTTCAAAACGTAAGCGTACCGTATCTGCATCTACACGTAGACCTGGTAGAACTGTAAAACGTGTAGCACGTAGACGGTAAATAAATAATATCTACCTTATATAATATCAAATAGGCACCTGAGCAGGATGTGTACCTGTTTAGGTGCCTTTTTTGGTTTATATAGTAAATTGATACCATGGAGGGATTCGTATGAGCGAACCAATTAACGCTGGAATGTTATCTGATGTCACCAATTTTTTGAAGCAGTTATCTGATACCCTATTTAACGCAATTGATAAATTGTGCAGCATTGGTCTTATGTCAGATGTAAAGAAGAATGAACACGGTGGTGTAGATGCAAAATTACACATCAATGGGGAAGTTGCAGAGATTACAACAAAACAAAATGATAAAAATCCGGATGCTTGGGATGTGACAATTACTGCAAAAGGCAAGAAAACCATATCTCTGAAAAACATTCCAAAGAAAAACTTTCAGGATGAACTGCTTAAAATGCTACATCAAATCTATCCGGATGCAGAATTTAAAGATGTGAAATCTTCTAAAGTATTGAAAGTTCAGCTTCAAAAAGTGACATCATCCAGATCTATTGATATTCAGTGTACTGGTATTTATGCAAATTACTCTTATGTAGATGCATTATCAGATCTGGATACTGTGTTAAATGATGATGCATTTATTGATATGATTTCAGAAGATCCAATTGCATTTGAGATTTCTGATACTGGTGATGATTATGATGTAGATAATACAGAATCATTTGATACCTCTGTAAATGTTTTAGATATTATGAATTATGCATATATTGCCATGACATCTGTATGCAATGCAATTTGGAATTCATCGAATTCAGATGCCTGCTCTGATTTGTGCTTGTATCGAGATAGATTGATTTCTGATTTAGATGAATTGTCAGCTTATGCAGATTCAGTATTTATTGATATGCCAGCATGCTCTGAAGATTATAGTTCCAAAATCATTGATTACATTGCATGCTTGTCCTATAATAGTAACAACATAACATCCGAACTTCCAGAAGATTTACAATCTGCATTATCCAGTATTGCAGCCTATTGGGAATCCACAGATTTTTGGAAATCTACTGGATTGACTTCTCAATAATAGGTGACTTAGATGCCTCTTGAAAATGACTATGCATTTCGAAAGTCTTTAGAAACCAGCACTGATATTTATACTACAATATCAAATCTTGCATCTAAAGCACGAAACTTAGCAGATGAAACAGATAATGAAATTCTGCATTCTGAAGCAATTACTTGTATACTGCATGATACAAAGCCCAAAAAGACGAAATGGTCAAAAGGGGATGACGAATATGAGGCTATCATGATTCGTGATTTATTTTGTATGATTGAAGATAAGGAAATCTGTGATGCAGTCTATGATTCTTATTATGATAGTAAGGATGCAAATCACCTTATATATGTGTATAACCAAATATCTGATAAGTCAAAACAAGCTAGAGTTCGAATACTTACTCGAATGTTATGGTATCAGCTTGTGAAATTATAGAAAGGTGGATATAACATATGGCTGAACATATTGAAAATTTAGAGAATTCTGTAGAGCAGGATATAGTAGTATCTACAAAATCAAAGCGTGGTAGAAAACGACAGACAGAACAATCTACGGATATTATATCAGATTTGAATGTTACTAACTCAGATCCAAATCCTGCTCCTGTAGATACAAATTCTGCTGTATCTATTACACATCCAGAAGTGCCTGTATTACAATCAATGATAAAATCTGGTGTGGTATATAAGAATCCAGATGGAATTCGTTTATATAAGTCTTGTGTTGCAACACATCCTGATTATCGATACATGGGTAAAATTGCTATCTGGTCAGATGATTGTATTAACCATCGTGTCAGAATTACAGATGCTAGCATTCATGCTGGTATTCATAGTAAATTGTTAGGATGGGTAAATATTGAAGAACTTGGTGGTGAGTAAAATGATTGAAACATCTAACCTAGACACCTTAACAGAATCTAATGGACTTACCGAAATTTCAGATGATATTACAGATGCAATGAAATCTGAATTATCTAATGGAAAGGGTGATGAATAATGGGATATACAAATAGTTCGTATGTTTCCAAGATACAATTGACCAATAAATGTAATCCACGAGTTTGTCCAATCTCAAAAATTACAATTCATCATGCAGCTGGATGTTCTCCAATGGAAGTCATTTTAAATTATCTTGCCACTACATCAAATGAAGTATCTGCAAACTATGTTTTAGGCGGTGGCAAAGTCGGATTAAATGTAGAGGAAAAGAATCGTGCATGGACATCATCAAGTTCTTGGAACGATCAGAGAGCTGTCACAATTGAAGTTGCGAATTCATCTGCTGGCGGTAATTGGCCAATCTCTGATGTGGATTTAGCGATGCTTATTAAGCTATGTGCAGATATCTGTAAGCGCAATGGTATTCCAAAGCTTTATTACGATGGAACAAAGAATGGAAGCCTTACCATTCATTCTATGTTTGCACAAACCAGTTGTCCAGGACCTTATATCAAATCTAAGCTTGATTATATTTGCACTGAAGTAAACAAGTTAATTTCTGGAAAACCTGCATCTACACCAAATCCTGCTCCGGTATCAAAGAATCGATATAAAGTAGTGAAATCTCTGTATGGTTATACAACCGCATCGGATGCAGAGCATGATAAAAATAGAAAAGTTACAGTACAGGCTGGTACTTATTATGTATACAATGAAACTTCTGCTGCTGTAAATGTAACATTAAAAGCTGGCATACCTGGCGCTTGGATCAATAAATCTAAGAATGTCAATACAACAACCAATTTGAAATATGATTGGAAAAAAGGACAGTGTGTACATTTGAAAAAGAAACGAACTGCTTTATTTGCAAATGATACATCAACTACACCAGCTGGATATTTAAAGCCTGGAACCTATTATATTTATGATGGTGTTTTATGCAAACAAGGAAGATTTAGAATTACAAGTAAATCCGAATATTGCGGAAAATCTCCAGCTGGAAATTATGTAACTGGATATGTATCTGTAGACAATTTCACCTGACATTTTCATTGCCTCCATATTTTTATAGATGTAGCTGCTGTACTTTGATATGGCAGCTACATTTCTATATACCCTCGTTATATATAGTGTAAGAGTATATTATGGAGGTATAATATGATACATGCGGTTCAAAATGACCTTGTCTATAACTTGGATTTCAAATATGATCCGAAGCTTATCAACATTGTAAAACAAGTTCCTGGTAGAAGATATATTGTAACTTCAAAGCAATGGGAGATACCAGCAGATAAACTTGGTTGGTTTTTAAATCTGATTAAAGGTACCCCATATGAATCACAGTTACAGATTCATTCCGCAGAAAACATTGATGTAAATGAATCTTTGGATCAAACCAATCAAATTCCAGATGTTGATATTTCGGATATTACTCAATATGTTAGAGCAGGATTTCATTTATATCCGCATCAGATTGATTTCTTAAAATATATGAAATCTAAAAACCGAAATGGATTCATTCTTGCAGATTCCCCTGGTTTAGGTAAAACACTAGAGGTTACAAATATGGCATTGTATCATAAGCAGATCTATCAGTATCAGCATTGCTTGATTATTTGTTGTGTAAATACATCAAAGTTTAGCTGGAAAGAAGACATTGAAACTCATACAAATAATATGGAGCAGGCATATATTTTAGGGACTCGAAAAAAACGAGGTGGGGGATTCTCCTATGGTGGTGGGGATGCAAAATTAGAAGACCTTGTATCTGGACATATGTATGGAGATACATCCTGCTCTAAGCTGCCATACTTTTTAATCCTAAATATAGAAGCCCTTAGAACTAAATCAGGAAAGAAATTCGTCATTACAAATCAAATCATTCAAATGATTCAGTCTGGTCAAATTGGTATGATTGCCATTGATGAAATTCATAAAAATGCATCTCCAAAATCCTTACAAGGTAAATGTCTACTAGAAATCAAGAAAAAGACCGGAGTTGGAGCGGAATGGATTCCGATGACTGGTACACCTATTGTTAATAAGCCTACAGATGTATATCTACCATTGAAATTGATTGATGGTCATCGATTTAAGGATTATTATAGTTGGTGCCGATACTTCTGTTTATTTGGAGGATACGGAGACCATGAAATTCTAGGATATCGTAATATTCCACAGTTAAAAACTTTGTTGCAGGCTAATATGCTACGTAGATTAAAAGAAGATGTTCTAGATCTACCAGAAAAAATAAGATTTACAGAATATGTTGAAAATACATCGGTACAATCAAAACTTTATGCAAAAGTTACAAATGACATTTTGTCTGAAAGAGATGAAATTGTGCATTCTGTCAATCCACTTGTAAAGATGATTCGACTTAGACAAGTAAATGGTAGTCCAGAATTGGTTGATGATCAAATTAGTGTAACTGATAACTCTTATGTATCTAAAAATGCAAAGTTATCTAGAACTCTGGAATTAATCGATGATATTGTAGAACGTGGAGAAAAAGTTGTGGTATTCTCGAATTGGGTAGCACCATTAAAAACCTTATATAGATTTATAGCAGCAAAATATAAAGTATGCTGTTTTACTGGTACTATGGACGAAGTTGTTCGACAAAAACACAAACGTGTGTTTTTAAACAATCCAAATTATAAGGTTATGCTTGGTACCATTGGAGCACTAGGTGTAAATCACACACTGACATCTGCAAACAATGTCATATTCTATGATGATCCCTGGAATCCTGCAACAAAACAACAAGCAGAAGATCGAGTATACAGAATTGGTACTACAAGATCAGTTAACATCTACACATTGATTACAAAAGATACAATTGATGAAGTAGTAAACAATATTCTAAAGTCAAAACAGGATATTTCAAACTATATTGTAGATGATGATTTGAATATTCGAAACAATCCAGAATTGTTTGATAAACTACTTGGAAAATAATATGGTAGGTGATAACCATGAAATATTATATTAGAGCTGCAGATGAACCATCTGCTTTAGATGACTGTTTAGATAATTTAAAAGACGATTTTGATTATGTTATGGATGGTTTAGACAAGCTAAGCCGGACCGGTGGTGATTCTGCTAAGGCTGCATTGTCTATTGCTCTAAGTCTTAGTGATACAATTGAAAATCATATAGAGCAGGTATCCAGTCAAATTTTGAAGTAATAGAATAGGAGATATTATTATGAAGATTTATAAGACCACGAGAAAGAAAAATAACGTAACAGCATCTCGCAAGATCAGTGCGTCATCTAAGTCAGATAACTTTGTTTTCTATTATAACAGAAAGCGTATGTATTCTGGAGATGGTACAGGATTTGCACGAGTAATCGAAAAGCTATGTAAGAATGAAAAGGTGAATGCTGCACTGCAAGACTGGTGCAATCAGTTTGGTGATCCATTTGATTTTGATGGTACACCAATAGACACTGCAAGTGTATTTGCACAGCTTATCGAGCAGGACTTTCATGAACAGCAGGATGACTTCTACGCAGATGGATCTGGTACTGGTATTAATTTTGAGTGCTTCCCAGAATCTCAGGAATCTGTAAATTCCGCATCTGCATCTGCAAAGAAATCAGTTACTGCATCTAAAAAGCGTTCTGCATCACGCCGTATTTCAGCTTCTGAAGATCCAAAGTATCTGTACAAGGTATCCTGGAACTATGGATTCTCTGAAACTGTAGCAATGGATGATGAAACATCTGACTACCAGGAAATCATCGATGTTTTAATTGATCAGCTGGAAGCAGAGGGATCTGAGGGATGTTTCATTTCTGATTCTGAATTAGACGAATATCCAGAGGATGAATATGTAATTGGTGGAAATCATGGTCGTGCTCTTGAAACTCATGGAATCCTAGATATTCAACCGATTGGCTGGGAAGATGTTCAAGCATCTACGAAACCTAGAAGAAATCGTACTATAAAAGCTTCTACAGATCTAGTTACTATGTAATCAATTACAGAATTGCGGTGGATGTCTTCGGACTACACCTAAAGAAGTCAGATGCGTCTGGCTTCTTTTTTGTAAAAATATGATTGCAATTCTGCTTGATTTGATGTATAATAGAGATAGATCATTTGGAGGTACTGTATGAAGATTTATAAACTTTCAAATAAGACTAACTATACAACATTTGAAATAAGTCAACTTCATTTTTCAAGCTATATTCGATCATCTCATATTTATGTGACAGACATCGAAACTAGACGTGTTATGGCAGATGATATCTTTGAGATTCTGAATACAGCATATGATGAAATTGGAGGATTTAAATCTTTCAAAGACATGGAAAGATTCATTAATGATTCTTACCTGTGGTACATCACATATGACGGACCACAACCTATTGATAATGATCTTGATATTAATCGAATTTTAGCAGTTTCAGTATTTCGAAAAAATCATGGTTTGAAAATGGTTGGAATGGCTGCAAATAGATTCCCAAATTTCAAAAAAGGTTCTGATGCACGAAACAATGCTAAGCAGAAAGCACGGTCTGCAATAGAAGAACATATCAGATTTGTTTCTAAGATTGGATGGGCAGAAGTAAGTGGAAGATTAGAACATTTATTCGAAAAGTCATTGCCATGGCCATATAACATGATTGATCCAGAAGATCTTATCGATCACAATGTATTTAAAAATATTTCTATTGATATAGATGGATTCCATTATTACAGACCACTTCGATCTGGCGAACCACCGATCAGAAAAATTGCATATGGTACAATCAAATTTTGATTATATGTAACATACTGAATAATATAAAAAGCGATAACAAGAGTAGCTGTTAAACATGCTCTTGTTATCGCTTTTTTGCATTGGAGAAAATTAATATGGATGCTACATTACTTGGAAAAAAAGCTGAATCTAAAATCAAGGACTGGTTAGATAGACCACAAGAAGGGTATTGTTTAGATCGTATACCAGATCAAATGACTGGTTTCTATGGTTCCAAAAATATTTGTGATTTTACATTATTTAAATCACCATATATGTATTACATAGAATCCAAAGCTACTTGGGAAGATCGATTTGATTTTTCTATGCTTACAGAAACTCAACACACTGGGTTGACGAATAAATCAAAAATCTCTGAGGTATTTGGAGTTGTAATTGTTTTATTTGCATCTTATAAAAGAGCATTTATTATAGATATTCGAGAAATCAATCGATACATTCAATTAGGAAAAAAATCTATCAATATCAAAAAAATTGATAGCCTAGATTTCAAATGTCATGAAATTCAAACGATCCCAAGTAGAAAAGAATTACTTGATTATACAGGGGATTTTATACTGTAACTAAAAAAGCATCCTACAAATGAACTATCTATTTGTAGGATGCTTTTTATTATGACTTATAAATCCACATATGCAATAACATCTGATCCCCAACCATCACATCCAAGCAATACTTCGTAGTCATCTTCACCAGATCCACATTGCTTATCACGTAATAGTAAAATAGTATTTCCTTCATAATACTTTTTACAATGATTATATCGATGCATAAGTTCTTCATCACTCATATCATCAGAAATATATATAGCACTGGTTCCACTTAAAATAATTCCAGTAGGTTCTCCATCAAAATAATCCTGTGAACAATCTAAATAGTCACGTCCAGACCGAATCAATTCCATATCATGCTCTGTAGCATTTCTGAATCCAAATTCATAAAATTCATCTATTTCAAGCTCTTGTCTTAGCTCTTCAATTGATCTAATATCTTTCATGCCGTTCACCTTTCTGGTTTTTATGACTTTTCCTTGTCATCAAATCAAGTTATTAATATACAAGGTTAAACGACTCACTATTTGCATTATTTGATTTTGTGCATTGTTGGAATAATGTCATCTGTTCCAGATGCATTGATAAATGCTGGCGCAGTCCATTTTAAGATAAGCTTTCGTGTTCCGTCTTTATGACTTCCAGTCCAGTAATGATGATAATGCCCTCTTCTGACATGTGCAGCCTTCTTTGTGTGACTATCATTTGATGTAGAACCAACTGATGCTGTTACAGAATCAGATTCTTGTTGCTGATTCTTACTATATCGAATTGCTTTTCCGATTCGATATCCAACTTTTACAGTTCGTGATTTTGATTTTTTAGACTTTGTCGGAGCAGGCGGTTTTTTCGTATCTAGATTGTTTGATTCATCTGATTTTTCTTGTTTATCTGGTCCTTTTGCAGATGTTGGATTTCCATTAAGATCTGTAATTTCTGCATTCTGAGAACATAGATATAAAAGAAGCGATATACACATTTCAAGTAAGTCTTTATCTGCCTGGTATCCTTTTGCATAAGAGTCCATAATAGATTTCTTAATATCGGCTTCAGACATATGTGGATATGACATTTTTAATGCACGAATACAATTTGGATCATTGAGTTGTGCAATATTTGCATGATAATCTGCATTCATACATTTAGCAATCGTATCACGCATCAAAGGAATGCTGATTGTTTTATCGTTTGCAGGAATATAAAATGATATACTTTTAATTCTATTGTTATTTTTATCAAATGACATATCTTTTGTTGCAAATGCACTGAACGGAGTGCCACTTACAGACATGTACAATCCATCATACGGCATCTCTTCAAATGCCTCAATTGGTAATGACGCTGCACTGTCAAAGCTCTTGACAAGCTCTGTAGCGATGTCTGGGTTGAAATCATAAATCTGTTTATTATTACGCCATTCATATAATGCATGGATACATCCTGCAATCTTAGAAGCTTGTACAGTCGGGATTCCATATGCATGCTCTAGTACATTTGTAATTACACCAGATGGAACAATACTATAATTTGAATCTTTTTGTATGGTTTCAACAGTTTTGAAAATACTTGGGAATTTTCGCATCATATTTGACAATATTGATGATGGTGCTAAAAAATCCATAGATTTATGCTTTCCCAAAATTACTACCTCCAATATATTTATCAGCTTGATATTGCTTCTGATCTTGCATCAAGTATCGATTTAAAGCTTTCTAATGTGCTTAATCTCTGCGACATTGGCAAATCTATCACTCTTTTTACAATGTCATCACTAAGCTTAGAAACCTGCTCTATCGTATTTATTCGTTCTAACTCGTTATTAGTAATGTAATCTATTGATTCTGGAGCAGGCAATTCTAGTAGGTAATCTACAGATACTTGATAGAATTTTGCAATCCGAATTAAGATTTTCAAAGACGGTGTTACGCCATTTGTTTCCAGTTCGTATTTTTGATAAGAACTTGTACTGATATCCAAAGCTGCTGCAACTTGATATTGTTTTAGATTCCGTTCATTTCTCAATTTTTTTAGCACTTGATACATTGCCATATGGCAACACCTCCTTGTATTATATATAAGTATATCATATATATTGATAATCGTCAAGTACAAAGATTGATGATTGGTTTATATCATCCACTTGATTATCATATTTATTGATACTATACAAGTTTTAACACGAAACTTTGTGCAGTTTTATATCTTAAATATTGATATTTGCACTTGACAATTATCAATATACATGATATAATAAGCATAAAGAAACATCAATGACATTGCTAATTGCAAATTATTTGGAGGTACACTATTATGAATGCTAATAGCAAAAACGTTAAGGATCATGTTCGTCTGTGGATTCTGAAGAATTACAATCCGGATGGCTACGAAGGTATGTACATGAAGGACAATGGAGACTATATCATGGAAGATTTTCCAGCAGTTGCAACATCCATTCTATATGTGTTCTACAGAGAAAAAGGTCATGATGAACTTTGTCGCAGAGGCATAGAAAATGCATTTGTTGATTGGATGGAAGGACTTCCAAGTATTATTGATGCATTTTCTCTATGTTGCTCTGATTCTGCTGCAGATGAACTAGCAAGCTGGTTTGAGATGACAGATGACGAAATGATGATCTATAAGGAATCCTCCGGTTTAGACACAGTCGAAAAAGCTTTGCGTTTGGTGTATCAGAATGTGTTATCCGGTACTGTAGAATTGGCTAAGCGTGTTTGATATTGATTGGAGGTATGACATATGAAACAATTTGAAGTTGGTAAAACCTATCAGATGTCCAGTGTTTGCAATACAAATTGCATTTGGGAGTACGTTGTAGTAAGCAGAACCCCAAAAACCATTACAATTCAGAATACCCACAACAGCACGATCAAGACATGCCGGATCAACGCATCGGAATCAAATGCATGCGATGCAGAAACCATTTTTCCACTTGGAAACTATGCAATGTGTCCTAAGTTAAGAGCAGATTCCCCAAAGGTTATCCATTCGGATTCAGATCAGTACAATCTGAATGCTGAGTATACAAACCTTCGTAAGGCGATCCTGCTCTTAGCAAAATCTATGTGTATCATGAAAATTGGAAGTACGAGAAGAATCAAAGCACAAGAAAAGCTAGATGCATTTAAGAAACGGCAAGAAGATATGGAATCTAAAGGCGCACAATTGATTCTGTATGTATAATACTATGATGGAGGTAATTATTATGAATAGAATGTATTTTACGATCAATGAATCTAATGCAAGAATTGCACATGAAATGCAGCATTTTGATGAATATACATCTGGTAGCATGACTGAATCCTATCAAAAGCAAGCAGATGCTGCATATGATCTTGCTGATAAGATTGCAGAACGTCATCCAAATGATTCCGATTATGCGTACTATTTAGCAGAACGGTATTCTAAGAAGCTATGTGAATACTACAATCGTGAGATTAGTATTTCCATGATGTGCCCGTCTGTAATGATCAGTGGAAGAGGAAATTTTCCAGTAACTAGACACAAACGACAGATCGCTGCTATGGATCGAAACTATGAGTTTTATCAGAAAGTTCAGGGGATTTTGACAAAACTTCAGAAAATTTTGAATGGATCTAGTGTGATACGGTCGAATGATGAACATGCAATCGAGAAACTAGAAGCAAAACTTTCGGATCTTCAGGAATTTCAAGAACGCATGAAATCTGCAAATCGTGCGGTTCGACTGAAGGATACAGAGCATGGAAACGATCTTCTTAGAGAAATGGGGTATAGTGAAGAAGAAATTAAACTAATTCGTAAACCAGATTGTTTTGGTAAAATTGGATATCCAAGTTATATGCTTACAAATAACAATGCATCGATTCACCGTGTATCCGATCGACTGAAAGAATTGAAATCTGCAAAGGAACAAGAATATTCTGAACATGACTATGGTGCATTCTGTGTAGTGGAAAATACTGATATCATGCGGTATCAGATCATCTTTACGGAAAAACCAGATGAAAATGTTCGAGATATTTTGAAAAGCAATGGATTCCGGTGGGCACCATCACAGAATGCTTGGCAACGTCAAATCACATCGAATGGTAAGTATGCGTTTGATCGTGTAGTAGAACAGCTGATTCAAATCTTTGTATAATATGCACAAACACATCCGTGTCTGACAATGGCGCTGATTGTGCATTATGTAATAAAAGTTTGACACTATCGTTATATGTAGTATAGGAGGTATGTTTTATGATTACTGATATTTCGTATGTATTTGAAGATTTGAAAATTTCTGCAAAAAGAGTAGGATATCATATGCATGTAACCAAGAGTCCGAATTCTAAGTATCCTAATCTGTCTATGAACCTTAGTGATCCTTCTGAATCTGCTATTATGCCAGAAATCAATATTGTGACAATTCTAGATCCTACTGGAAATTGGTGTTACTTCAAGCCAACTATTAAATTTCCCGTTCTTACTACAACAGCTGATGATTTTGCTGATAACATTGCTTATATAATCTCTGAGAAATGGGCAGAAATTGGGCGGTTCATTACAGAGCTTAATAACTTTGAATATTATGCTACGGAGGAATAGTCATGGACGATACTTTGATGCAAGATTCTAGGTGTGCCAAGTGTACAGATCATCTTGGAAACACCTATTCATCAATGACTGAAATGTGCAATACCTATAACATTCAGCTTGATACATTCATGAAACGTATTAGTCGTGGTAGTTCTTTAGAACAGGCACTTACAAAACCAGTGCATCCACGAACTGTATACGAATCAATGAAAAAGCCTAAACTAAAGCAAAAACGATGTATTATTGATCCAGATGGAAATACATTTAACTCAATTACAGAAATGTGCTCTTATTGGGGTATTGGGGTTTCAACATATCGACAAAGAATTAAAAACAATGTTCCAATGAAAGTTGCATTAACTGCACCAACCACGCCACATCCAAATGGCTACACAGATCACATGGGTAATCATTTTGAGTCTATGGATGACATGTGTGCTTATTGGAGTGTTAATCCTATTACTTACAAATGTCGTATAAAATCAGGATTGTCTGTAAAAGATGCACTTACAAAGCCTAAATACTCCAGAAACATCATGAAGATACAGTGGTATATATATAAAATCTTGTATCTTGGACAAGCCTATTTGGTATATGCAAGAAATTCGACTGAAGCATCTCAAAAATGGCACATTTATAAAGGATTTATGAGTCAGCAACCTGGTATAACTGTACTTAAACTAGAGTCTGGAACAGAACTGCATGACTCATATATAGTTATTCAATGATAGAAAGGAAAGTTTATTATGTTTGATTTTGACGCTATTGCAAACGATATGAATCAGAAATTTTCATTTAATGCAGATGCATATATGCCGGATGGTCAGTGGTATATTTTAAATGATGTTGATACGAAACTTGGATATTATCTTGAAGATTCGAATACCATTCATCCGTATGGTACACTGGACTCTGAAACACAGGAAGAAATCATGAATGCATTTAATAAATTTGTAGGTGGTCCGGTGTATGCGATGTACAAAGCAAATAAGCTTATTTATACCCTGATCTCAAATCCTACGTTTGATGTAACCTATGCGTCTGATTTGTACAAGAATCTGATCATCGGATCTGCCATTGTACTATATGGAATTTCTGATGGAATCAAATATGCAAAGAAGTTTTTGACATGGCTAGACACAACAGATTTCTATCAGGCTCCTGCATCTGCAAAATATCATGATGCATACGATGGGGGATTGCTACGTCATTCTCTGACTGTTGTATATCACATCACTGAACTGCTTCACGTATCATCTTTCAATGAAGTAAATATTGCATCCGCAATTCTAGTTGCACTGGTGCATGACCTGTGCAAAATCAATCTGTACGAACCCTATATGAAAAACGTTAAGGACGATGTATCTCAGACATGGGTACAGGTTCAGGCATATAAGTATCGAGATGCAATGATTCCACTTGGTCATGGTGTATCATCTTTGTATATTGTTCAGAAGTTTTTTAAACTGGATCTGGAGCAGGCACTGGCTATTCGGTGGCATATGGGACGTTGGAATCTTTGTGATGGAGAATCCGCAGAGTATCATGCAGCTGTTAAATCATATCCGCTTGTATACATGCTGCAGTTTGCAGATCAGCTGTCAATTACATCCTATTAAAACTGCAACCTTATATAGAATCAATAGGGCTGATAATTATAGATATGCCCATATTCAACAATTTCATTTAATTTGAAAGGATGTTTCTATATGAAGAAATTTGTAACTAGAAATGTTATGGCTGCAGCATCTGGTCCGGTTGAAGAAGATACCGTATATGAGATTGCACTTTATATTGAGAATGATGGAAATCTTTATCGTCAGATGATTGTTCCGACTATCAAGAATATGCAGCGTAAAATTAAATCTGGTAAGTACGATGATGCACAGGCAGTCAAGGCTTGGCAGTATGTAGCCGATGAAGGCGTGCGTAGATATGGCAAGGAATTCGGAGATGGTAAAAGCAGTGTTGCATGGGTAAATAAGAATACCAGAATTGCAATTGCAGAAGAGCTAAAGGATTTTTATGATGATCTGGTACAGGATCCAAATAGTATTTCGTCTTCTGTTAAAACACGTAAGAAATCCGTCAAAGCTGCTAGTGTTATTCAGAGTGGTTTGAATGGATTCAAGCCATGGTCTGGTGCAAAAGATACATGGGATATTCTAAAGGAGTTTGGAAAATTGGATGAACTAGAAAGTTTCATTGACAATGCGTACTATGATGAATCCCGTGGTGAAGGTGTCATTGGTGAAACTGAATTGAATGGCCTGCTCTGGTTTGAACCTGAGCGTGTCTATGAATATGTAGGATTGTACTACAATCCAGATACTGATGAAGTATCCGATGAACCATTCGATGATTTTGATGATGATTTTGATGATGAATATTAATTTTGGCGGTGATCTAGTTTGAAGATTAAAAAAAGACGCATATATGCAGCAGATGATGATATGGATACTATGTCAGATGATTATGATCCAGATGATTCTTATGACTCTGTTGCAGACTCACTTGACAGCTTATCTGATAGTGTAGATGATATGCAAGAATCTATTGAGGATGCAGAAGAAGATCCTGTTGACATCGAAATTGATAATAATATTTCAAATCATTACATTGCAGAGTGTGATTCCTGTCATGGGGTATTCATTTCCGCTATGGTAGAAAGTGATCAGGAAATTGAAAAAATCACAGGTGTTTGTCCACTCTGTGATAAACCAACAGATCAATATCTAAAATGGATTATTAAAGATCTTGATAATTGAGGTGCTGCACGTGGATTGGACAATTATTATTGTTCCTGTCGCATCTCTATTATCAGCAGTATCTGTTGCCGTACTTAATAATTGGGATAAAATCAATCCGAATAAAAAGCGTGTAACTGACCTGCTCAAACTTGTAACTGCACTAAAAAAGTCCGCCGATGCTACACAGGGTGATGTAAAAAAGCTGGGAGATCAGCTTACAAACATATCCTCAGCAGAGCGGACTTTGTTGCAGACAAGTATATTAGATTTGTGTCATGGAATTCAAAAAGATATTGATACTGGTGAAATCGACTATTCCGAAAAGCTAAAACAATTGATTATCTTATATCGAGAATATCATGCATGTGGATTCAACAGTCAAGGCAAATTATACTTCAATGATACCATCAAAAAAGCATCAGAAGATAATAATGTCCTTTTACATGAACTTATGAATCAGTACTTTTCTGAATATCAACCATAATTGAGGAGAATTAACTATGTGGAATGAATTGATCAAGTATGTTATTGCATTTGTATTTACAGTTATGTGTGGAATTTCTACTACAATTGTAATTCCTGCTCTAGGAAGATGGCTACGTTCTAAGACAAATAGTGAAATCATCCAGTATGGAATCAATGAACTATCACAAACCGTTATTACAAGCGTAGACTATCTAGAACAAACTGTTGTATCCGAACTGAAAAACACAGAACAGTGGAATGCAGATTCTCAGAAATATGTTTTGAATATGGCGGTTAATACAGTCATCAATGGTCTGACAAAAGCAACTAAGAGTGTATTGGAGCAGGGTGATATTGATGCTACAGTAAAACGATATATTGAAGCATATATCCAGTCAAAAAAGAAATAACATGTAGGTCTTGACTTTTTCGATATATGCTGGTATAATTCAGGTATAAGTATAGTGTTATATTTTATCAAAAATTTGACAAGAATACTCCGATCTCTATAGGTCGGGGAGGATGTTACTTAGGAGGTCAATATGAAATTTTACATTAAGTCTACAGAGTCCGTTTTAGCATCAAGCTTCAATCGTGCAAGAGTTCATATGAATCGAGAACTGTGCGCATTTATTACAGCATTCAGAGATTCTGATAAATCTGGTAATGTATATTCATTGAAAGAAAAACGTCAGAGAAACAAAGAACTTGAATCTGAGATCAAAGCGTCTGGTTTAACCTACATCAAAGCAAAAGGTGGATTCATTGAAAATCGTGGTACATCTGATGAAAAACGTGTAGCAGAAGAAACATTTTGTGTGATCAATAATCGATATGCCCCAAGTGATTTCATTAAGCTTGCAGTTTATTGGTGTGGTATGTTTGATCAAGATGATGTGCTAATCACAGAACCAAATCCTGTATTAAGATCAGACGGTCATCCAAATGCAGGAAAGCCGATCGATATCATTGGAAGATGGTATGATAAAAACGGAAATATTGATAAAGAATTTCATAATGCAACAGTTCAAGATGCTGAGAAATTTTTTACAAGTATATGTGGGAAAGATTTTGTTTTATCTTCTACAGAAATCAATAAAACACCAGATCGTCAAATATATCAATATAGTGGACGTGTTTTAGCATCTTATGAGTTTGAAGATAAATACCCATATTTAGTAGATTAAATGATATATAGAAATTGAATGTATTTGTATGAGAATTCTGATATGACGTAAAACCCCAAGATGTATTCCAGATTGACAAATAGCAAAATATACTCGTTATATATAGTGTAAGCAGCTATTGCTTACACTATATTTTTTATTTGTGGAGGTGTAGCATGACTAATTATAAGTTATCGACTACTCGTGATGCTTGCGTATGTTGTCATAAACACATATGGTTCGAAAGAAATGCAGTTAATAAACTTGTTGTAATCGAAAATACGAGTTGTGGATCTAGACACCAAGTGATAGTGGATTATATGATGCACAAACGATGTGCTGAAACCAGATGGCTTGATTTCCTTGATGAACATCCGGAGGTGCGTGAGATCAATGATTAAAGCGAAGTACATATATCATCCTTTGTTTACGTATTCAATGCTAATCAGGAAAGACAAATATTCAATAGAAGATGCTTTCGAAACCGCTATTACATTTTTTCAAACTAAACATGTAGATTTCAAAGAAGTATATGTTCAATTAGATCCTGAGAACAATGTCAAATTAGTCACGGGTGATCTTTCACTTAGATATGAAGACAGTCTATTGTTTCCAGTATTCGCATTCAAACCAATATATGATATGCTAGATGATAATTCTAAACCTGCTGGTTCAAAATAAACCACATTTTAATACTAGAGGTGTGTAAAATTGACAATTAAATCAAACTATCATTATTATCCAAATGTACATCGATTGCTTATTCTTAAAGCCAAATCAACAAAAGAAGATGCAATCGAAACTGCTGTAACATTTTTCAAGTCTTGTGTTGAACTTCGAGAAGATGAATCTTCTTATATGTTCAGACCAGCGTCAGCGTCAGAAATATGCAACTATTTCTTTATGGAGGATGATAAGTATGCTGAATAAAGAACAACAACAAGTAGTTAATTCAACCGCAAAACGAATACTGGTTCTTGCCGGAGCAGGCACTGGAAAAACAAAAGTCTTGATTGAGAGAATCATACATCTTGTAAAGCAAGGTGTTGATCCTTCGTGCATCTTGTCTTTAACATTTACAAATGCAGCTGCAATTGAAATGCGTGAACGCTATAACAGTATGGTTTGTGAAGTTACAAACCCGACATTTGGGACATTCCATTCTTTTTGTTATGGGTTAATTATTCATGATTTTGAAGTGTGTTCTGCACTTGGATATTCTAGCATTCCGGAAATTGCAAAAGACGAAGATATTAAACGAATTGAAATGTATATTAAAACACAATGCGGAATCAAACTATCACATGATATTCTGTTTCATGATTCAGCACCAAAAAGAGTATCAGATGTTACACCATATCGAATTTTCAGAAAGCAGTATGAACAAACACTCAGAAAAGAAAATCTAATTACATTTGATATCATGTGTTATGGAGTTTGTAAGCTATTTGCAAATAGCGAACCATGTATTCAAAAATATAAGGACAGGTATAAATATATCTTTGTGGATGAATTCCAGGATACCGATATAAAACAATGGGATTTTATAACTACATTTCAAGATGCAAATCTGTTAGTAGTAGGTGATGCAAAGCAGAATCTGTACAGTTTCAGAGGAAGCACTAGTGCTATTATCAAAAGCTTATCAAATGATTCTGGATGGGAAACCATAAGATTAAGTCAAAACTATCGTTCTACGAAACAGATATGTGATTTTGCAAATGAGATTCATAGCTCATGGAAGGATGCTGCTTATAACCTAGAAATTCATAGTGATGTAAATGGTGATGCAGTTCAAACACTTACTGATAATAGTGCTAGTGGCATTCTGCCGGCTTTAATGCTTGATACGATCTTACAATCAAAAAGCATTGGAGATACCATGGCAATCTTGTGCAGATCTAATGCAGAAGTAAAAAACGTTATTGCTACGTTCAACTTTGCAAACATTCCATTTGTAACAAAACAATCTGATACAATTTCTGAAAAAAAACATATCCTGCTCTGTGCTATAGATTCATCACATTTGATTTCTTGGATTTCGAATAAGTTAAATACTACAGAATACACTGATTATCTTAAACTATGCGCACTAAATCCAACGTTTGTGAACAATGAGCAGGCGTTTATCAAAACATATTACAATCGATTTTCAGACTATTTTGATATTATACTTAACATTCGAAAAATATTAAATACTGATTGTTTTGCCACGGGAAAAATTATTTCTATCTGTAGCATTTTAAGAATCAAAACTCCTGATAATGTTGCATATGTATCAGTATCTCAAATCGATATTATAGCTAAGTGCATTGATTATTTGCATGCCGATATTGCAAAGTCAAATGTACCAATCTATATTGGAACAATTCATTCTGTAAAGGGATTGGAATACGATATCGTACATTTAATTGGAGTTGGATCAAAATCATTTCCAATAACAAATGAGGAACAACGTAATATCTATTATGTAGGATGCACAAGAGCAAAAAAGAAACTTTATGTGTGGAAATCTTTATAAGAGAGAGAGGAATCTATATGTTTAAAAAGCAAGAACCCAAAGAACATATTTACAGAATTCAATATTCAGATGCAACTTACATTCGAGCAAACAGTCAAGAAGATGCAATATCAGCATTCATTAATGAAGTAGAATCATTCAATTTAACACCAAATTGTCCCAAAATCGACTGTGTTGAAACTTATGCAAATCTGCCTATACCATCTAATGTGTGGTTTATGCCTACTGCTAATTCTAAAGCCACGTTTATAACTGATTCAGGGGTATCCTATACGTATGATCCAAATCAATAAATTTTATATAACATAGGAGAGCTATTTATGAATGAGAAAGACTTCGATATCACCATTCGTTGTGGCGAACCAGTCAGCACACAAAACAGACGTGCAGCAATACCATATAAAACTGGATCTGATACAGATCCAACTGCTTATATTTTACAGGATCTAAAAATCACAAATGACATGTATCTTGCATCTGGTTTAAATTTGATTAAGCAAAACAATTATTGGTTTGAAAGATCGAAATATAGAACTAGATAATATCAAACATATAAGATTCAGCATCCAAACTAATAGGAGGATGATACAGCTATGAAACATAAAGTAGACAAAGAGCACATATTAAGTTTATGCGAACCTGGAGACTACGGAATTTTTGCACCACCTATGAAAGCACAGGTTGCACTAAATGAGTTGTGCAGATATCTTTTAGGTGATGATTGGTATGATACATCGGGTACAACTTGTCAAGAGCAGGTCAATACTGCGATTGTATATGAAATTGAAAGACACTATAAAAGGAAACCCTGGAGGGTACTATTATAATTTGAAACATACCTGTTAGGAAGTGATATCTATGTGTGATAATAAGTTTGATACAACAGAACCCGTATATCAGATTACAAAATCTCAATTATGTGAATTGCGTAAAAAGCTATTTTCATATTCCGATATGGTTTTAGGTGAATGTATGATTGAAGAATATGCAGCATTTACATTATTTTGTGAAGCATTGAATGCGGATCCTGAAGAATTTTGAGGTGTTATACATGAATCTTAGTACAGCTTGCAATAACAATTCAATATCAACTATTGAATCATATGACTTATATATTTTGACACAAGCAATTAAGACGCTTAAAAAGACAGATTCTAATATCAATTTAAAACCAAGCACTGATGATATGTGTTTGTCAAGTAGAAAGTGCATAAAAGGGGCTCGAAAAAGTGCATAGCCCGGTCAGCACAAGATTAACGTGTGGGGGCTCGGCTTGTGCATAGAAGGAGCGCCCCTGTTGTGTATTTTTGAGGCTCTTTTTTGAAGCCTGCACTATGCATTTTTGAAGCCCCTGCGGAGCCCCGCCTATGCACTTTTGGAGCCCTTTTTGTAAATTTAGGCTGAAAACCTCGGCGGCTCACTTCTTACGGGCTGTTTTCTGACGCTTCATCGACTGCTGCAGGCGGTAGCTCTCTCCTGAGAATATCACAATATGCGAATGATGCACCAGTCGGTCTATCAGAGCCGCCGTCAGGCGGTTGTCACCAAGCACCGTGTTCCAGCCTGAAAACTCCAGATTGGAGGTTATTATGATGCTCTTGCGCTCATAGCACTCGGAGATCACCTGAAACATGAGCTGTGCCGCATCCTTGTGCAGCGGAACAAAGCCAAGCTCGTCTATCACGATAAGCTCTACTTTTTTCAGGCTTGTCATAAAGCCGTTCAGCGTACCCTTGTTGTTACGCTCAAGGAGGATATTTGCAAGCGAAGCCGCTGTAAAGAAGCGAACCTTGTGTCTCTCCTGACACGCTTTCAAGGCAATCGCTGTTGCGAGATGTGTCTTGCCCGTGCCGACTGCACCCATGAAGATGAGATTCTCTTTGGCGTTTATGAAGTCCAGATCCTCCATGTATTCACGGGTAAGTCCGGCAGGAAGCTCGATCTCCGGCTTCCATACGAAATCATCAAGCGTTTTGATGACATGGAATCCTGCGGTCTTGACCATACGATTGATCCTGTTTACCTCACGCTCGTGAAGTTCGATCTGCAGCAGATCGGTCACATACTGCTCGGTATCGTGGTATTCTACTTCACGCCAGTCTTTCGCAAGACCTCCGAGCTTCAAAGTTCGCATCATCTGCTCAATATCAGCCACTTGCTTCACCTCCCGTCAGACCGTCATACACGGAAATATCGGGGTTGTAGTTCAGCGTAGGCACTTGCGAGAGCAGATCAAGCGGCTCCGGCGTTTTTCCTTCTTTCAGCAGAGAATAATAGCACTGCTTCACGCTGTCCACATCGCTTCTGCCGTTCTGCTGGGCGAGAGTGAGAATATCCACGCAGAATTCAGCGTTGCCGTCACGTACAATATCGTCAAGGAGCTGCAAGGCACTTCGTCTCTCCTGACCTCTGGTCTGCGACAGATAGCTCTGCCAGGGCAGCGGCATTGCGGAAAAGAACCGTGTATGCTCGGCTGCGCCGGGTTTTCTGCACAGCGTCCTGACGTACTGCGTCCAGTCCATAAGCTCCTCGTTTTTGCCGTAACAGCGGCGGTATGAAGCAACAAGAGCATGATCATGATAAAATTCGATTTTATCATAGAAGATCTTAGCCTGTACAGTTTCATCATGAAGTTCGGGAGAAAGCCCGTATTTATTCGTATCAATGCAGACAAAGCCTGTCTTGCTGACTCTGAGCGATTCATAGCTGAATACGTTGTAGGGTACTTCGGGGAGCATTAACAGCTTCGGTTTTTCATCTTCCCAAAGGCTCTGTATCGTAACACCACGCTGGTAATGCGGACGTTCAGCGTCCTTTTCACACCAGTCAAACAGGTGGTCGTTGAACTCATCAAAGCTGATGATCGTAGGGATCGGAACGAGGGCGTTGCGCCTGATGTAGCCGACCTTGTTCTCAACATTGCCTTTCTCATTGCCGGATGCAGGATTGCAGAAATCAGCCTGAAAGCGGTAATGCAGCATAAACCTTGTAAAGCCTTCGGTGAGCTTTCTCTCGGTACCTTCAAGCACCTGAGCAACTGCCGTAGACATATTATCAAAGCGTATCCTCGCAGGCACGCCGCCGATATACTCAAAGATACGGCTCATACCGATCAGCAGGCACTCCTGATTCTGTGACGGGAACACCTGCGCATAGGCTTTATCCGAATACGGGAACGACATTACAAGCTCATACGCCTTGTGTTCGTTTCCCTCAGCATCACAGCGCAGAAATTCTCCGAAGTCAACCTGAGCATAAGCCATAGGGTGTGCAAGCGGCAAGTAGCCTGCGAGTCCCTGACGCAATACGAAACGCTTTTTGCGGACGTATCGTTTCACACTGCTGTATCCGCCTGTGTAACCGGCTTCCGCACGAAGTCGGTCATATATCCTCTTAGCGGTATGCCGCTGCTTTCTTGGGGCTGTGACATCACCTTCGAGCCATTCATTGATGAGGGGGATATACTCACCAAGCACCGGATAGTGATCCGGTTCCATGTTCGGGAGCTTATCGTCATTCCAGTCTTCCATGTCAGCGTATTTGCAGACTGTACGGTAATTGAGCTTCGTCCTCCGCTGGATCTCGCTCTTGCTCACGCCGTCTTCGTACAACTGCTTGATGTACATCTTTTCTGCCATACTTATCACCTTTCCGCTACCTCCTTTAGCCAAGGGGCTTTGCCTCTCAGCTAAAATTGTAGCATTTTATTCAGGTGCTGACAACGGCTCGGCGGTGGCTTTTCACCTATGCACTTTTGGAGCCCTTTTTCTGCATTTCTATTTTACCATAAACACTGATGATACTCAGACAGTATCATTAAAACAACTAGCACATCGATTTGGTATTAAATATGATATCAATGATATTTTTACTGAATAACTGGAAGGATCTTATATTATGACTATTGATGAAATTATGAAACAGCTTGAATCTTCTATCGAATCTGTCATTAAAACCACTGCAACATTGATACGGGATAATGTAGACAATGATGCAACATGTAAAGATCTTTGTAATTATGATTATGCAGATGCACATATTCATGCAACCATGCTACAGATAAAAGGCTGGTTTGATGGAATGATGCAATTGCTTACGTATAAACCAACTCTTGAAAATATTCTGAACATGGAAGCTCCTAAAATAAACTATCAGGAATTTGAACAGCTGGCTGCAACTGTTACATGGAGTTTAGCAGTTATCACTAGCATGTGTGAGATTATTCAAAACTCAGATGCTCAGTAATTGAAAATATCATCGTTATATGTAGTAGAGATGATTAATTCATCTCTACTATTTTTATATATTAAATAAACGTATTTTCAAATATTACTATTTAATTGCTTATAAGGGAGATTTTAGTTCTCTCGTTATATATAGTGTAAGGATAAAACCCATAAAACAAGAAAGAGGTACATCATATGAAAATTGAAGTAAATCATACGTATTTGGTAAAAGGAAATGTTCTGGAATCTGGTTGTATTATTAAGATTCTTGACAAGCAAGTTAGGCATGTAACTCCAATACACACCAACGAAGTATTTCAATATGAAGTTGTAAAAGGGAAAGATCCTGGTTGCTGCAATTGGTTTGAATCTGGTTCTTATTTTGAAAGATGTCTTACACCAGATAATATTTCTGATGAAAAAATCGTAATTCAGCGTATTGATAATGATGTAATTGCAACCAGATACAAGGGAGATACAGAGGTTAACTTTGCAATTGCAAAATGTCATCCTGATGATAAGTTTAACTTTGAGATTGGTGCAGATATTGCATTCAATAGATTGCAAAATAAGCTGTATACATGTAATTCTGATTTCGATTGGGTTGGATTCGAAAATGGTGAATTTGATGTATTGCTTACAACAGAAACACAGTATAGTTTTTTATATTGTGCAGAAGCACTAGGATTTAAATGGAGAACCGGTACAAATCCTACAAAATTTATGCCAGATGCAGATACCTGGTATGCATCCAAAACCTATGGAGATGACAAAAAAGTATTTGGATTTTGGTATCCGGAATCTTATATCTCAGATAAGAAACTTGTAGTATGGAAACCAGAGTATGCGGAAATAAACGATGGTGACAAAAAATTTTCTTGGAATGAATTCATCAATGGATCCATTGCTGTAAAAGTATCTCCAAATATGGTTCGAGAATTTATTGCATTAGCTGAATCGAACAACTGTACTTGGGAATATGCACAGGAAGATGAATCGAACAACTGTACTTATGGATATGTACAGGGATATGACAATGTATTGGAAAAAATCGTTTCTGATGCAACAGCACTTGATCTTGATATATATTTTTACACAAATGGAAATATCAATAATGAATTCACGTTTAGGTATTATAAACCTAAGCAAAAAGAACTAGTAACAATGTATAGCACTGTAGATATTCATTAAGAAGTAAAACGATAGTTATACGGAGGGTAGTGTCTATGTCATTTAAAATTGGTGAATGCTATAGAATCATATCAAATGATAATGAATTCGGGAATATTATAAAAATTACAAATATTGATTCTGAACATGAAATTGTATTCTACAAAACTATCAAGAGTAATAATCCTATTCTACCTGCTGGAGTTTTTAACTATAATTCAGAACTTGCAACTCAGCTAGTACACTTAGACGTGCCAGAAAATATTCATGCTCAGGAAGAAAAGATTGTTGTATCACGAGACGCTAATGAGATAACTGCCGTACATTATGTTAATAATCAGGAGATTAACACTGCTACTGTAAATTGGAATCCGTCAGATAATACTGATTTCAAATATACTGCAAAACTTGCAATAGAAAAATTGGTTGATACTAATGATGATGGTTTAGTTCATGAATTTGATTGGAGTGCATTTAAGCAATCGAAATTTTCAGTACATTTAGAACCTTATAATTTGAGAATATTCATCGAACTTGCTAAACTTCATAATTGTATTTGGCGTTATAGCAAAGTTTATAATAGCATAGAACTAATAGCACATGTAGTTTCTACTAATAATAAATCATGCTATTTATATATTGATTCATCTGATGGTTTGCTTAAATTTGACTATACCAACCCAGAAATCATTGAAAAAAGTCTAAAATGGACACCTAGTGTTCTAGAAATTGGAGCTTTAAAAATCAATTGGTATAAATTTAAAACTGGATCTTTAGCGGTACAAGTTTCAAAATCAAACATATCCGGTTTTCTAAAAGTTGCTGAAAGTCTAAAAATCACATGGGAATATGGAGCACATGCAACTGATTTTAATCCATTTGAAATTAAATATTTTACTTCGATTAAATGCGATATGCTGTGGTTAGCATGCCAATTTGATACGCTAAATCAGTCATTTTATATGATGCCATATGTAAAAGTAGAAGATATTCATAGTCATAATATTATTAATTGGCATGAATGTATTGAAATTTAGGAGGTATTAAAATTGATAAACTGGTATGAAGTATCTTTTAATGGGGTTGCTTATATCTCTGCTGCATCTGCAAAACAAGCACAGGATTATTTTAATTATATCATAGAGCAGGCAAAAGATGATATATTTCAAGATTGCTTTGAAGATACAAATATAAATATATCAAACACAAAGACCGTATCAGAAGATTTGATATAATGAATTCACAGAAAGAGGTAATGTCATATGATTGAATATACAGCCAAAGCAAATATTCATAATTATGAAATTCAATTTCGAACATCTAATAAAACCGATTATTTAGATGTCCTGGAGAGAATTCAAAGGTTGGTTGAGATTGATAATTGGTTCAATAGCCTTAATGATGATATGAATACTCAGCACACAAAATTGAATGAATGCACAAAATTGAATGAATCCACAAAATATCATTCATCGTTTTCTAATGCAGAAGATAGTACATTTCGTTTATTTTCTTATCATCAGTATCATTTGGATGCAGATGCTGTGTTAGATTATCTATATGACCAAAGAGATGGAAGACTGAGTATGCGTGATCTAATATACATATCAGATTGTAATCTTGGTGACATGATTGAAACTGATGAAGGAATTAAGATAGTTGGATATTTACGCACAAATGACAATATGACAATGATTCAACTAATGACACGTGAAGAATATCTGCATATATGGGATTCAAATAACTCAGATTCACATTTATCTGTAGACCATAATGATTGTGTATACATTCATTCACTTACTGTTGTAAAACGTGTTGGCAATGTATCATCAGATAAATTGGAGGAATTTAAATGATTGAGTATATTAAAAAATCAGATGCTATGAAATGTCTAGAGGAACTGATGTTTTATTATAGAGTATTGGGGGGATACTCTTACGAACATGGAGCTAAAGCTGCACAAAAAACAATTGATTCTATACCCACTGTAAATTACAATGATAACTTAACAAACAATTGGATTCTATGTAAAGATCAAATGCCTCCAAATGATGCAGAATTATTAGTGTCTGTACGATATGTAGAAACAAATGATGTTTTTGTATGGTTTGGAACCCGTATATCGTATGGTTGGAACATTGCAACTATTCAAGAAATTCGAGAACTATATGATTCAGATACCACTGAATTTGAAGTTATTGCATGGATGTTTCTACCTGCTCCATATAAGCCAAAAATCTAATGTACAATCTGCTAGTTTTATAATTGTGGAGATACTGAAATGTCAGACTACGAATTATGGTTAATTCATTGTACAAACCTGAAAATTAAAGTCTTGTTGCTTGAATATATCGGATCTACTAAATTACTTAGGGTATCAAATTCTGAATCTGTATGGTATCATGCTTGGGATACTAAAACCGGATGGAATTTAATTTGTGAAAATTATAATCAAGCATACGATCATTATAAAGATCATGTAATAGCTTGAATATACGAAGTGGAGGAAATCAAAATGAAGATTGAAAAATTTATGTGTGACGTAACGAAAGCGCTGGTAAATGAAAAGCGTGTGCATTTCATGCACTGCGGAAATGATGTGTTCATTTCCGCCGATGGATGTTTCGGAATGATTCTACCAGAAAACCTCAACATTTTTAATCATGAGATCAGAGGGAATTTTGAAATTCCTAGAGATTGGGAAGAACACCGAATGAAGGTTCTACCGATGAGCGAATACCATGGGAAAAAGTTGTGCAGAGTGTTCCAACCTGTTTCCGGAAATTGGACAACGCTAATCGATGAAAAGTTTTTGAAATACTTTGATATGTGTGTCGCACAGTTCTACCAAACGAAAGAAAACGGATGCGTTTTTGTGAGAGAATCTGAGAATATCTGCGCAGTTGTCATGCCGATGAGAAACGTAGAGGTGAAGTAAATGTATTTATACAAAATTGTGTCTGATATGATTTGACATGAAAAGCTGTTACACACAATAATTACAGAAATGAGAAATGTATATATGAAATCATCAATTGAATGGGTATCTGCAAATACTGAATTACCTCCATGCGAATCCTATGTGCTAGTAACTACACATTCAAAACCATTTGATAAAACTTATGTGTATCCAGCAATAAGACTTACAGATAGGTGGATGATATGTGCAAAAGATTTTGTACAATTACTATACGATGGTGATAATATTGGAACAATAATTACATCCTGGGCATACTTTCCAGAGCCATATATAAATGGAGGAATCAAAAATGATGAATAATATTGTAGAACAATGGAACCCGATAAATGGAATGTTAAAGCATGACGAAAGTGGAGTTTATGTGTGGACAGATCCGGAAACTAGTGTGCAGTATCTAATCTGCACTGACACAACCTATCGTGGCATGGGAATTGGTATCACACCACGACTCAATCCAGATGGTAGCCTACGAATGGAGAACCCAAAAGATTATAACCTTAAACCACATGCAAAAAACCTAAGTGAAATAGCTCATTGTGATGAATTGATTTGCTCTAACTGTGGAATCAAATTAAGAAATTTTACAGAAGTTATCTATGATGAACACACCAATGACACCTCATACTACGCTTTTAACTGTCGCTTTTGTCCTAACTGTGGAGCAAAAATTGACAATAGTGAAGAAAGATGAAGGAGGATCTGCTTAAAATGAAATGGCTTAAATTGAATGACAACGGAGGTTTGATTAACCTTGAAGAGGTATTTTTTGTTCGTGTAATGCGTAATGAGGTGTTTTATGTGTGCAAGTCGAGGACAAGCATAAAGTGTTTGATTGCATCACAAAAGCTCAGATTAGTTGGTAAGGTTGTAACCGAAACATTTTTGACGAATGCTGAAGCACAATCAAGATTACAAGACGTTGAGAAAATGCTTGATGCGGTTACATTACCATCACATGCACATTGGGATAATGCTTCCAATGGTATTCAGTGTTCTGCATGTGGTAAATTCAATAGTACAACATATGAGTCACAGTACTGCCCACATTGTGGTGCCAAGATGAAGGAAGGCAAAGATGAGCAAATTTGATTTTGATTTGTTTACTGGAGATTATCCAATTGCTGTAAACAAAGAACGTTACACAGAACAGCAGGCGGAAGAAATTGCAAAAGATGTACTTGGCGTAAGCGCTGTTGAAAAATACGGAGGGTTTGTACGCTATGGCTACGGTTGCGATGACGATGGCGAAGTATACAACGCTTGGTGGCTGGACTGGTATCCAAGCAAGCGCTCTTGCCCAGTGTGGGCATTTAAACCCAAAAAGAAGAAAACGTAAATGAAAAACAAGCTGTGGCTGAAAACCTGCCTGAACTGCGTGGCGAGAATGAACCTGATGGAAACAGGTGAGGATCTTGAATCACTTATCTGGCGACAGAGATGGGAGAAAGAACAATGATTGATACAGAAACAAGACAACAGTTTGAGGATGAAGTATATCTCATTTGTGGTGATGACAAGAAAACAGCATCACGAATTATGGTAGCATTTGATACGTTACGTGGGAAACATGGAATAATGATTACCGAGGAACAGCTGAAACATATTAAAGCTGAATTTTGGAATGAAAGTGGCGATGTTCTCGGAGATGCCATGATTGAGATCAACGAAGCGTATAGCATTGTGCGTGAGTGCATCGGATATAAGGGGGATCGAAATGAATGAAATTAAATTAAAACCTTGTCCATTTTGTGGTGGGGAAGCAGAGATCATTAGTGTATATAAACAGTATGCTGTAACTTGCAAAGGATGTGATGTAGTATCAGCAAGTCATGACACGCAACTTGATGCGATAAATGCGTGGAACAAACGCATAGGACATGAGACATACAAAGAGTATTTAGATGATCATATCTCTTGGGATGCTTTTCCGAATGCAACTATAAATAATATATGCAATTATATGTGCATCCGTCATTTTTTCGGGAATGATGCAAGAGCAGAAGACTGTGGATACATTGAGTGCAGGGAATGCTGGGATAGAGAAATGCCGTAACATATATCAAAAAGCATTTGACATAATCAATTTCTATAGATAATCGTTATATATAATAGGAGAAACAATAAAGATTGACGTAGACATGCTTATTGATGCACTTAAAAGACATCCTGATATCAAACAATGAAGAATCAAATATAAGATTAAAGTCAATCTGCAAACATATCGGCTTATGTGGTCATCATTACTAGAAGAAATCTGAATATATAATTGAATTGAATGATGAGAATCAAGAATTACAACATGAACTACTGAGGGGGAATTATAAATGTCCAGTCTTAAAGACTTTAAGCGTATGTGTAATAATATATCATGCGATGCTTGCAAAATTCGGATATGGTGTGAGGATGACGGTAGAATTTCTGAACTTCCCGATAACGTTGACGAAATCATTGACAAGTGGGTTCAGGAACAGCCTGTAAAAACATATGCACAAGATTTTTTTAGGCATTTTCCGAATGCAAAGAGAGCTTCTAACGGAACACCTGAAGTTTGCAGAGATAATCTTTACAATAATGGTTGTCCTGATGCTTCTTGTAAGGATTGTTGGAATCAGAGGATGAAATAAAATGACTTGTGTTATATGTGATAAATGTGGTAGACCTATTCCATATGTTAAGAAGAAAAATATTCTTGGAATTGAAGAATATGTACTTGACAGAGGAACAGTAAGAAGTTCTGAATGGCGAATTGATACACTGTTTTATAAATATGATTTATGCAAAAGTTGTGCAGATAATATTTCATTGCAAGCAGACAATTTATTTCTAAAAATGAAGCTATCAGTATTGTAGGATTCAAATAGAAATGATTGAAAAATTAAAACATCTATATGAGATGCTATTCAAATTACACTGTAACACCTGGTCAGAAGCCGAGAACGTCCAGTATCAGAAATGCTGTTGATGATGTTCCGGTCAGCAAATCGAGAAGGAGACAATTGCTATGACGTGTAAAAATTGCAAATATTTTGACCTGTCGTTTTATGATAATCCGTGTGATATATGCTGCTGTAATCAAAGTGTGCCTTGGTCTTTTTGTTCACGTATGAACTTTTTCACGCCTCTTCGAAAGCATAATTACCACAAACGTACTCTATATGAAAGTGAAGGTGTATTAAACATGAAAACAGATGTTATGAAATGGATGGAGCAGGCTATTCAAACAATCCAAAGTGGGATTGCTGATAAACTTACAAAGGATAATATCACAATTTACCGAGTAAAAAATATCATTCGTATTGACATCAAAGGTGAAGTACAAATTGCGAAGTAAAACAAAGGAGTGACAATTATGACATTTGAAGAAAGACTCGCAGATGCAATAAAAGAAGCTATTATTCGTGACATTGATCGATACCATACTGTACAGTTCACTAAATTTATAGTGCCTAATGATGTTATCGAAGATATTTACAATAACGTTGATATGGAAAAAATCAAGAAGTATATGGCGGAAAACATCGAACAACTAATTGCAAAGAAAATTGTGAACAGCATGATGACTGAGATTGCATCAGATGTAAGGAAAATCATTGCGACAAAGTCAATTAGAGAAGATATGCAGTACTATCTGCGTCAGAAGATGGAGCAGGCAATGCAAAGAGTAGCCGATGCAGAACCACCTGTTGACATAGCGTCAGAAAGCTGAATAGGACACAATTATATATAGTAATTATGGTTATTCATTTACTTGTTTTGATGGTATACCATTTGAGGATGCAAGACTGAAATAGCCGATATAAAAAGAGGTGAATTAAAATAGAAGAACTATTAGATTCAGACTTATCTGAACTAGATAAGCACATATCAGATGCTATGCACAGAATTGAAAGACTGTACTATGAAACTGACGGAAAATGTTATCTATCGTTCAGCGGTGGGAAAGACAGCACAATTGTGCTTGCTGTTATAAAACTGTGTGAGGAAATCGGAACGATTCCGAAGAATGCAATTCCAGCTGTTTTCTGTGACACAAAGATAGAACTAACTGCTACAGTTGACTTCGTACACTGGGTAAAGGATAACTGGTATGATAATGTACAGATTATCAAGACAGAGAAATCATTTGCACAGGTTATCAAAGAGTTTGGAAAACCGTTTCGAAGTAAGATGAAATCAAAAGGATTACACTACTATATCACAAATCCGGCATATTTGACAGCCAGAGCATTGTATGATGATTCTGTATGTAAATCGTCTAAAATGAGACTATCAAATAAAGACTTTCATGTGCTGCACTCAAAGTTTTCAATTCAAATTTCGGACAAATGTTGTGATGTAATGAAAAAAAATGCCATTTGCTAAGTATGGGAAAGATAATGGAATGATCGGATATTTTTCTGGCATGCGAATGTTTGAAGGTGGTAAACGTCAGATGGTCTTTATAAAGCGGATAGAATCTGGTGACAAAAGACCGTGTACACACATTTCTTGTGGCATAACATCTGTATCACCTATATTTGATTGGACTGATGGCATCTCTGAAAAGTTTATTCAGAAGTACAACGTCCCGTTATCCAGGGCATACACGAAGTATGGAGAAGCAAGAACTGGGTGTTTTCTATGCCCATATAGTTTAGACCTAGGCGAAACACTTGAACGACTTCATACATATGAGCCACACCACTATAAGGCAGCACTATACTTTTTAAAGGATGTGTATATTGCACAAGGTGTAGAACTGCCATTTGACGATGACTACATGAAAGAGTACAAAGAAAAATGGATTGAGTACGAGCAGATGCGGTACGAAATGTTGAAGAAATACCGTCCAAATTGTATGATTTGTAAAAGGTATGAGGAAGAACATGGACAACCTGCTCAGAAGAAATTATTTTAGGAGTGAAAACAAAATGAAAAAATACGAGTTGACCACAAACGTGAAAACAGGATTTGGGCGAAAGTTGTTCCAGATCAAGGCACTTGTAAGCTTTGGTGATGTCACAGCTGGAGACTTGGGAGGCTATATCGAAAAAGAAGAAAACCTGTCACATGATGGCAATGCATGGGTTTATGACGATGCACGGGTTTACGGTGATGCATGGGTTTTCGGTGATGCACGGGTTTTCGGCGATGCAATGGTTTGCGGCAATGCACGGGTTTGCGGCAATGCATGGGTTTTTGGTGATGCACGGGTTTTCAGCAATGCACGGGTTTTTGACGATGCACGGGTTTTCGACGATGCACGGGTTTGCGGTGATGCACGTGTTTTCGGCGATGCACGGGTTTTCGGTGATGCAATGGTTTACGGTGATGCACTGGTTTACGGTGATGCACTGGTTTACGGTGATGCACTGGTTTGTGGCAATGCACTGGTTTGCGGTGATGCACGGGTTTGCGGTGATGCAGATTACATTTGCTTCAAGGGATTTGGCAGTGAGAACAGAAATACAACCATATTCAGAACCAAAAATGGAGATGTTTATGTGTGTTGTGGCTGCTTCAGAGGTAGTCTGAAAGAATTTTCGGAGAAGGTAAAAGAAACACACGGCAGCAGCAAATACGCAAAAGAGTATCTGGCGTGCGTAGAAGTTGCAAAAATTCATTTTGAGATTGAGGAGAAATGACAAGTGAATTTACAAGAACCGCCGTGCCGCAGCTGGTCAGTCATGAACTAATGCTTGTGATATATAATTAAACTTCCAGCACTAAAAATGCTATTTTTTGATTAGGAGTGATAAATCATGCTAGTTCCAGCAGTTCTGTATAAAGACGAAATTAAAAGAAAGATGCTACAGTATAAGTACACAGATGATATGATGTATTATTCTGGATGGATGGGGGATTCTATCCCAAGTATCATCGATGATGATGAAAATAATTGTAATATGCAGTATGCCATTGTTGACGATAATGCTAATCTAATTGGCTATTTTACTTATATAATGGACTGGTACACATCATGTGCGAGCTGCTTTGGCTTATTCTCTTTTGATAGAGGAAATAAGATCATCGGATTAGATGTCCGTAGGGAAATGGAAAAGATTATTCAAGAATACAATGCACACAGAATCTCATGGCAAATGGTAGGTGGTAATCCTGTTGAACGTCACTATGACAAGTTCTGTAACAAATATGGTGGAAAAAAGTTTGTTCTTACAGATGCCATTAAGGATAGAGCCGGAAGTTATCATACATCTGTTATTTATGAGATTATCTTAAACCATAGTACATCATGTAAAATTTATAGGAGGTAGTTATTATGATATCCATGTATCCAGCTTGCTTTTATAAAACTAAAGATGGGTATTATATAGTATTCCCAGTATTGGACATTGCCACATGCGGATATAATGAACAAGATGCAAAAATAATGGCGATGGACTGTTTAGCAAACTATCTTTACGATGCAAATGTCAATAATAAACATGTTCCACATGCTCCAGTGTTAGAGGATATTGACTTAAAATCTGTTGCAAATCATGATAATGTAGAATATGAAAGCGCATTTATAATGCAAGTTTGTATTGATGTTGAGAAGTATGCAAAAAAGCATTTCAAACTATAATATATTTAATACTCGTTGTATATAGTAGAAGGTGATATAACATGATGACAAAATCACAAGCTGTAGGAATGATTAAAATTGCAATGGATATGCTGGATACCACAGAAATTGCAATTCATAATTATAAATCCTGCTCTGAAGCAAAAGAATTATATAATCTATCTGAACAATCAATGTTTCGTATGGCACAATTAGCAGAATGCATTATTTCAAATTGCAATGCTGCTAGAGATTGTATCGTAAATCAAGTTGGAATTATTGGTGAACGCAATGAATCGTAAATCGAATTATAGAAATATGGATAGATTCCGGATTACACGAAATAACCAAAAGAACAGATACTACGGAAAATCTGCAATTTATCCACGCAGTACTTGGACATTCGAGCAGGATAAGATGGTGTTAGAACATAGTAAATCAGATTCTGAGATATCTATGATAATTCAGCATTCTGTAAAAGCAATTCAAAATAGACGACATCGTTTAAAATTACAACAACAATTGGAGGATCAAAATGACCGAAATTTTAGAGTTTAACACATATCAAAAGAAAGCTATGAGAACTTGCGGCATTTCATCTGATAAAAAGTATGATATGCTCTTACATGCAGTATTTGGACTAACTAGTGAAGCAGGGGAGGTTGCAGGAATTTTGCAAAAGGTATACCAAGGTCATGATTTTGATCTGGATCATATCAAAAAAGAACTTGGGGATTGTTTATGGATGATTGCAGAAGCTTGTGAATCTTTGGATCTTCATATGTCGGATGTTGCAACTACAAATATTGAAAAACTAAAAGCAAGATTTCCAGATGGCTTTGATCCTGAAAAGTCTTTGCATAGAAGTGAAGGTGATATTTAAATGAATTATGATGAATTCATTCATGCAAAAGCCTTGACAGTGGAGAATTCTGGATTTGATATTGATACATCAGAATTAAATCCAAAACTATTTGGATATCAAGAACATGGATTTGATTTACCAAAACTTACGATACATCAAATCATTGCAGATGGGATCAGACCTATATATCATTATATCTAAAAAAGAGGGTTGTGTACAAGCCAATATTGAAAAAAACAACAACAGGATGAAGTCCTAAAAAATAATATGATCTTATTGACAAAAGATATTACAAAGAAAGAATTACAGTCTACATGTAGAATCATAACACCATATAATCCAACAAAACAAATGATTTTACCAAACTGGGAGGAGCTGCAATCAGATTGAACGTTATAAATCAGTGTGTAACAGATAACTATGCATTATATCATGGAGATAGTTGTGAGATCATCAAGGGTATTCCAGATAACAGTATTCATTATACGATCTTTTCACCTCCGTTCTCCAGTCTTTACACGTATTCAAACAGTGATAGAGACATGGGTAATAGCCATTCTGATAATGAATTTTATAAGCATTTCAAATATTTAGCAATTGAATTATATCGAGTTACAATGCCTGGCAGACTTCTATCATTTCATTGTATGGATCTCCCTATGATGAAGGAACGAGATGGTGTGATTGGACTAAAAGATTTTCCTGCTCTAGTTCGTCAAATTTTTGAGGACTGTGGTTTTATTTATCATAGTAAAGTAACTATCTGGAAGAATCCTGTTACAGAAATGCAGAGAACAAAAGCAATCGGTTTGTTGTGGAAACAGATCAAAAAGGATAGTTCTATGAATCGACAAGGGTTGCCTGATTACATTATTACTATGCTTTCAGAATCATATCCATATTCGGCATACTGTTGTTGGAATATCGCCCTGCAAAGTTTCCAAGCATCCCAGCCTCATCTGAGATCATCAGCAACGAGCGGTTTCTTCCCATAAGCGGAATCAATGATTCAGGAGTAATATCATCTACAGCAATTCGTCTTCTACCCACAGTTCCCATTTGTTCTGCCTGCGTTCTAAGCTTTGCAATCTGGTCAACGTCCTTGCTTCCCTCTTTTTCAAGCTTATCAGCTTCAAGAAGCAGTTTCTTTTTCACAGCTTTCGCCTTGTGAAACGCTTCAGCGTGTTCCAGATTATATTGCATTTCAAAATCGACAAACGGCTTTTTGATGAATTTTACCACAGGTGATTTGCGTTCTGATGGTTCTGCCACAATAAAACTGTAAATCATAGGTGGCTCGGAATGATCGGGTTTCCCCTGCATTCTGTACATTCCCGTAAAGCAATATTATGCAGAAGAAAGAACAGGACAGCTTCAAATATACTAATGTGGACTCTGCTAATAACTTATGGCTCGGTAAACCCACTGACAGTATCGAGCTTAGTAGCTCATTACTTGATGAATTGCCGTGGAAGCTCACATCTGACTTTGAATTATTAGAAATACTCAAGAAGATAGAACCTGTATCTGCTCCACTTAATCTATTTGCTGAGATTTTCAATGGTATTCAAACAAGTGCCGAAAGACCACAGCCAATTTATTGGTTCTCAGGAGATGAAATAATCAACGAAAATGAAGATACCATTACTGTCAAGAAAGAAGATAAGGTTTATTCTATCGAGAAGAAGATACTTAAACCATACTTCAAGCCTACTAAAAAAGCAGAAAAGGGTTTAACAACCTACAATATCCTTTCAACAGATAAGAAAATCATATTCCCTTACGACGGTGAAGGACATCTGATTCCGATTGATACGATGAAATCAGACTATCCTGGAGCATATGCGTATTTGTTGGATTATTACGACAGATTAGTTCCTAAGTGTGTGTCAGACGAAGGAATAAGAGATGTTCCCAATGCCACAGCAGATACTTGGTATCAGTACGGTAGAACACAGGCTCTTACAGCATTTATTGATACTCCTAAGCTGATTGTCAAAGTAATGGCGAAGGATAACCCTATGTATGCTATGGATAAAGCCGATATGCTTATCGCTTCTGGTGGAACGGCAGGCTATTGTGCAGTAGCACAGAAATCAGGCAGTCCCTATGAATTAGAGTATATTCAAGCTTGGCTTGCCAATTCCTACACCGAGAAGATTTTCAATATTGTCGGCAGCGACTTTGAAGGCAGATTCATTTCAAGAGGTACATTCGTGCTTTCTTCACTGCCTTTTGTAAATCTCGACTTTGATGATCCAAAACAAAAGACACTATACGACCGAGTAGTTGAAGCAACCCGTGAAGTATATACTATTAACGATAAACTTGATAGAAAGCCTTCCAAACAAGTTGAAACTACGCTTACACGCAAGAAAACCACTCTGATTAAGGAAATAGATGAACTTATTTCCCGTGTTTACATATTAGAGTTTTAAAGAAGGTAATTATT